GTTACCGATATGGATCATCATCCCTATTCAAGATGGTTCAGAGGTGTATACTATTATCCCGATCCTATAATTATGGAACGGGAAGCAGGCTGGAGACCTATTAGAAATTCTTGTTATAATGTTATTATGCCTCCACAACCTCCGCAAGAGCCTCAACATTGTTTTGAAGTCCCATGCACTACTACCTTCCCTTGTTACCCTAAATACCTTGCTAAGTACTCTGATAAAGACGCGCTAGACATTATGATAAATAATGCATGTATACCTCAGTACAGATAATTATTTTCTTTTTTAACATAAATGAGTAAAAAGAGAAAAAGTTCTGAAGAAGATGAAAAACAGCCTACTTCAGAAATGACAAAACGGAAACAACAATCATGCGTTCTTATAGATAGAATTCTCGCTGAGAAAAAAATACCGTTAGATGACTTGATAAGTATCTATGAAGAATCTTTCGAAAAAGTGTATCAAGACGAACAATCTCAAGGTGAGAGTGAAGAACGTGCTGTCAGATATGCGTTTGGTGATATAAACAAAATTTATTCATACAAATCCTTTATAGCAATATCTATTTACGCATTTGTATGGTCTGAGACATATGATTTATCCGAACATTATCATGCGTCGTGCTTAATACGGCTATATTCCGAAAAGCAAGATAAAAATATATATCTGAAAATCTCACATCAGGGGAAAGGATCCGCAATAATGATGATTTATCACAAATACCCACATAAAAAAATTGATAACAACTACTTCTCATACGCAGGACGAAGTGTTGCTGTTGGTGGAATTGTTTGTCAAGGTAGCACAAGACCCGGAATTCGACTTACCGATATTGCTCACGCAGTTCTCACGTGGTGGTACGTTATGGATATACAAAGAGAATCCGATAGTTTCCCGGGAAGTTGTACAGGTCTTACGGAAACTATGCTACGAGCTTTCGGAATTCCCGGTCTTCATGATAGCTGTCTTAATCTAAAATTAACTGCTGGAGACGCATCTCGTATTCGAAGTTCCAAATACCCCTTAAAACCAAATTTTAATTTTTCTAGGACTTCGCGTAGGACTTCACGCAAAGCTTCGTGTAGGACTTCACGTAGGACTTCGCGTTGCACTTCACGTAGAAAGTCGCGTAGAAAGTCGCGTAGAAAGTCGCGTAAAACTTCGTGTAGGATTTCACGTAGGACTTCGCGTGGGACTTCGCGTGGGACTTCGCGTGGGACTTCGCGTGGGACTTCGCGTGGGACTTCGCGTAGGACTTCGCGTAGAAAGTCGCGATAAATTGATTTTTTTATACAAAGAGCGTATAAAAATAGAAATGTGTCTCATATGCGAAAATGAAATTCTGAAAAATGGTTACACGTTAACACATCTCACTTGTTGTGAAGCTGTGAGGGAAATTCCGATAATTCCCGGTCTAAAATTCTTGACATGTGCTAATTGTCCAAATATCAAAGAAATTCCTATCATCCCCGGATTAGAAACTCTGGATTGTTCTAGCTGTAAAAATCTAGAGAAAATACCTAATATTCCAGGGCTGAAGAGGTTATACTGTGATAGCTGTGTAAAAATTACCTCAATACCCGATATTCCCGGACTGGAGAATTTATGCTGTTCTAGATGCCAATTTCTCACGGAAATAGCGGTCACTTCAGGTCTAAAAACTCTAGATTGTTCATACTGTAGAAATCTCACTGAACTACCTATTATCCACGGATTAAAAGAGATAAGTTGCGTATGGTGCATCAGTCTTACATTCATCCCTAACATTCCCGGTTTGAAAGAACTTAATTGTAGTGCATGTAGAAATCTCAAAAGTATTTTCAACATTACAGACCTAGAATACTTGAATTGCGAAGATTGTAAAGACCTCCTCACTGTAGGTATACTTCCGAATCTTACAATACTATACTGTTCATGGTGTTACAACCTTACCAGTATTCATAATATTCCTAAGCTTGAAGTACTATGTTGTAATTTATGTGGAAAACTTCCTGAAATTCCACTGATACCAACTTTAAGAAATCTATATTGTAATTTTACAAATGTGAAAACAATTCCGCTTCTCCCTAATTTGAGAAAATTGATATGCGGTCATTGTACATCTCTCACGACTATTGCCGATATTCCTAAACTAGATGAATTGGAGTGTGTCAATTCTAGAATTTTGACAAAAGTCCCTTCTTATATTATGTATCGTACAAACTTTATGGGATGTCCGTGGATATCTAGAAACTGTAGTCACGACAAGAATATTGAAGCTCTCCGTACTTGTCAAGCTATTTTCAAGAGGAAATTAACTTCAAGGAAATTAGAACAGGTAATTCCTGAGATTACTGCCATCTACTACTCTCCAGGATGTAAAGGGGAGCATATCGCATCACGTGCATTCTCTGCAACACTTTCAGGGAATGCACGAAACACGAAGAAGTTTCTGAACGAATAAAATGAATTTTATATTGTTCTTCAATACAAAATTGATGTGTATCATCTGTAGATGGAATTCTGGTGATGAGAAACTGGATCCGAATATAAAATTACTGGATTGTTCAAATTGTACAACTCTTACAGCTATTCCTGTTATGACAGAACTAGTAATATTGTATTGTAAAAATTGTACAGCTCTTACAAATATACCTACATTACCAAAACTGAAGATATTACGTTGTGAAGGTTCTACAGCTCTCACGAGTATACCCGTACTTCCTATCTTGGAAGCTCTATTTTGTTCGTTTTGTACAGCTCTTACAAATATTCCTACTATGTCGAAACTACAACAGATATTTTGTACAGGCTGTACAGCTCTTACGAGTATTCCTGTTATGGAAGAACTTGAAATACTATATTGTAACGAGTGTACAGCTCTTACGAGTATTCCCGCTATGCCAGAACTGAGAGAATTAGATTGTGGGTTTTGTACATCTCTTACAGATATACCTTATTCTAGTGTAGAAGAAGTATGGTATGTAGGTTGTAAATGGTTTCAAGTATGTAAAGAATTCGATAGCAATATCAAATCTCTCCGCTCCTGTCAAGCTATCGCTAAGAGGAAGCTAACAGCTAGGAAATTGGAGAAGTTAATACCTGCCATAGTCGACATTTACTATTCTCCAGGATACAAAGGGGCTTATATTGCCGAAAAAAACTTTCTTGCGTTGCACGTTTCACAGAAATTATAAAAAATGATTTTATATTACTTTTCAATATAAAATTTGATGTGTATTGTATGTAGATGGAACTCCGGGGAGGAGAAGCTGGACGAGAATATTACAATGTTAAATTGTTCAGGTTGTACAAGATTAACAATTATACCTGTTATGGAGAAGCTCAAAGAGCTCAACTGTAATTTTTGTACAAGTCTGACAGCTATTCCTGTATTTCCTGCATTAAAAATACTACATTGTTCAGGATGTACAAGTCTGACAACTATACCTGTTATGGGGGAACTTGTACGATTACATTGTACGAGTTGTACAAACTTGACAAAAATACCTGCTATGCCAAATCTTAGACACCTATTTTGTACTGATTGTACAAGACTTACAGAAATTCCTATGTTACCGAATCTGGAGCTGTTATACTGTCAATTTTGTACAGCTCTTAAAAGTATATCTATACTACCTAAACTAGCAGGATTAGATTGTTCAAATTGTACCAGTCTTACAGATGTACCTTCATTTTCTGATTTGGAAGAACTATATTGTACAAATTGTAAATGGATAAGAGATTGTGAAGAATTCGATGACAATATTGTATCTCTCCGTACTTGTCAAGCTATCTTTAGGCGGAAGCTAACAGCTAGGAAACTAAAGAGAGTGCTTCCTATCATAGTCGAGATTTACTATTCTCCAGGATACAAAGGGGCTTATATCGCACTTCGCGCGTTCCTAACGAAGGCAGCAATCTCCCTTGAAAAATAATAACAGCCCAGTCAAATAATAATTACAAATGGTAATATTTCTTACCATAAATGAGTCATAAACATCCCAGTGACGACTTTTTCAGTATGATTTTAACCTTCGAAAATCCAATTTTCCCATCCCGAGTTCCACATTTTTTCTAAAATTCTGAATTTTAGAAATCTTAATCAATCGATTATGGCGATTCTATTTCTATCTCGTCCCCCATCATATCCTCTTCCGGAATTTTTATATTCTTAATAAGCTTAAATCTCTTAATAATAAGTGGAAATAGCTCCGGGGTGTCTTTAGCATCCTCTAACGAATTATATAGAAACCGGAATTGTTCAAGCTCGTTCACCATAGAACAATTTTTTACACGCTCCTTATATAAATCGCTAGAAGCCTTACACGCTAACTCCCTCTGTTTTCTAAATAGCTCTTTCACTTCCTTATTCCTCTCCAACCCCTTCCTATTCTCTTCTTCCATCTGCTTTATTTTATTTTCCAACCGAGAACATATTGTTCGTACTAGCACAACTTCCTTAGTATCAACTTCTGCTTTCTCTACAGCTTGTATAATAACATTAGAATCTTCACATTTCGATTCCAGCTCCTGTATTCTCTTATTGAGAGCTTGTATCGTCTGTAACAGCTGTCCAACACTCTCGTTCTTATTCACCTTCGGAATATTCTTTATCTCCTTAGTCCTCTTCGCAAATTTCAACGTATTAAGCGTTTCGGAATAACACGAATAAGAAGGACTCGCTGTAGCTATAAGAATGGTTTTTGCATTTCCACCTAGCGAGTCTTGTAACAAATAAGTCAGCTTAGAATCCCTATACGGAATATGCTCTCTCCCCTTCTCAGTAAGAGCATATATCACATTTCCTAAACAACTCAAGCTTTTATTTATATTTTGAGCCTCGGTTAATGTAACTCCTTGTACCTCTGAACGACCTACATTTTCCGACCCTGCCAAATCTATTAAATGGAGCTTACTATTAATTTCGCTTCCATCTACCATCTTCTGACTCAACACAAGAGTTAGTACAGCATGACTTCTTGAGGAGACAGAATTCAGCGCTGTGGAAGCGATCGCACGTTGCGCTGTCCCTTCTTTAATAATATTCAGAATATCTTGAGAATCATATACAAATTTTTCTATCAAACTCTGAACATACACTCCTTTCTCATCTGTATGCCGAATACGTAGATTTACGCCTTCATCCGACTTGTTCAGCAAATCCCGTATCTGCTCCTTATATATCTCTAAGAAAGAACATTTCATAGTCGCTTCCACTACGTCTTCGTTAGTATTAATATTTTTAAAGAGAAGGTCACATGCCCTAGGAATTATTCCTTTCTCACTTCGTTTATTGTCAGCTTCGTTTCCGAACATTGTGTAACTTTTTCCGGACGAGGTCGCCCCGTACGCAAAGATGGTGGAATTGTAGCCTTGACAAACCCACGCAATATTTTCGGAAATTGTATTGAATATTTTTTCTTGAGATGCTGTGTGGTCGAATACAGAGTCGAAAACGAATTGTTGAACTTCTTTTCCACTCTCCGATATTTCTATACGGTTTTCAGCAGAGTTTATAGACAAGTGGAAATTGGGATTGTTTTCCTCTTTCTTGTTAAGGGGGCGAAATCGCACTGCGACTTTAATATTTTCACTTTTCTGCATTTTTAATAATTACCAATAGTTAACTTTTTTTAGGCGTTAATCCTATGTAGAAACAGCTGTTTTTACAGTTTTCTCTACAGAAGCTATCAGATTGTCGAAGACAATCATATGTAGCATCTCGAATACAGAATTCTTTACAAAAAATTCCACACCATGGGAATTTCTGTTTTAGCTGTTTTGAAGCTCCAAGGTATACCATAGCTTCTCTACAACATTCTACAGCCGGTATTCTAGTTACCGATCGGTGTAACGACATTTATTCTCTATTCCGTTTTTTCTAAATAGAATTTTAGAAAAATAATATAGTGAGTTCCTTATTGCAAAATCTAATTTGCCGTATCGGCTTCCACATCACTCAACTCTGGCTGTTCTTGATTCTTTTCCGCGACATCCGAGGCTACCTCCGAGGCTACCTCCGACTTGCTTCGCGCCCCTTTCGCTCTTCCGCCTCTCCTCTTTTTCGCAGTTGCACTAGGATATAGATTAAACATCTCCATTGTCTCAAGAAGTAACTTTGAATTCAAAGTCTGTAGCCCGTGATGATCAGCACACATTACTATATTTCTCAAATAGACATCGAGAGTCTGAACAATATAGTTTCTATAAGCGTCAGTACTACAGTCTCCAAACCGTCTTATACCGGCTCGAAGGGCTAACTGTCTCAACGAAGCCTCAGGGATATGCGTCTCGTGTGGAACTATTTCCTGTTCGAGCTCTCCAGATAAAGTTCTTGCGAGCTCTATATCCCGCGCATATACGGTTTCTCTACCAGAATGAAGGGCTATCTTATTAGCATTCACCATTAGTTCAGTCAGCTTATTCTCGAAGAAAGCCTGGAGATTTCTACAAAAATCTGCCGTTAAGCGGAATTTCTCATCTCCTCGTCCTCTATTTACCAATTCGCGAACGAGATTGTTAAATGGGGCGTGTTGCATAAGCAAATCTCCACTCACCTGCAATCGTCTTATTTCCATAACTGTCTTCGTTCCAGGTCTCCAACGATGAGGTCTGGTTTTCGGTTTGTTATCCTCAGGTTCATTGTTCTCAGATTCATTCACTTTTACCCGTGAACTTCTTCGTCTTGAATGCTGTTTTGTCTTAATCACCTGTGGAACTACTCCTCCTTCGAGAAACACTATTCCGAAGCTACGAATGAAATCCAACATACCGTTCTCTGTTAAAGCAAGATATAGATGTCTATTATTTATAGTTATTTTATCAGAGTTTTTACAGACTTCTGTTGCACTGAGAAGGAACATTCGAGCAAGTTGTTCTAACACTGCCGTGAGAACTACTGGAGCACCCGCAGACATATTAAATCCACTAGTATCGAATCTCCGTATATATTTTTCACCAGCACTCACTGAAAAAATAAGTCCACATCTCGATTCCCGTGTTTGGGCTTTCTCACGAGGGGGTTGTGATGCTGGAGCCCCATCAGAAGTAGACTGCGTTCGCGATTGTGCTCGTGAACGACTTCGGTCACCTTCAGATTGTAAAAATGCGGAAAGTGTATTTGAAGCGAAATCAGCAACAACGGAGTCAGTAATTACAGTTTTCACAGAGGTTAAAAGTTCTCTGTCGGATATGGTCTTTTTGTTGTCGTTAATAGTAAGCGTCTCGGAACGGTCTACAATTTTCGTAGCTATTACCCGTAAGATACTATCAATTGTTTCAGTGGCAGATCTCGTGATACGGATTCCCGGCGACACAGCTTTAAGCAGACGAATTATATAGACTTTGAAACTTTTCTCCTTCATAATTTATCCTAAAACAGTTGTCTTAAAATCGTATTTTAATTACTATTATAAATGAATCCTATAAAACTGGTTAAATCTAAACTAAATCACACTGGACACATAGCGAAAAAGTGGATCACTATCCTCATAGTACTTGCCTCAATCAACATATTTTTATCACTATGTATTATACTTTTTCTTTTTCTCAAACAATATTCCAAGCTCTCTTGAGATTGAAAAAAGTCAACTTGTTCGGAATTGAGCTTAGTACACGTTCTTGTATCTCTTTTTCGTTTTTTGAGTTGATTCCTTCAAGTACCTTCGCAATATCCCACTTTTGTACTTTCAGAATCGTTTGTACCCGTTTCGGCTGTTTCTGAAGCCAAATAGGATACCAGGTTTCAACAGAATCTTCCTCACTTTCAGACTCTTCGTCAGACTCTTCGTTGTCAGACTCTTCTCGACTTTTCGATTTCTTCTTTTTCTCGGTTTCTTCTTCAGATTCTTCTTCAGATTCTTCTTCAGATTCTTCGTTTTTCACGAGACGTCGTGCAACGATATCTACCTGTATTTTCGATTTGTCCGGAAGAGTTCTTATGACTGAGATAGGGATAACCCCTTCCATATATTCCTTTTCTGCTATTTTTAGTGGATCACGCAGATCGCCTATTTGAGTTGCTGGCTTCGCTCCATTAGAAAGCTGAGTTGCACGAAGTCCGAGCAATCTGACCTTCTCATACTTCGTCAATTGGAATTCCATCTTCTTAAAATTTTCAAAATTTCAAGAATATTTTCAATTTTCGTATATCTTCTTTCAGCGACTTAATTTCCACGTATGTACGCCATTCTTATTCGGTTGAGATACGTAAATTCTACCATCGTTACCTATCAGACGTAAACCGCCACATTCGTTTGCCGGATACGGTGGACTTGGTCTACTCACGTATTTCGCGGTAGTTTGCTCAGTACATCCTCTCGGTGGTTTATCAACCCTCACCTTGCGTGAACGTTTCTTTTTACTGCGTGAATCTGATCGACTCTCTTCTTTAATAATATGATTAATCATTTTTTTCCTCTCAGAGGGCGAAAACTTGTATCCTTGCTTAGCTTCTACAGAAGAAACCATCCGTTCTGCCTGAGCTCTGATACTTCCAACTGCCTTGCGACGCCGTGCGGGAACTTTACGAGAAGGACGCTTAGACTTTGGTCTCCCCTTACGAGAACGCTTCTTTGCTTTAGGTCTTCCTTTACGGGAACGACTTCTGGACTTTCTCGGTCTCCCCTTGCGTGAACGCCTCTTTGACTTTGGTCTCCCCTTACGAGAACGTCTAGGTGAACGCTTCTTTGATTTCGGTCTCCCCTTACGAGAACGCTTCTTTGCTTTAGGTCTCCCTTTACGAGAACGCTTCTTTGCTTTAGGTCTCCCCTTACGAGAACGTCTAGGTGAACGTTTCTTCCCTTTAGGTCTCCCCTTACGAGAACGACGCTTAGACTTTGGTCTCCCCTTACGAGAACGCTTCTTTGATTTAGGTCTTCCTTTACGAGAACGACGCTTTGACTTTGGTCTCCCCTTACGAGAACGTCTAGGTGAACGTTTCTTCCCTTTCGGTCTCCCTTTACGTGAAGGCCTCTTTGATTTCGGTCTCCCCTTTCGAGAAAATTCCATTTCACTGTAAGCGGAACCGCACATACCCATCTCTGCGCTACGAGAGCTATCACTACATCCGCATCCCATTTTCACACGAGATTTTCGTTTCCTTGCCATTTTATAATTAGAAAAATTATAAAAAGTTATTTATTATCATAGTTCTTCAAAGTCGAACGGAGTCTCCTCTTCCACGACATCGGTTTCATCTTCTTCTCGATTCGCTTCTTCCACAAGCTCGTTCTCCTTCCGCAGAATACGAACTTCCGCCTGATCGTATACATGAATAATATCCACCATATCGTCCTGAAAATCGCGAATTCCCACAAGCACTACCGTCCCCTCTTCTACCCAATTCTTCTTCTTTTGAGAACCGTGCTTGAATTTTCCACGAAGCCTACCGATAAGCTCCTTGTTCTCCAGATTCAGTCGGATCTTAAATCGACCGCTTCCGAGCTTCTTTGTGACAATACCGTAGTTGGTACTATCATCTTTCTTAATAAGAGAACGCTGTTCCTTTACCGGAACATGATTCTTCTGTTTCTTGCAACCTTTAGGCATTCTGTTCTATTTTCCGAAGAATAGAATTTTTCAATTTATATTTTTTAATCAAGTTTGTATTTATCTTTGTCAGGTGTGTTACACCATAGAAGAAGAGCGTAAACGATATTTCCTACAAACGGAATTTCTTTGTATCGAGAATAATAGACACGAGTCTCTTCTTCTTGTGCTTCAATAGCTTCTTTTTCAGCTTTACAACGGAGGCGAACACAGCTACTACAGGTATCCGGATAGTATCCGATCTCGTAATTCTGACCGCTATCTTTATCACATAAATAACTGCGACAACAGATAAGTTTTCCACATTCTTTACACATAACTTTCCGATCATCGTTGCACTTATGATCCTTTCCATCTACTTTAGCTTCGAGAATAGCCAATCGCCTTTCAAGATCTTCGTAACTCATTTTTTCAATCTAGTTCAGATTGAAAAAAATCAATTTATTTAATCATCTATTGTAGTTGTTTTACAGTATACAAGAAGATGATAAATAATGTTTCCTACAAGGGGGATTTTTTTGTATCGAGAATAATAGATACGTTTTTCTTGATCTCTTTTCCTATCATTCTCGTAATCGGCATCGCATAACTTGAGAAAACATGGAATACATGTATCTGGATAAAAATCAGTATCATAGTCTAATTTACCTTCCAAGTCACAGTCATATGATAGACAACAAATGAGTTCTCCACAATATCTACACATAATTTTCGGATCCTTACATTGATGTCCCATTTTTTCAATCTAGTTCAGATTGAAAAAAATCAATTTATATTTATTTCACAGGGAATACAAGCTTTGTATTCACCTTCTTACACATAAGACTAAGAACACCCAGTTCCAGGGTCGCTTCCACATCCGACACGCTTGAAGATAGTTTGAACTCGTGTTTTACCTTTTTCATTTTCAGCCGACTTCCTACGTCTTTCTGTTCTGCTGTCACTGTAAGCTTTTTTCCGTCTAGCGAAACAGAAATTTCCTCCTTTAGAAAGCTCGGAAGAGCAATTTGGAAACTACAGCTCTTCTCATCTTCTGTGGAACTTGTGTGAACGACTTCAACTTTCTGAACAACAGGGTAATATTCTTTCCGAGGAGGATATTTGTTCAGACAGTAACATTCATCACATTCATCACATACTTCATGTTGCATAAGACCGAACAAATGACACGAATTGCATCTTCTGTAGGAATAGGACATTTACTTTTTCTCAAAAAAATTATAAAAATTCAATTTATCTTTCACTCCTCTTCCAGTTCGTCATCGGAATCGGATCGCTCCCATCCGACTTCTCGCACAACTTCGCGGTAAGATTACACACAGGATGATCTCCTGGACAACAGTTCTCGTTATCGCTACAGCACACTCCATTCAACAGCGGACAACAATTCCACGAGCCATCCTTATTCTGGCAACACGTGGATTCCTGCGGACACGATGCTGTCGTCCCGGTGGCACAGATTGTCGGTCCTTGAGAAGATGATGTACATGTATTCGGAGTTCCATCAGGTTTTGTACAACTCCATAATATCTTCGGTGTTCCACAACAAGTTCCACTAGAACATACTCCACTATTCGGGTCACAATAGCAAGATCCACAACATTGTCCAGAAGCGCAATCGCTATCCGAACAGCAATTTTCCCCATTCGGAAGAACAGTAGGATCCGCAGAAGAACAGGTACAACTAGTATCTTCCTCGTTCGTGAAGGGAGCCACGCAATCGCAACATTTCGCAACATTATTAGCATAATCTATGTAACATTTTCCTCTAGCTCCACAAGGATTAAGTGTGGAATTACACAAATCCACACAAGTAGCCCCTACGGCATTATTAGTATCTCCTATAGAAATATAGCCTGTGATACATACGCATCCGAATTTTTCCGGATCCCAATAGCCGTTCGAGCCTGTCGATGCAGTATTGCAAGGATCACGTATACAAGTCGGACCGTTAGTTTGGCAGAATTCTATTAACGAGTTATTATTACAGTCGTCTGGACACCTAATGTATCCGGTAGGACAGGTACAACATTCGCACTTATTTGTAATAGGATCTTTATAGCATTGCGATCCACATACACCGGAATCTGGCGAAATCCCAAAGTTCTGACACACCTTGTTATCAACACAATTAAAAAGAAAATAATCGGAAGCTTTTACAATACATTGAAATTCCTTTTCATCGTTACACACGCATCGCCCGGATAGCGGATCAACCTCATCCATCACGTTAAGCCAGTTAGTATGACATACACAATTATTAGCAGGATTTGAGCAATCTACTTTAGAGTTAGAATATCCGCCATCCGGCCCATTATATCCGCAAGGAATCGGAGACATGACTCCTTTACATACATCTCCTGGACTGCAAGCAGAATCAGATGTACACTTTTTAAATCCTGGAACAGGAACATACAAGCTTCCGGCAGGTACCGGATCTGAACCAGCACACGCCCTAACGATTGTACAGTCAGATCCGGGACTTTGCGGGTCGTGGTCGAATAGATTCGGGTATTTACAATAACATCCCCATTGATATTTATTTTCTCCAATTTCTTCTAGAATATAGTCGGAAGTATAAGGATTGCATTCAATATCCTTATTTTCTACATCGGGAAGGCACCATCCGTAATTGGAGGGAGAAGCAGGTATATTTATTTTTTGATCCCCTTGTCTCCATACGTAAGGCTTCTGAGAACTCACTTCCACGCATGAAAATTTAGGCTCATTAAGACATGTATCGTTACACATCTGAACGCCTGTTGCGCCGAGAGGACACCGCATAAGCTCTGTAGTGGGAGAGATAGAACAAAAGAGCTTATTGGATGGAAAACATTGTTTTTTTCCACCTTCTTCAGGGTTCGGTCTACAAGAGTAGTTGGATGGGCAGTCGGAATCTGAACTACAGAACTGCGACAATCCCGATTTCCGATAATGGAGAACAGCTATTACTATAGTTATCGAAAGAAGGATAAAAAAAATAATAAATACGAGTCGCATTTATTATAGAAAATTATAAATTAATAATACCCTCGTTATTCAAAGTGTTCAACATACTGTAAATATCGAAAGTCCCGTTAGTTTTCTTAATTAGATTTGAAGGTTTTACCCCTTTCGACTTGTAAAAAGCGAGAACATCTTGTAACGTGATTACACAACTATATCCCTCCTTTAATCCGGTTTTTGTATTTATTGTATATACAGCTTGGTATTTCTGTGGATCTTTACATATCTGCCCTACAGGTTGTCCGTAAATGAACGCTTTATCTCCATTATACCATACCCATAGTCCTGTATTTTGCATTTGAACTAGCGCAGAATTCTCAAAAGCGTAATAGGTCATTCTGACGCAAGAATTACTATTTACTAGACATAGTGGTTCGAGTATGAGAGGTTTTATTATGTATAAATAAGCAATGAAAGAACTACAGATAGCTACAATGATGATAGCTAACCGAGAAAGAATAATGTTCATTTATTATACAAAAATATTTGGAGTAATTAAATGGGATTGCTAACTGTAATAATATCGATTTTTTTTATTTTGGCATTCTTCCTAGTTATTTTCGGAATCACCGCCAAACCCAAACTGAGAAACATTAACATTTATTCTAAAGCAGGAAAATTAAACAAAACATGCCTTCGAGAAAAGGTTTCATGCAACAGCGATAACGATTGCTTACAATCTTGTTCAGAGGCTCAAGAGGGCGAAGAAATTCTATGTAGACCTATACCAGACACAAAGGCTCTAACATCCACTCAACAGAAGATTCTCGGTTCAAGCACAACATCGCCTCCGAAATTCTGCGTACCAGGAAAAGCAAAGTTAGACTGTAATGTGTCTACAGGGGGTATTCCGGTATTTACTGGGTGGGGAGGACTCGACACTATGGAATTTGACTGTATGTGTACATATCCTTTATGGGCTTCGAGTCGAGTATGTGATCCTGTAACTGGAACTTGCGAAGGGAATTGTCTTCTAAATCCTGGAATATGTCAACCAGGTACTTTTAATTGGGATTTGAAAACCTCTGCTAAAGAACCTATGGCGAGTATGTGCGAATGCGCAGATGGATACGTGATGGTTGTGGATTCTTCAGGATTGCCTAGATGCGTATTAACAGGTACTGATAATTTTTACAGCGATCTTGATATTACTACAGGAATACAAGGAGGTCAACCTAAAATACCTGTAGATAACGTTCCTATAAAAGAAGCGATAGTAGCATCTTGCCCAACGGGTCCACAGTATACTAGTTGTAATGGAAACTGTTGTATGTTACCGAATGCTGTCTGTTGTGCATCCGCGACCGAGGGCACTCAATTCTGTTGTCCTTCGGAATATCCGGTATGCGATATTCCGAATGCACGATGTCTGAAGAGTAGTATAGAATGTAAAAATGGAGAAACAGCATGTTCTGGAGGCTGTTGTAATACAGTGGGTGGAACTTGTTGTTCGGATGGGAAAACGTGTTGCCCTTCTGCTTTCCCTAACTGCGATCCGGATAACAACTATTGTAATCCAAGTCCAACTCTTCTTGTACAGCAGATAGGGAATGGTTCGTCTTCGTCCGGAACATCCGGGACATCTACAATGTCAGATTATAAAGTATGCTCTAGAGGAATATGTCCTATTCCGGATGGGGTCTGTTGCGGTAACGAGATAGACGGAAAACAATATTGTTGCCCTCCCGATTATCCGGTTTGTGATACAACGTTAAAAATGTGTAGAAAACCGAATTAGCTTCATCTTTTGATGCTAGTTTCCTCAAGTAAATGCTCCAAATTGAAATCTATTGATTTTAGCTTAGAATTACTATAATTCAAATTTGAATCTAGCTTAGTATTAATACTGTAAAGAGAATAACCGATAAACAGTCCAATAAATAATTTTCCTACAAATTCTACAATGCGAAACTTATCAGTTGTGTCACTCATTTGTATTAATAATATGTGTATTATTAATTTCATTTTTATTTGCGCTTCCAACATTTGGAGAAAAATCGCTTCTCTGCTATTATCGCACTCTCTACATATTCCGCTTTTTTCGAAAGACATTTCAAAAATAAATAGGTTTATTTTTTCATTTATATCTTTGTTATGTTTTGTTGAAACGCGCGAAGCGCTATCTTTGCGCCTTTACAATCTGGAGAGTAATAAATCTCGGTCATGACAGGAAGCATTCGCTGTAGTTTTCTAGCAGTTAGCTTCCTCTTGAAGATAGCTTGGCAAGATCGAAGCGATTTGATGTTACTTTCGAATTCGCTACATTGCTCGACCCAGTTACAATTTATACAACTTAGCATTCTGACTTTCGGTAATACAGGAATAGCTGTAATTCTTGTACAATTATCACAAGACAGTGAAATCAACTTTGGCAATACAGGAATACTTGTAAGACGTGTACAACCGTCACAAAATAGTACTATCAATTTTGGCATAGAAGGAATAGCTGTAAGAGCTGTACAATCCATACAATATAGCGTTTTTAGTTTTGGTAGGATAGGTATACTTGTAAGAGCTGTACAATCTTGACAATATAGCGTTTTCAACTTTGGAAGTAGTGGTATAGTTATAACTTTTTCACAATAATTACAATCAATATATTCAATATTCAAATTAATTTTCTCCTCACCAGAATTCCACTTACACACGATACACATCGAAATTTTGCACAAAATTGCTCAAATATTCATTTTATTATTTTCGAGAAGAATCGCTTCTCTGCTATCATCGCACCCTTGTAACCCGGAAGATAATAAAGCCCAACAAGTTGTGGAATCAACCGTTCCAAACGTATAGCGGTTAACTTCCTCTTAAAGATAGCTTGGCATACACGGAGTGTTCGAATATTGCTCTCGAAATCGGTACAACCACTAATCCAGCTACATCTATAGCAACGTAGTTTGACAAGTTTTGTAGATAGCGGTGCACTTGTAAGACATGTACAAAATCTGCAAAATAGTTCTTTTAATTTTGGCATCTCCCCTATCCGCATAAGAGTTGTACAACAATCACAATGTAGTTCTATCAGTTCTGGCATCCGTGAAATGATTGTAAGAGCTGTACAATGCATACAATATAGTTTTTCTAACTTTGGTAGTACAGGGATACTTGTGAGACTTGTACAACCTCCACAAGCTAATACTTTCAACTCCCCCATGACAGGTATAGCTGTAATAGCTGTACAATCTGAACAATATAAGTATTCCAATTTCGGTAGAATAGGGATACTTGTAACAGCTGTACAACACTCTACCGACTTTCTATTCAGATCCAGCTTCTCCTCCCCGGAGTTCCACTTACATACGATACACATATTTCATATTATTAGAATATAAAATTCATTTTTTATCTGCATACTGAAGTGCATCCGTAGACATTTTCTGGCGCGACTCCAATAACAGTTCCACCAGCAGGGCACGGGTTAATCGGAGGATCACCAGATGCTGTTCCACCACCACAAAGGTATCCGGGAGCCCAGGCGTATGGCTGGGAACAATCACTGGGCTGATACGCTACATATTGTGATTGATCACAAGTCTGGTCATCCATGTCAGTGTAATCTTGACAAGCTACCACCATATTTCCGTTAGAATCTAGACCACCGCAGACATTGACAGTTGCGCCACCGGAAGCGCATCCTTGTGAGAATGCGTTATTACAAGCGGAAACGAAGGAATCTGGAGGTGTTACTCTGGTTGAACCGGCAGATGGTCCGATATCTCGTACACGTAGACCTGAGGAATAGTGCTGTTTACATCCATTCTTTACTTTTACGAGAATAAGTACAGAAAGAACTACTGCAACTACAGAGAGAAGACATACTAGTAAATTTTGTTTGTCCATTTTTATTTCTGTGAAGATTTAATTTTCGAGTTCTATTTCTCCAGCTTCGATGTTATCTCCAGCTACGTAAGATTTATCCTTAATATAATGCCAATTAATATAAGATAGCGTAAGGAAATCTGCAAGTACAAGCGACAAAAGGAAAGATGCTTGAGAAGTTATTCCGTTAATAATCAAGGCTAAATGAATCTGATTATGAAGCGAATTAAAATTAATTATAGTTAAGCATATGGGTTTACTATAGTTGATAGTGCTGTTTTTCGGGTTCTGAATAGTATTAATAATCCACGGATACGTAACCTCGTAAACCCAGTTTGTTACAACTTGATGCACAAAAATAATTGCAAGAAGAATGTAAAATGAATTTTAAAGTTTGTAACAGTTCTAAATAAATGTGTATCATATGTAGATGGAATTCTGGTGAAGAAAAAATAGATTTGAGTATAAATGTAATGAATTGTTATAATTGCACAGCTCTTACGAGTATACCTATATTACTAGAACTGAAAACTCTAAATTGTGAAGGTTGTACAAGTCTTACAAGTATTCCTGTATTACCACAGCTGAAACAGCTATTTTGTTCAGGTTGTACGAGTCTTACAAGTATACCACAAATTCCAAAACTGAGAGAATTGTATTGTTCGCGTTGTACAAGTATTACAAGTATACCTGTAATACAAGAACTGAAGGCACTATATTGTTGGGGATGTATAGGTCTTACGGAGATACCTATAGCACCGAAATTGGAAATGCTATATTGTAATAGTTGTCCAGCTCTTACGAGTATACCTGTGTTACCAAAGCTAGAATACCTATATTGTAGACAATGTACAAGTCTTACAGTTTTGCCACCTAATATGATACAGTTGGAAGCTTTGGATTGTTCGTACTGTACAAAATTTACAAGTATACCTGCTCTACCAAAACTAAAAGAACTATATTGTACATATTGTACAACTATTACAAGTATACCTGAACTACCAAAGTTGGAAATAATAAATTGTTCCCGTTGTACAGCTCTTACACGTATACCTGAGTTTCAAAATTTAAAATCTCAAAATTATACAGGCTGTAAATGGTTTAGGAAATGTGACGATTACGATAGTAACATCAAATCGCTTCGCTCCTGTCAATCTATCTTCAAGAGGAAGTTAACAGCTAGAAAACTAGAGAAACTGATTCCTGCTATAACCGAGATCTACTATTCTCCAGGATGTAAAGGAGAATTCCTTTCAAAAAGAAAATTCTACGCCACTTGTAAATTGTAATGATTTCAAAAAAAATATTTTTTGAAACTGTTAGCGAACTCCTGAAATAGTAATTAAAGGATGTCCTCCAGCTCTGAACTCTTTATATTTTAACTCAGTGAATTTTGCCCCTGTGTGACCTGTTTTTCTCGGAATGCACAGGGGCTTCGTATCGGGTGGATCAAGTAGAATTTTCCGTTCCTTGACGGGTTTGTTTCCGCTATCTTAAACTCTGATAAATCATAATTCTGCCGAGCGTAGCATTGTGTTTTTTATAAAGATATTTCTCGACCCAGATACGTCCCTGTCAATTACTAATCCACACCCACACTTGTAGATCTCAGATCCCTTAACATTGTTTATCATCCCACAAACTCCACATGTACATGAAGTATAGCTCTCATCCACTATACACAGTTTTTTCTTGTACATAGCACATTTGTAAATTAACTTCTCCTTGAAAGAATGAAATGAGAACATACAAAGTAATCTCTTAGTTATCCTTGGAAGTTTCCTTTTACGTATCATCTGGCTGACGCGAAAATCTGGAAGTAGTATTGTATCATAATTCTCCACCAGAAAGGATATTGTTTTCCAATGTAACTCTGTTACCATATTCTTTATCTTCTTCCACTTGGAATAAGATGGAGCTCTATCAACATCATAAAGGAGTTGAGTTAGGTCTAAACTTGCTTTGTCCCCGAAAAAAATACATTTTCCGGTTGGGTCGTATCCTACCATGAATTTCCTCACTCCCGGATCAAGAGAGATTATACGTTCTCCTTGGAAATTAAACGTTGCTTGTTTATCGCTACGTTTATCATCCTCAGGAAACCAATCTCTGGAAATCGGACAATGAAGAAAATATTTTCCAGTCTCTTTTTCATAGATGATTTCGAGACCTTTAGTTGAATTCAAATCTTTGAAAGATATCTTTGTACGTCCTCTATTATTTCGATACCAGTAGTGACTCTTAATTTTCCTAATCATAGAAGGATATCCTTTATCTTCAAAATGAAGGTATTCTGTAGGATTCTTTTTGCTTCTAAATTTCATGTCGAAACCCTTATTGTGACCAGCTTTATAGTTGGAAATAGCAGAATTGAGACTGGAAACGAACTTTGCTACTGCCCCTCTAGGAATTCTAGAATGAGGATCTTTATCCCACCAACTCGGTTGGGGATTTTTACTTCTGTTTTTATCGTATACAAAGTCCTGAATAATGAAGTTTACTCCATCACCCTTAACCAGTTCTTCAGTATATTCATATTTCCTTAACAAATCTCTTATTGTTTCAAAGAAGTACTTCCTTGCATTTGAAATTTTTTTGTAACCATAGTGAAGATATACAATTGTAAGGATAGCATTATAATACCATCTGAACTGGTCAAACATTGTCTGTAGTTGTTTCTTCTCCTCCTGAGTCGGGAATAACCGTATTTTCAGAGTTCTTAGAGGCTTCTTCTCGGATTTTTTTTCTGAGGGAGTGGCTTCGAAGTCCATAGAGTCGGGAAGAGAATACTGTGATAATTGAAAGGAGGTCGTTAACGAGTTCTTTTTCTGGGGATGTTTGCTGGTTATCGAGAACCACGATTTTCCCATTGGAGCAGGTGGAGACGATTTTTTCGATGAGTTCAAAACCGAATCTACACAGTCTATCTCTGTGGGTAACCACAATTTCTTCGACATTTCCGTTGATTGCTGAGTCCAGAAGGGAGTTAAAACCCCGTCGCTTGAAGTTGATTCCTGATCCAATATCCCTGATAATTTTGTGATTAGGGAATTTAAGTGTGAAGAGCTCAACTTGCCTTTCCAGATCTTCTTTTTGGGAGTGCGAGGAGACTCTACAGTAGCAGTATTTTTGTTTGGATTTTTCAGGGGGAGTTTGACCGGTAAGACGTGTGATTTCCTCGATGGGATATCGTCTGTGGTTTCCAGTTGTTCTAATACATTGAATTTTGCCTTTTCTCGCCCAGAGAGCGAGGTTTTCAGGGGTAAGGCGGAGGTATTTACAGACTTCTTCGGGACGAAGGTATTGTTTACTTGCGTTGAGAGACATTTCATAACATTTATTGTTATAAAGATAAGTTTAAATAATAAATTTGATTTATCGTGATTTTATGTCAACTGTTGAATTCCCATTTATAATAAATTGTTTAATATTATAAATGAGTTTTAAAATCTATACACCAGAGCAACCAAACACTACTGCGAGAACTTTAGTAGCTTTTTACGGAGGTTCCACGCTACTTGTCGGAAGTTATTTTTGGAATCGGTTTAATAGTTTCTCTATAGGAACTCCACCGGATGATGCGACACGATTTATCTGTGCTCAAAATCCTGCTTACGCTATCTATCTAAACGTTTATGCTACCATTTCAATTGCAGGCGCACAAGGACAGATATCTGTTCTTCCGTACGATGAAGATGGAAATCTTCTAGCTGGAACTTCTTATCCACTAGAACTTGGCGATATCGGTTCAACAGCTACACAGCGTGTGACAGGAGTTACAAGCTACGTTCTCGATAAATCTCTTAATCTTAATGATGTTTTTATGATTCGAGTATATCAAACTGAGTGTGCCACATATATTTCTGAGGGGGCACCTCCTAATTTCTGGTTCAATTTGTATCTAGGTTAAGTTAGATATAGACAAATTCCTCTTCATCCAAGAATCCTAGCTGATCTTCAGGATTCACCTCGTGTTCCGGATACGAGGTTTCGCAAGACTCCAGAAGAGCGGTAGCATCTTCTTTAGAAAATTCAACCTTTCCGTTATTTACCAAAATTTCGTAATGATTCGCAGACTGACTCATTAGTACAAAAACCCACTTTTCGTTTTCTTCTTTGTAGCTCACCACACGTGCCGGATAAGTCCGCTTCTGGCGTTTCTGACCGGTTTTCTTGACGTTTGTTTGTACTATCATTGCAACATTCCACTCAGGAGCAATTTCTTTGAGAAGGACTCCAACTTCAATGTATTCAAGATAGTGTTCAGCACAGAAAGCTAGTCGTTCCTGTTTTTTAAGCATGACAGTGCTATATAAGGATCGGAGATCGTCAAGGGTAAGATAGGTATTGTGAAGGAGGAAATTATATACACCTACAACATAGAATCCGCAGTTGCCATCCCCAGTAACATCGATTCTTGAGAGTTTAAGAGGGGTGTTAACAGTTTGCTGTTTAAGAACTGGAGGGATTTTCCTGGCACATTGGATATTAAGGAGAATGTGATCTTCCATAAGAAATGGTATTTTCTCGGTATTTTTTCATTTTTTTATTTTCTATAATAAAGATGCCAAAAAACAGAGATCGCGTTAGAGTAATGAATGGAACTATTTCTCATACTCCTGGAGGTCTCGGAAAGAAAGATCTACGTATGAATAAATGGGGACGCATAGTCTCTGTAACAAAATCAAGACCCCTCAAGGGAAAGCTCAAGAAGAGCGAATTCTATTGCGTTGCCTGTCAAGCGCGTTGTAAGTCTGACGATGTAAAACATGCGACAGCTCGTGTAACTGGACAGCCTATGCTAAAAGGGCGGTGTTTGAAATGCGATAGTAAGGTAGCAAAGTTTGTTAAAGCTTAGAATTTGCGTAATTTTGAAGATTTGTGAGAATTAGATAACTAAGATAATTTTCATCTATTAACCTATAGTTTTTAGTTACAAGCGTTACGAAGAGTATCTCGGTAATCGCTACTAAACATAGTATGATAATACTATGCTTAATCATTTGACCAAATTCGAACCTATATTTATACCACATAATCAGTATAGAAATTAGTCCGAGTCCTATCAAGATACCGAAAGCTATCATAGTTTTCTTCAGAAGATTACTGTTAGTTTTGGAGGCGGTTCTGTCCGCGTTGGACATATCGGGAACGGAGAGATTTTCCATGATGATTTTTCCTACTTGTGTTTTCTGATCAGGAGAGAGAAAGAGATTTGTGGAGCTTACGAAATCGGAAATTACCTTGTTTATCTGGTCTTTAATAATCTCGGATTCAGTATCTGCCACATATGTGAAAAAGAAGATAGAGATGAATAGGGAAGTTAAAATAAATGAAAGTATAATATACGCTATTTGTTGAGATTTCATTTATATTTCCTTAGAAAATATAAATGGATAATCCAATATGTAGAAAACCTCCAAAAAATCTTAGTTTCTTCGTGAACTCTATAATCCATGTATTTATACTTCTGACGATAATATCCGCATTTTTTTTCGTCTATGTTTCACGTCTAGCTACCTCTAAATTCCACGATGAACTTGCGGACGTTATAAATGATAATCTCGCCCCAGCTATAGAAAAAGCTGACAAAAACCAGTATATAAAAAAGATTTTACAGCAGATGAATCTTTCTCAAATGATACAATATTTCAGCCAGGAAAGCGAGAGTACAACAATAGAGAATAGTTGGCTTATGAAAACTACTATAATTATAATTGTAGGGTTAGTTATAGTTACGATTATAATACTTGTAGTTATAAAGCTATTCTGCGAGAAAATACCCTTCGGTTCTATTCTTCGAGAAAATATTATTCTATTTTCGCTAATAGGTCTTGTCGAGGTACTATTTTTCCTTTTCATAGCAAAGAATTTCATCCCTACGAAGCCTTCGCTGGTGATGGAGACGGTTGTGAGCAGTTTGAAGGATAATTTTTAGATACAGTGATGTTCAGAATCTTTTTCTCCATATGAAGAGTAACTGCGGTCTTGAAAGTGTTAATAGAAGTAATAAAATATACTTGTCCATCCAGAGAGTAAGTCATGATGCGTTCGGAATCGCTACAATTCTGATACTTAAATTCCAAAACATTCTCAAGGCTTTTTACAAAAGTATCGAAAAACTCTTGAATATTCTCTTCGGAATTGTAGGTGAGAAGAAGAGCTGTGCTGTCATCGAAAGCAACTTTCACAAGAAGATCCATTTTGAATAAATTAGCTATTCAAAATATTTTTCATTTTTTTCATAATCCGAGACTCACAGTATTTGAAGTAATAGCGAGTCTCATATCTTTCGCGGTGATAACGAGGGGTTTAGTCGCATCTTCACAGGTCAGAACCGCAGTCCTCATAGTATTTGCAGACTGAATATTGTATTTTACACCATCGAGAACATATGTGTAAGTAATAGGCAAATCTTCAGGAGGCGTGGAACCTGCTGTACAATACACTATGTCTCTGTATAGCTCGGAGAAAAGAGCTTCGCGCTCTTTGTAGAGAAGCATCTTATCATTTTGAAAAGAGAAAAGAAAATTTTTCGTACCGAAAATAACCTTGATTAGTCGCATTTGTTCTGCCATTTCTTCTTGTTTCTTCATAAGAACGAATTTCATTTTTATTTTATTCCTAGTTTCTTCACGTCCATTGTCAACTCGCACATACCCGTTCCCACCGGCGCCCTTTTTCCGCAAATGATACTGGCACTCACACCACGAGTAGGCTCCTGCTGACCGAAAACACCTGCTTTCAAGAAGTTGTCGAGAGTTTCCTCAAATGAGGCTTTTCCGAGTGGACCGGATTCGTCTGCACGCATCGCATATCGAGAAATAGAGGTAATAGTCCCAAGAAAGGTCATTTTATCAACCAGAACCGCAACATGGCATGTATTAATCCCCTTCATAATTTTCGAGAATTCGTCAATCATATACTGTCTTACGGCTTCGATACCGAATGTGAAATAAATGTCCCATACGTTGTTTGAGATACTTTTCGTCATATCCACGTCCTTGTGAGCTAACATTTTCTTGAATCGCTTAGTTGTATCTGCGACTTTCTCTTTTCCGGCTGTTTTGGTTTTCCCCTTGAACTTTTTCGTTGTTGTCGGGGCTTTTTCTCTTGAGTTTTCGGTTTCTACGATCCAGTTCCCCCCTTCCTGTATGAAGAACATGTTGGTAATCCCGGAGATTCCACATACAGTAATATTTTCCAGAATAGGTTGGACAACCTCTTCAAGATAGATTTCGGTAGCATTATCTTGTGTAACGAAGATGAGTTTCTCCTCGGGAAGTTCAATATTTCTGGTATCGAAATAGATGTCCATTTTCCCAATACAGTCTGGAGAATAGATACAGAAAACATCCGTGTATTTGGATTCGAGTACTTGAGCGATATCGCTCATACGAAGTCGGTACTCGTACAGAATATCCATATTGAATTCTACAGAGATACAATCTGTGTAGAAATCTTCCTTCTCTGTATACAGAATATAAAAGAATTTGTACCAATCCTCAGGTTCCTTATCGATTTGAATAGACCAGAACGATGTGATTTTCTTCATAGTAAGTTGAATAAGACTATGTCCAATAGTTTCTCTAAGTTCAGGTACACTTCTATTCCCTTTGTTGAAATGGATGAAATAAGAAGGCGCTTTCGGTTTACTTGTGGCGTTTAACAACTCGGAGAATTTTGACACAACAGGCTGTTTATCCGACGAACCTGCTTTGTGAAAAGTATCGCGAACGTTTAGTCCGTTCCATAGCTGAAAATTTCGCGTTTTCTCCACAGTGAGGTCGTATACGTATTCACATGTGCCTTTCACCTCTTCTAGATTAACAATAGGATCGAAAAATACATCTCGAACCCCTTCTTCTGTCTTGTTTCCCCACGTTTTGTTCCATTCAGTGAAGAAGCTTACGTAGCGGTCGCCAGGATTTTTCAGCTCTCTTGTAGAAGGGAGAATATCGCCAACGACTACTTCTGATCCGTTTTTAGGTACGAATTTGTAGCCGTTCCACACGATTAGCGATTTTGAACGTGTGACTGTAGCAAATTTTCCACTACGAGTAGTGATTTTCACGAGAGAGCCTACAGGAAGATGTCGAGTAACGGCTTCTACTTTGTACCAACCACAGGAACCGTATTCGTCGCAAGAAGGAATTTTAATACCGAGATTTGATACATCAAGATATTCAGTGCGATTTTCTGGTAGAAATTGGATATTTAGAGAAGATGCTAGCATATCATCGATAAATTTTCCTATCGGGGTAATTACTATTTTTCCACACTCCTTTTGTAGAATAATCTCTTCTGCCCAATCAACAGAGTTAAGATTAGATTGCGTTTGTTTTTCTCCAATACTTTGGGCTGTAATTACACCTACACTTTCTCCAGGTTGTACAAGACTAGAAAAGTACATGGTTTTAAGCTGTTGACGGAGACGTGGAATTTGTTTTGGGTATATTGCTTTTCCTATTATCTGTTTTTTAAGGGAGTCTTTCGCTTTTTCGCAGATTACAAGAGCTGTTTCGGTAGGGATATACGGATTTGGTTTAATAAAAAGGAGAATATCGTCGATTTCTTCTTCTGTAAGAACACGAGCCATTTCGGTTTTTTCAAACTTTTCGGTCTAAATTTCATTTTATAAATGGAACGGAAAGATATAGATTGTACCATTTACGAGAACTGTATCAAGACCCAGAAAATCCAAATAGATTTGCTGAACCAATCTTCTTTTAACTTTATTGCTGTGGGATGCTGGGGCGTTTATTGTGACGATGGCGAGTATGTTATCGCAAAATATAAGAAAGGAAAAATAGAAACTTCTAATGTGAAACGCGGACAAGGACAAGTTGCAAAAGCTCTGATTAACTACACACGAGAACACATTATTACCGATATGTTTCTGGCGGGTGATAATATCTATCAATTGGGAATTCGTGCCGGGAGCGAAGAAGATACACGGGAATTTGTAGAACGCAAAGTGGAACTTGTGAAGAGATTGACAGGAGTCAGCGTTGATCCGCTAGAAAATTTCAATATCGACCTACAACTTTCTCGCGGATTTCTTAAATGTTTTAAACAAGCTGAAATAGACCGATTTTTCGTGGCTATTGGAAATCACGATATCGAGAACTGTAATGTGCTCAATAAACAATATAATTTTGACGGGTGGAATATGCCAAGTTTATATTATAACGTGCTTTATTTTCTTGAGGGGTTCAAAGTGAATATTATTGTGCTAGATACCAATATGTTTGAAGATAATCCGAAAGAATGTTCTCAGAAGCCTTTCACAAAAGATCAAATAGAAAAACAACTTTCATGGGCTGAAAGTGTATCGAGAAAAGGAGATTGGAATATTGTTATTGGACATGTACCTTATTTAGCCAATGGGCATAAAAAAGATAAACATCCTGTAGTTAGACCTATTTTAAGCGATTTGATAAGTAGGATGACGCCTCAACTTTACATATGTGCAGATGAGCATAATCAGCAATTTATCAAGGATAAGACATGTATCGTTGTTGCAGGATCCGGTGGAACAGCACTTGACGATATTATTGTGGAACCTACACTACCTGGGACTATGTACCAAAATAGTAATTTCGGATTTGTGGTATACAATGTGAAACGTGATACTTTACAGGTGTCTTTTATGTCTGTAAAGAATGAAGTCTTATTTTCTCATGTATTGCGTAGATTGCCGAGAAGATAATTGTACCAGTTCTATGGCAGTTTCTTCCTCGGGCTTGGGCTCCGTATAGGGCTCCGCATACACTTGATATGCTTTGTATGCTACTAGGGAAATATACAAGGTATATAAATACAAAACAATCATATTTTATTAGAATAAATAATAGGATAAATATGAATAACATCCAGTTCTATCCTAACAATAAAGTATGTCCTCACTGCATTTGGATAGCTAATTCTCCTGGCATTTATAAAAAATTCAAGAGAATACTTAAACAAACACCTTTTGTAACTATTCCTTCCGAAAAGAATTTTTTAGGTGTAACTGTCTTTAATTCCAATTCGCACTTCAAGCACACATTTAATTGTGTTAACGGAACAAAGGATAGAGATTCTGCTTTGTTTCACCATTATAGCAGTATAAGTTCTCTACTTTACGGTTCTACTCTTTTCATAGAGAGTCTACATGTTAAATTTGGCGTGAAGAACGTTCGGTTATTAATAAATAGTAATTACGACTATAAGAAACATGGAACTAAAGAACATCCACACGCTCTTATCACAGTAGCGGACGACGAGAAGAGTTCAAATGAGCTGTTCAGTAGGTTGAGCAAGACGCCGGGAAAGCCGGAAGTACCAAAACACAAAGTAGCTGATAAACCGTATCCAGGAGATACGGTAGTTGAGTTAACCAAACGGGAATGTTCTGAGTTGTTGCGAAGTGATAGCGCGATAGAGTTCATCACAGAGAAGCTGAGTAGAAAGTTAGGGTACGCGTTTCATCCGGATATAAATAATTTTTATCTTTTTCTGAACTTTCAGTGTAACGATGCTGAGAAACCTCATTGTGGAGTAGTGAGTGGAAAAATTTCCACCGATTTGAAATAATATGTAAGAATAAATGGTGAAAACTATAGTGTATCTAAAAAAGTCTACAAGACCCGAGAAAAAATATATGGTGTATGTGGACGGGAAAACTATTCACTTCGGGGCGCGCGGAATGTCCGACTATACCAAGCACAAAGACAAGAATAGAATGAAGCGATATTCTGCTAGGCATAAGCGAGGTGGAGAAAAATGGTCAAAAGCGGGAATAAAAACTGCCGGTTTCTGGAGCAAATGGCTCTTGTGGAATAAGCCGTCTCTTGCGGGTTCCAAACGCGATATGGCTTCCAAGTTCGGAATTACTTTCCGAAGCGGATGGGTAAAGAGCGGATCTAAGAAGGTAAAGAAATCAAAAAGGGCACCGCGAAAGGGATCACGAAAGGGCTCACGCAGACGCTCACGAAAGCGTTCACGAAAGCGTTCACGCAGGCGTTCAAGAAAGCGTTCACGAAAGCGTTCACGAAAGCGTTCAAGAAAGCGGTCACGGAAGCGGTCACGCAGATAGGAATTTCCACAATCGGATCGCGATCAGATAAATTATTTTTCTAAAATCTAAATTTTTAGAAATTTTATTTTTACGGAAACTTGGAAACTTGGAAAGTTGGAAAGTTGGAAACTTGTAAATGTGAAAAGTTGGTGGAAAAAAATCCGATTTTGTCACGTAGTCCAGAAAGAGATCAGGAAATTATAGTGGCAAAATTTCAGCAAGGATATACCCTTGTTTGCTTCCCAATCACGACTTTTTCAGCTTCTTTTTCAGCTTCCAAATCTTATTTTTTTCAATATCGTTTTTGTGATTTTCCAAATTTTAGAATTTTGGAAAAATTATTTTTGAGAAGCGAAAGATTCCAATTTAGTTTCCACCGAAGCACTGTTCTCCAGACATAGAAACGTAAACGAAGCCATCTTCATCCTTGTATTTCTCGTAGATAGTTGACATCTGTTCCGTTATTGGTGGAAGCGCGTCATTAATAAAAATAAATATAGCTTTCTCAGGGGTTAACTTTATCCGTTTTCTAATTACGAAGAGGAATTGGGCAACGGTCAAGTCCCGGGGGACGAGGAATTTCTTTTTGTCGATGTCTGGAATGCTGGTACCGATTCGCTCAACGATAACCGGAACTCGGTCGCGATATTTCTCAAGAATTTTCGTGGACTCTTTCTTCCTACTTTCGAAGGAGTGAGAAGATTTAAAATTCGACATTTTATATTAGGAAAGAACGTTTAAATTTTTTATTGGTATTGTTGCGAATACCCAGAATATTGTTGCGAATTTCCAGAATAAGGTTGATGATACCCTTCAGAACGCTGATTGCCACCATAGGGTTGACCTCCTTGATCCATTTGAGGCATCTGAGATCTATTCTGTCGTATACTATTCCGATTGTGAATCGGTCCGTGATCTTTCACAGTAGGCTGATTTCCACTTTGAAGAAGAACTTTTAGTCGTTCCTCCACCTGAGGAAGATCCGCGCCTACGATTTCTCCCACTTTCTTCCCTTCCACATAGAACTCGAAAACCGGAATGCCGTGAATATTAGCTTTCTCGTTCTTCTCCATCTTATCGAGATTATATTTCACAACAGCACATTCTCCAGGTTGCGAATATCTAGAAGCTATCAGAGCATATTCTGGAGCGGTCTGTTTACAAGGTCCACACCAATCTGCATAGATATCTATACATACTACTCTAGTGCTGGTAATGATATGCTTTCTGTGTTGACTATTTGCTAGTTCAAGAACGTTCATAATATCTTTATTCGCTTCGGGCTGTGCCCCAAGATCTCCGTAACTTGCGTACATTGTTTTATGCTTCGATACAGTTTTTTAAACTAAGTTTAAAACTGAAAGTGGGAATTTTATATGCCGGTAATTCACCTGAAGAAAAAATACACCACTTATTTTCAACACTACAATAAATCGCTAATTCTCTTCTCTGACAATCTCGATTTCCACAACGAATATAATACATTGTCAAAAGGATACGATTATAATTTTTATTTTGTAAATGCGAATGAGATTCCGGGATACGCAAAGGATTTCCACATCTCTCGTTTGCCAACATTTCTATTTCTGGAAAAGGGGGTGGAAGCCAAGAGAGTAGAAGGGATTAACCCACTTCTACTAGAATTTGAACTTGAGTTATTTAAAGTAAAAAAGTGTAAATAGAAATGGAAGATATTCTGAAATCCTTAGACGTCATTATGGAAGACCTTACACCAGAACAAATTGAAGGTCTGAAAAAGATATCGGAAAAAATCGCAAATCCCGCCAATATGACCGCTAGTGAAGCTATGAAAATAGTTAAAGATCTTAATTTAGATATGGAGAAACTTCAAAAGAATGCGAATAAAATTAAGAACGAAATGAGGGCGCTAAATAAAAAACCGAGAGTTGGAGCTAACGAACAGTGTCCTTGCGGTAGTGGAAAAAAATACAAAAAGTGTTGTAGAAAGTAGATTGAAAGTAAATTATAAAAAGATTTTTTATAATTGTCTCGAAGCTCGTTAGAAATTATCGTAACTCCACTCATCGCCGTGTGGATTTTGATCGTCATCCGATTCCTCATCTCGTGCCCGTTTCTCGCGTTTCGCATCCAGATACGCATCCTGTTGACGAACCGCTTCTCGGTTCCGAAGCAACTTTAGAAACTCGGATTTCGCCTCTTTTGCGATAATCTCAGGATACAACTCGTCACTCTCTTCAATCTCTTTTCGCTTCTGTTCGAGAAGTTTTTCATGCTGTCGCGCCTTATTCAGCTGAGCTTCGCGAATGGATTCGAGAATGATGACTTCTGTCTCAAGTTGAAGTTTCGCAAGGTATTCTTCCTCCTGTTGTCGATATCCATCATCGATATCGAACATATCGATAATTTCTTCAGTATCTTCCTTGTAGTCGTATTCGCGACTCAAATCAGGTTCGATATCGCAATCCGGAAAAGTACCGCTCACAGCAATTTCTAGCGGATGTCTACATACCGGACATTCGGGCTTGAAATGCTTCTTCACGCATTCCATGTGCATCCAATGACCGCATTTCAGCGGTGGTTCTTCCTGAAGAGGAGAGTAGCAAATAATACATTCTGTGGGCTTATCCATCGGAAAAAGTAATAAAATACGAATTTATATTCATTTTTTATTTTTAACCAACTTTCCTAAATCCCCAGTTCTTGGTAATGGAAGGAACCTTATTCTGAAAACGCACAGAAATATCCTTAAGAACAGACTGAATATATTCTTGAAGTTTTTTCAGCTCAGGAATGTAGATGAATGATTTTCCGAGAACAATGTTGGCGTGTAGGTCGTCTATCGTATCCACAAACATAAGTAGAGCTAGACTTATTGCTGTATTCTTTTCACGCTTCTTCTCGCGTTTCTTTATCTCGCTAATCCATCGCTTTTCGGATAGTGCTCCCAGAAGGTATTTAATTCTGAGGTCTCGATTTGTATGCTCTTCTACCTGTTGTGCTCTGTAAAGTGGAATCACTACTGAACGAATGTGTCCAGATAGGCGATGAGACTCCATCACCCAATCAACTGTCTGTTCTGTGTGTCTGTCCTTTATCAGCTTGTTACGTAGTTTATTTGAGCTGACAGCACCACCACATTGGACATCTCCTGCTTCTCTAATAGCTCCACCATTTTTTCTCTGGTATTCATAATAGTGCGGATTGTGAATGCGTCCAGTCTCTATTTTTCCTGTGTTCCAACCGAATGGCGTGTGACAACTTGTACAAAACATTTGGTCACAGCCTTCAATTTTGTGAATGGGAATTCCACAGTTCGGACAGCTCTTTGTATCCTTTGAAAGAAGACGAATAGTTTTCAGAATATCTGGATTGCAAGATTTCTCATGCTTCTGCTCCCTACATTTTGAACAGGCTTCTTCTTTGCAGATTCCGCATATGTACTGATTGTCAAGGTATCCTTTACAATCTTGGTTAGGACAGTTTCCTATGAAGATATTTTGAGAAATTTCAGGTTTAGAATTTTCTGCACATTTCAGCTCAAATCTGAGGAGATTTTTCTTGTCTATAGCTTCATATAGTAGCTCTCGCAACATAGCAATTTCACGAGTGAGATCTTGAACCTGTTTCTTTTTTTCTTCCTGTACTCGTACAGATTCCACATAGGGCTGTGTTGCGGGGAGAAGACTTCTCTCACGTTGTATAATGATTTTAGCCCTGTATTCTCTGTATTCGTGATTGTGAAAAGGTTCATCGGTATTTTTCGCGAGGAAATCGAAGTCCCATGTATTCTTACAGTTCATACATGTCGGATTAATACTTGGACTTCCAAGCAAAAATTTCTTTACACAACTCTTGCAACATTCAAAAGAACATTTTGAGCAATGGATTAAACTAGATTTTTTCCTAGTTTCGCAACATATAGGACAGCTTGTCGACGCCATATAGAAAAATAGTTTTTTTCGACTTTGTTTTCAATTTAAAATGAATATTTGCCGAATAAAGAGAAAAAAACAATGTGTATTCTATGTACTGGATGCGATTTGAGTGAAATTCAAAATATTGATTGTTCAGGATGTGCTTCTGTTACAAAAATTCCGGAGCTCCCTAACTTGAAAAGATTGAATTGTACAAATTGTGAAGCTCTTACAGAAATTTCTCCGGCGGATTCACTAGAAGTTCTTGACTGCTCACAATGTTCAGAACTTGAGGAGATTCCGTATCTTCCAAATCTGAAAAGATTACACTGTGATACATGTACAAGTTTAAGAAATATACCTGTACTACCGAAGTTAGAACGACTGTATTGTTCAAATTGTCAAAGTCTTGTAGAAATTCCGCTTCAACCTATGTTAACCTGGTTATATTGCCCATTTAACGAATTTATAACCGAAATTCCTTATATTCCAACACTAGTAACTATCCACTGTAGCAGTACAGGTATTACGAGTATACCCCTTTTACCTAACTTACGATACATAGATTGCGATAGGTGTAGTAGAATCACAGAGATTCCTCTATTACCGAAACTAGAGGTATTAATCTGTAGCCAATGTACACTTATTATGAGTATACCAGCTATTCCTACGTTAAAACGAATCATTTGTGCTTATTGTACGAATCTTAGGGAGATATCTACAAAATTAAACCTCGACTATTTATCATGTTCTTTTTGTTCACTCCTTACAGAGAGTCCGAATAACGTGAGATTGATGTTATGTGAACAATGTACATGGATTCCACAGAATAGAGATTATGAAGGTAATATGCATTCACTGCGTTCCTGTCAAGCGATATGGAAACGAAAGTTAACAGCAAAGAAGCTACAAAGGAAAATACCAGAAATTATTGACATTTACTACTCTCCCGGTTATAAAGGAGAATGGGTAGCACTTCGTTCTTTTTTGAAACGGAGCAGAAATTAGATTACTTAAAAATATTCATTCGTGTTAACAAATGAATATATTACGTGTAGGAACCGACTGTAGTGGTATCGAAGCTCCAATTGAAGCCCTTAAACAGATGGGAGCTCCGTTTCGACACTGTTTTTCTTGTGAGATAGATCCGGAATGTAGAAAGAGCATATTAGCGAACTATTCTCCAGAAATATTATTTGAAGATATAACAAAGCGGAATATTGAAGATGTTCCAGATATAGATCTTTACGTGTGTGGATTTCCTTGTCAACCTTTTTCAAGTGCGGGGAAAACGAAAGGATTTCAAGATAAACGAGGAAACATATTTTTCAACTGTATAGAAGTTATTAGAGAGAAAAAACCTAGCTACTTTATTTTAGAAAATGTGAAAAATCTAAAAAGCCATAACAAAGGTGAAACTTGGAAAACTATGTGGAACGAACTAAATAAACTAGATTATAATATCTCTTTTCAAGTGTTGAACACCAAACATTACGGAATTCCACAGAATCGAGAGCGATTATACATAGTGGGATCGAAATATTCCTTTACTTTCCCAAAACCCAATTTAGCTTTACAAAACCTTAGAAATTTTGTAAGTGAAGACGATAGCTATCAAGAGACTTCTGAACGGCACGAAGAGATATTAAGTAGAACTCCTGAAAATAGTATTTTTATAGAATTTGCGTTCGGGGTTTCTGGGAAGCGATCTTTTGTGAACTCTGGCGACGTTTGCCCTTGTATAACAGCTAATACACGTATCTGGTGTGTCCCGAAACATAGATATGCTACTCCTCAAGAACTGTTAACTCTTCAAGGATTTTCGAATTTCAAACAGGTAGTGTCCAATACTCAGTTGAAGAAACAGGTAGGAAATAGTATGAGTGTGTGCGTATTGAAGGCGATATTGGGAGAGTTGATTAGGGACGTTTAGCTCGAGATTCGCGAGGAACACGGGGAGGACGAGGTTGATCAGGAACATAGTTGAAAGTGCGAATAAAAAGATCCACCAGACAAGCTCGAAGTCTATACCGATTTCCAACCTTCACCATAATATTACCACACCCGTGTGACGAACCAGTAGCACGTTGTTTTCTCGTCAAGTCCGACATACGGATGCCATGTTCTTCAGCCTCAGATTTCAGTTCATCCTCAGTGTATAAATGTGTTGGTCTCAACTGATCCATAAAGAGCGCAATGCAAGTATTGACATTAGGTTTAGCCCAACGGGCGAACATATTCTTCAGCCGATCGAACTCTTCCTTGCTTATAGGGTCTTCGCGCCGACGACTCGTGTCTCCGAAATCCGCTTCTTCGTGTGTGGAATCGCCTCTCATCTGCGCCTGATATTCGGAAGTCCACCCACCGAATTCTCTATCGTCCGAAACGGTATGAAGGACATTCTTGAGACTGTAAGATTTTGCGCCGATTTTACACTTCATTCCTGTCGGAACTTTATTTTTATTAACAGCGACTTCTTTTATCTCTCTTCCAATGACATCATGATAGGAAGCGTTCTCAAGAACTCGCGAGAAAATTTCCTCTTGTAACGCGTAAGCTTTCCTAATCCCATCGCAGTTATTAGACCAGAAAATCAACGGAATATGATCCCTGTAAACTCCACAAATACGCCCAGAAACCTGAAGAATAGAGGAAATATTATAGGCTGTCGCCTTTCTCGAGAAAATGCCGTACATATCTGTAAGGTGCCACCATTGTTTCCCTTCATCTCTACACTTTTGGAAATTACTTGCTCCGAATGTGATTCCACGATCCGCCATCACCCCCGCAAACACTATTATCTTCTCGAATTTTATGTTTCGAAACGACTCGGTGCCCTCGTTATCTTCAATTCCATCGTATCGATTCTCATGAAGCCACGTAATAATATCGCCAATGTACGCTTCAGGAAAATTATGAATCCCCTGTTCTCGTATAGAAATGGTACCATTCTGAAGAACTATACGAGCGGGTAGTAGAGAGCTTCGAACAGTAATCTTTCCGCCGTTATAAGTTATCACCACAGTTGAAGGATACTTTTGATGAACATATCTTGCCAACTTGAGTTGGGGTTCGATAGTGTTTCCAGTACGCACAAGTACATATCTAGGATGTTTTTCCTTGCTCATAGAGTTCTCATATATTTCAGTTTTCTTACTGCAGAAGTCTTCAAGAAACTTTGTGATGTTCTTATCTTTCTTTAGCGGATCGTCTGTCACCCCGGAACAATATTCCGCTTCTTCAGGAAGATCTCTGAAATGAACACCCCATAGACCCTTGTATCCTTCTGGGCGAGGTAGCTTAATGTAATTGGCTCTTGTTACATGTCTACGAAGTGCCACAGATAGAGGAGTAGCCGTAACGTTGTACATTACGGAACAATGACTTTGTAGAATGTCGAGCTGAGAACCTCGCTTACTTTCTACACCGCTATCCAGAAAATCTGCTTCATCCAGAATCATTACAAAGCGTTTTAGCTTGAGAGTGGCAACAATATCGTTAATAGGCTTGATATCTGTATTGCTACACATTGCGATGAAAATTTGAGAAGTCTCTCCATTCACAGCGCTTCTAAATTGTTCAGGGGTAGCGTATTTTCCACGTTCAGGCTCTAATACTGTAAGGGTAGTTTGGTGTTTCATTTCCTTGTTGTAACTAGATACAAATTGCTCTGCTCGTGTTTTCATCTGATATAGGTCTGCGTTCTTGTTTGGCACAATAATAATCACAGGAAGTCGGTATTCGGTGGAAGCACGAACTGCGAGAGTCAGCATAATGGGAGTTTTCTGACTTTGCATATCTCCGTGAATAATCCGATAGAAATTGTTCGCACCATTCGCTTTTCGCATATACAGACGCTTGGCAAACTGTTTGTGTGTTGTAGTAGGTTTCGTTGAGCTTTCACAGTTGGCGGGTGTTCGAGCTGGAGAAGTACGTTCACTTTCTCGGCGTTCCACACATACCGTTCGCATCTCAAAATTGGAAAAGAGAGATCTATCTAACTGGTCGTATATTGCTCCTGCGTACCCGTTCCGTTCTAAACCGGCACGGAGAAAATTCTGGGAAGCGATATCCGCAATTCGCTCACGTTCAGATTTTCCGTTTTTTCTCGGCTTCCGCTTTGATTGTTTAACCTCGTCAGTCTTGGAATTCCCTGCTTCTGCTTCACTTTTAGGTTCCTTGGCTTCTTTTACTGGAACGAGTTCGAGATGTTCCTTTACATCTCCAGTAGATCGTGATCTAGATTTAACTTTAGCAACATCAGACCAGATACGACTATATTTCCCATCTGTAGAAAGAACGCGAATTTGCCGATCAGATATAATTTCTCTAGATATAATTTCCAAATCGCCATTTTCATTCATAACACTAAAGAGTTATGAATCCATTTATTTTTTTCAATTTTTCTAAAATTTCTAATTTGAAGCGGAAAGATAATACGAAATAATGTAGAACGGCGAGAATACCATCGCAAGAAGATAATGTAGTAACTTCTGATCCGCTCCTACTTTACAAGCTAACATAAGAGCCCAAAGAATAAATAAAGCAATTATAACTACAGCTACTATCTGTACCCATAGTCTCGGTTTATTTTTCTTTTCAACGTATTTAATAGCGTCGCGAAAGGCGTGATTAAAATCGTCTTGTGTGTCGCATACGGTTTTGGTGGACATTTTATTCCTACCAATATTTTTTTATCAAATTGAATTTGAGATTAAATAAAAAATAAATCGACATGAGTTTAACAAGTTCAGGAAATTCCACAGTGTATGTAAACAACAACACTGTATCACAGCATTTTTTATCGGTTAACACAGCGATTAAAATCCAAAACATTATGATGAAGCTACCTCCAAAAACAACCTATAAAATCATATTCAGAAAAGGTGGGAAAACCCTTTTTGAACATGATTTGTGTTATGATACTAATCGATACATTGTACCCTTTCTATACCGTGAAGAAAATATTATTATCTGGAAGAAGATTCTACCTCTGAATCAAGATGAACGATTACTATCACATACTTTTCTACATAACAACAGCATGAAAATTATGTATGATATTTCGAAAGCTATCCTAAGCTTAAAAAAATCGGAAATTGTACATAATGATACTGTTTTGGATAATATAGGAATATGCGACGGAGTATTTGTCCTGTTCGATTTTGATGGATCTGGTTCTTTTCAAGAGAAGGGGAAAGATAATTATGCAGATTTCTGTTCACTTAGAAACTCTTTCAAGTTTCGAAATATAATAGTAAAAGACCTACCAGGAATACATTCTATAATTGAATACTATTCGAGACTGAAGAATATTTCTCTGGAAAAAGCCTTTAATGAACTTGAGAATTTAAAAATTAGTTATTCAGATTCTATACAAGAGAGTTGAATGTCAGAATCGAGATTTTCGTATTCAAAGTAGTATACATTGAAAACGTTCGTATGAAGAGCGAGTTTGGTATTCGACGCACTCAGTGCCTTCATCGCCCTCTTTACCAGCTTCTCACTTTTCACACCGATGAGAAGCATGTCAAGCGCTGTCATCCCCTCACTATCAACGATATTCGGATCAGCACCCATTGCCATACAACTCTTAATACCGTAGATATCCCGCTTTCTACAGTAGTGAATTAGAGCTGTGGAAGTATACTTGCTTTGATACTTGCTCTTCCCTTTTGTAAAGAATTGCTCATTGATACTGCTCTTGTCACCGATAATCTTCAGAACGTCACTCTGGTCGGTTTTCGGTTTGCTATCGGGTTTTGCTCCAGCGTCCTTGGTGTTAACCTTGTTAGCACTAGCGTTGGCTCCGGCAAAACGCGCATAGATACTTGGAGCATGCTTAACAAACCCCTGCTCTTCGAGAGTTTTGAGTGCTTTCGTTGCAGCGAATTGCTCCGCATCTGCTTTCAGCGCTGCACTTCCTTGTCCAATCAGAACTTTTTTGAACTTTCCGACAATTGAATTCATATTCACAGTACCATCCTGTCTAGTCTCGTATTTAGCTCCGCTTAGACGGTAAATAAGAGAATGAGCTACCAGATCTTCGCGCTTCTCCTCGTAGCGAAGTGGACCCAACTTGTCGCTGTGAATGTCGAAAAGTTCCTTCAGCCTGGTTTTCGCATCATACAGATCCTCGTACTTTAGCGAAATTTTCATCTCGTCGAAAATCGCTCCTAGAATCTTGTAGACACAAGCGTATCCTAGACCAATCTTCGAATTCTCGTCAATGATAGTTTCTGTAGCTCCAATAAAAGCCTCGAAAACATCCTCGAGAAGCGGTTTCTTTTTCCGTTGTCGAAGGTCATTCGTGGCGCTGATAAAATCCCAGAAACCGTAGTTTTCTGCGATTGCGCAAAAGGTATTTTTCGAACCTAGATTGATTCTCAATCTAGCTGCAACTTTGACCCCTTCTGCGCATTTCAGTTGTGGAAATCGCTTGTAAATGTACCAGACGATGAACTTGTTTCCGGTAAGATCTCCAAGCTGTTCGTATACCTGATAATTGTTATTTTCGTCTACCTGTTCAGATGTGAAGGCAGAAGAATAAATCTCCATGCTTTCAGGAGATGTAAGAAGCTGAATATATTTGTCTTTCAGGTTCCCTTTCTTCAAAAGGCCTAGAATTAGCTTTTTGAAGGTATCGTCTCGTCTTCCCAAATAAATACCCTTAACAGTATCTGTCGCAGACATTTGATAATAAATGTTTTTATTTTCTAAATTTCATTTTTTATAATCTCCAAACAATCTCTATATTTTATCATGTTCGCATCTCCCTCACCTATATGTGATGTTCCACTCCCCTTGTGAAGAGCACCTTCTCCAAGTCCGTAAGACAGTGGAAACACATCCTCATTCCCGGAAAAATACCTATTTGAAATTACACGACGTCTAATACCTCTTAACGAGTGAGAAAATGAAAGAGTCAGGTCATCCGATAACTTACAAACAGTACCTAGCTTGTTTAGCTTTGTGATTAATTTGATATCTACTTTTTCTTTTCTGTATGCTACGGCTCCCCATCCTTCGATGACATCAACATTCGGGAAAGTAGGTTTTCTCCTCTCAGGCCATCCATCCCGCTTTATAAAGTCCTCCATATCCCCAAAATTGAATCCTGCTCCTCCAGGAAGAATATGAGGATAGGTAACGGTATAGAAAATTAGTTCGTTTATAAGAGCAGGTGGATAGAAGACATCATCATCAAAACTGATTATAATAGCTTTTTTATCCCTTACTCTCTTTAGAGTTGGAAGAATTTTAGAAATGGGACCGATATCGTTCTTCAACCAACAGATCCGCACTCGAGGGTCTAGCTCCTGTATATATTTCACTACAAATTTACTATAGGGCTCCTTATCCCTGTATTTATGCGGGAGATTAATATATAGTCTTTTTATATAAGGATTTGTTAGAATTATAGATATTACAGTACTCGCCTTTTCTAATCTCTCTGGTGAAGAGGTCATACTTCCATAGACTCCGTGTTCCGCAACATAATCGAGTACTTTTCTACTTAGTTTTCTCGAAGCTACACGAAACCCCTTTTTAACTTTTCTCAGTTCCTTATCGGTTAGATAATCGGTGATAATTTCGTTCATAACCTATTTATATTATTCAAGATAATTTAGTAGCTTTTCTAATACTGTAAATTGATATACAACTAAGTACGGGTAGAATAAGCAACGAGCGTATTGTATATGATGGCACGAAGTGTATAATTCCTATTCCTGTTATCATTCCGATACTGGAAGATATGGTATTTATACTAGCAACTCTCGAGTAGAATTCTCCTATATTATTTTTTGATAACTTCTGTAAATTACTAGCATTCACTGCTCCAATAGAAATAAAAGAACTATTTTTTAATACACTAGAGAGCCCTAAAAACGGAAGCACAAAATTTCTATCTGTTATTAACATAGAAGAATTTTCTAAAGCAATAGCCATCTGCTGTACAATCACACCGTTCGTTACGTATTTTAGCGGTTCTTTATCGGCATTCTTTCCGGTTTTCCATGCGTATGCTAGTCCTCCGAGTTGTCCAATAATATCTTTTCCTATGTAGGTAGTTGTCACTAATGAGGTGTAAGATGGAGTAACCATAATACTGCTAAGCATACTATTTGTGGAAATCACCGAAGATGTGCTAGTAGCCCATGAATTAATAGCCATCCATTTAACGTAATTCTTGGTTATTCTATTCATATAGAAATAGAATAAGTTATACATAAAATCAATTTATATATTTTGTCCCTCGTATCCTCATGGAGAACGCATGTAGTGCCAACGCTTCGCCTTTACATCCTGGAGAATAATAAATCTCTGTGATAACGGGGATTATTCTAACTAGTTTCTTCGCTATTAATTTCCTTCTAAAAATAGCTTGACAAATACGAAGCGCTCGAATGTTACTATCGAATTCGACATTTCTATAATCTATCCATTTACATCCTCTACAATATAAGCTTTCCAACCAAGGTACATCTGTAAGAGCTGTACAATCTTCACAAAATAATATTTGCAATCTTGGTAACAGCGATATAGTTGTAAGACTTGTACAACCTGCACAATCAATATATTCCAACTTTGGAAATAGCGATATAGTTGTAAGAGCTGTACAATATTTACAATATAATGTTTTCAATTTTGCCATTATAGATATAGTTGTAATAGATTTACAATATATACAATCTAGATATTCCAATTTTGGTAATTCAGGTATGCTAGTAAGAGCTATGCAGTCTCTGCAATGTAGTTCTTTCAATTTTACCATTACAGATATACTTGTAATAGCTGTACAATACCTACAATATAGTAGTTCCAATTTTGCTAATTCAGGTATGTTTGTAAGACCTGTACAACCTGAACAAAACAGTTCTTTCAATTCCGGCAGTATAGGTACAGTTGTAAGACTTTTACAATCTATACAATATAGTTTTTCTAACTGAGGAAATATAGGTATGCTTGTAACACTTGTACAACCCGTACAATTTATGATTTTTAGTTCCTCCATAACAGGAATACTTGTAAGACTCGTACAAAACTGACAAAATACCTGTTTCAGCTGTGGTAAGACAGGGATACTTGTAAGACCTGTACAACCATTACAACATAGTATTTCCAACTTTGTCAATGTAGGTATACTTGTAAGACCTGTACAACCATTACAACATAGTATTTCCAACTTTGTCAATGTAGGTATACTTGTAAGACCTGTACAATCATTACAAAATAGTTTTTTCAACTTTGGGAAAGGTATATCTGTAAGAGCTGTACAATCTGAACAATCTAGTATTTCCAACTTTGGCAATGTGGGTATGCTTGTAACTTTTACACAACGTGAACAATTTAGATAATCTATACTCAAATCCAGCTTCTCTTCTCCAGAATTCCATCTACAAACAATACACATCGAATTTTATATTCAAATAGGATATAATTTTCATTTTTTCAGATACGGATGATTTGCAATTTCTTCCAAGGTAGCACGTTTTTCCGGATCGATTTCCAGCATTCGGGAAAGAAGTAGATCGCCTTCTTTATCGTAGAAAACTAAATTCACAAAATCTGCAAAATCGCTCTGTTCTATCCCTTCCAGTACATCAGTTACAGAATTTGTGAAAAATAGATCTTCTCCTGTTAGTAGGAAATAGAGTACACATCCTAGAGACCATATATCGGTCTTTGTTGTCGCTATCATAGAATTCCTCTTCACGAGACCGCTCAGCAACTCGGGAGCACAATACGCTGGTGTATAGTACTTCATCTCTTTCACCTCGGACATTTTCTGAGCACCCCCAAAATCGCAAAGGAAAATGTTGTTGTTCTCATCCAAAAGAATATTGGCAGGTTTGATATCGTTATGTAGCACCCCTTTAGAATGAATATAACTCACTGCACTCACAAGTTGTCGCATCCATTTCTTGATAAGGTCGTTGTTACATCTGTTAACAGCTTTTTCCAAATCTCGAGAAACGTAATCGAACATTATTGACCTCTCCTTGTACTCAACTAGTGGAAGAATAGATTCGTGTTTCAAAGAGGAATGTATCTCAATTTCGTTCTTAATAACTTCATCCTTCACAGTAGGATGGAAAATCTTCAAAACTTTCTTCTCGTCTCCACGCTTAACCCCCTTTATTTCACAGGTCTTCCCAGCATTTGTATATAAGAAAGGAGACCATCCTACCCATTCGGATAGTGTTTTAGATACACCAACTCTTTGAAAACGGATATTTTCAGATGTGGTTGAGGAATCTGAAAGACTAGTCATCAAAAAACTTTCTCTCCTTTACGAAAAAAAACAATTTTCGGAAAATGATTTTTTCTTCAGAAAAAGAAAGTTTTTTTGATGAACGAAAGAGAACTCAATATCAGAAAAACTATCTTCGAAATGTTCCAACAGAGAGGCTATACAGATATTCAAAAAGACGATGACAACATCACCGCTTTTAAACCTGACGGAAAGGGTATTTATGCATTTTGCTCAATCGTTGATAAATTGAACGTGAACGAGATCAACGGACGGATCGATATTCTTCAGAAACAGGAAATAGCTCATGGAATTATCATTTACGAAGGAACCCCAACTTCGGTTGTGAAAAGTATTATTGCGAATATGCCGGATATCGATATGAATATTGAGCTTTTTAGTGCTGATGATCTACAATTCAACATTACTAAGCACTACCTTGTTCCACAACACATACGGCTGAGTAAAGAAGAGGCGAAAAATTTCAAAGAGAAATACGATGCCAAAAACATTCCGGTGTTGTTGAGAACCGATCCTGTGGCGAAGTTCTACGATTTCTCAAAAGGCGACATTGTGAAAATTATCAGAAAAGGCGGATTCGTATCGTACCGAATTGTGCACTGAACGAAGTGAAGACGAAGTATATAGAAAAATAACTTTCCTATCTACATAGATAGGAAAAAGAGAAGGTGGAAGCGAATCTGTGGACTTTTTTTCCGGGTCGCCAACTTTCACTTTCCGATTTTCTAAATTCTAAAATTTTAGAAATTTTGTTTTTATAGAATTTCAGATTTTTCCAAAAACGAAAGTGGCGATCCGCATTCGCGAAACTCAAGAAAAATTTTTAACCTTGATCTTTGCACTCTGTTGTGGAAGCGGGTAGGCATCCAGGATCTGGTGGAGATTCCACAGACGGGAAACCATCGCTACACACTTCTTGATGATGGAAAATCCACACATCCCCTTCAGAATGCTGATTTAGGGAACAACAACAATTACAAGCATTCCCATCAAATCCGTTCGGATTGAATAGATCTCTTTCAGATAAAGTTGTTCCACCTTTCTGACATAAAATATTACATGAAGCCCCGTAATATCCTCCATATGTGGTTCCTGGTGGAATGGGACCCGCATTGGAACAATCGCAGACAGAATGTACCTGACTAGCGATGCTTTCATCTAATGTTGTCCCGTCTGCTGACAAATTACATTGCATTACCGTTTTGTAACTATCCGGTCCACAAGATAGACATACACCTCCATGATTGCAGACTTTCCCTTCACATGGGTTAATACATTCGGATCCTAGCGCATTTTGAGGAGTTGCGCAATCCGGGAGATCGCTACCGCTGTTAATTCCGGTAACTTCACTCTTACACGATCTAGGCCACATCGGCCCACCTCCACAGAGGCATTGTCCAGATCCCGGATCGTATCCGCCAGAATCGCAAGCAGATGTTGTTAAAACGCAAGTTCCCTTATAATGCCCACCAGGGGATAGCGCAAAATTAGTTCCACCACCTCCACATACACATTGATTATTCTTGTATCCATTTGCAGAATAATTAAGATATTTAAAACAGGGATCGAGGTGACAGGAATACGGATCGCCAGGAAGGCGCACAAAATATTGATTATCATCTACACTAGTACAATTACAGGAAAATAGAGGGTTCCCTTGTTTGTCTTGATCATATGGAGTAAATTGATATATTCCTTGACATTGCTGTGTTGGTGGCTGAGTTGGATCCCATACACAACCTTCTTGTATATTACTGTTAGAAAATGTAGCTTCCAAGTTGCTAGTAGGTTGACCTGTATCTGCGCTATTAGCATATGAGCTATCATTCTGACAGGCAACTTTGGTAGTACACCCTTCTTCAGAACCCGCAAACATATTCGGGTACAGACACTCACATTTCCAGCATTGCCCGTTAGTACTCTTATCGGCACAATACTCAGGGTCAAATACCCATAATCGTCTTCCTGCGTATTCGCTACAGTTTTGATTGGGATTATTATCCTTAGGGAGACACCATTGCCCTTTCGGGACATTTATTCCGTTAAAATGAAAGAATTTAGAGTCTGATTGTGACTGAGTAACATTCTGACATTTATATTCGGAAGCTGAACAGCTGGAACAGTTACCGAACTCGTCGCAGGGCGTTAGCTTGTTCCAGCAGTTATCTGTGGATCTGTTCGGGTCTGGAAGATCTGTAGGAGCCATTTGGGGAAAAGGATCGAATCTGAAAGGGACAGAAGATTCTGGTGCTATCATAGAATATATAGAAATAATTATGATGCCTAGAACAAGGATAATTAAAAATATATACAGACTATCCATTTATATAAAATTTAATTATTATTTTCTAATCTATTAATATCTCTTCTATTTCGAAGAGACAAGACAAGGCTATATATCGCTACAGCAAACATAAGTAGCGCTAGTACTACCCAAGCTACAAATAGTTTTTCAACAGTATCCATTTTATATGATCCCATATAAAATTATTTCGTGAGCGATTTGTAGAATTGGCTTCTCGCGATCGCCTCTCCTTTACACCCTGGAGAATAGTATATCTCTGTTATGGCGGGAAGCAACTTCTCTAGTTTCTTAGCGGTTAGCTTCCTCCTGAAGATAGCTTGACATGTGCAGAGCGCTTGAATATTACTTTCGAAATCGCTACACTTACTAATCCATTTACATTTCCAACAAAAGAATGCATTTATCTTCTGTGTTACAGATATTTTTGTAAGACTTGTACAACCCATACAATTTAACAGTCTCAATTTTGGTAGCTCAGGTATGCTTGTAAGTCGCTTACAATACGAACAAAATAGCTCTTCTAGATTAGGAAGAGTAGATATGTTTGTAAGATTCTTACAAATTGTACAATCTATTCTTTTCAGCTTTGGCATTACAGGTATACTTACAAGAGCTGTACAATTTCTACATTCTAGTTCTTCTAGATTAGAGAGAACAGGTATACTTGTAAGAGCTGTACAACCCCTGCAATCTAGATATTTTAATTTCGGAAGTATAGGAATACTTGTTACGACTGTACAAAAATTACAATCAAGTTCTATGATATTCCCTATTTTTTCCTCTCCAGAGTTCCATCTACATACGATACACATCGGATTTATATTTTTTGTATATAAAATTTCATTTTTCTCCAAAGTGCACTTGTTTTTCGAAACTCTTCTCTGCTAAATGAGATCCTTTACACCCTGGAGAATAGTATATCTCTGTTATAGCGGGGATTAACCTTTCTAGTTTCTTAGCGGTTAGCTTCCGCTTGAAGATAGCTTGACAAGTGCGGAGAGAATGGACATTACTTTCGAAATGTTTGCATGTGCTAATCCAGCTACATTTATAAGAATAGAATACTTTCAGGTTTGGAAGTTCAGGTACAGCTGTAAGACTTGTACAGCCCGAACAAAATAACGATTTCAATTCAGGCAATAACGGTATATTTGTAAGAGCTGTACTATCTGAACAACATAATTTTTCCAACTTTGGCATTTCAGGTATACTTGTAAGTCGTTTACAACAGCCACAATCTAGTTCTTTCAACTCTGGCATTACTGGTATAGTTGATAGATTTGTACAACCGATACAACTTAATATTTTCAATACTGGAAATAAGGGTATACGCGTGAGACTTTTACAACATCCACAATCTAATGATATTAACTTTGGCATCATAGGTATATTCATGAGTTTTATACACCATGTACACTCTAAATATTTCAATTCTGCCATGACAGGTATAGTTGTAAGAGCTGTACAATTTCTACAATATAATTTCTCTAGTTTAGGAAGAAGTGGTATGGTTGTAATCCGTGTACAATACGAACAACATAATTCCTTAATATTCAAGTCGATTTTCTTTCTTCCTGAATTCCACTCACATACGATACACATCAGAATTTTTCTGAAAAATAGAATAAAAAATCATTTTATTTGTGCACGTAGTTCGAAGTTTTTTCTAGCTATAGCTTCTCCTTTGCATCCTGGAGAATAGTATATCTCGGTTATTGTAGGAAGTATTCTCTCTAGTTTCTTAGCGGTTAGTTTCCGTCTGAAGATAGCTTGACAAGTGCGGAGCGCTTCGATATTGCTGTTGAAGCTACTACACTTACTTATCCATTTACAACCTAACAAGCCTACTGTATCCGTTCCTGATGGTACATGTATACTTGTAAGACATTGATCACCAGAACAATGTAACCTTATCAACTTTGGTAATTTAGGTATATTCGTAAGGGTTTTACAATATCTGCAATTTAGTATTTCCAGTTTTGGCAACACAGGTAAACTTGTAATACTTGTATATGAGCAATGTAGTTCTTTTAAGTTAAGAAGTTCAGGAATGTTTTTAATATTTCTACACCAACCACAACATAGCCTGTACAACTTTGGTAATTCAGGTATACTTGTAAGACTTGTACAGTATTGACAATATAATTTTTCTAAACGAGGAAGAATAGGAATACTTGTAAGAACTGTATTACTAGAACAATCTAACATTTTCAGTTTTGGTAACATCGGAATACTTGTAACAGTTGTACAACAATATAGCACCTCAATATTCGTATCGATTTTCTCCTCTCCGGAATCCCACTTACATACGATACACATCAAATTTTTCGGAAAAATTTGTACAAATTTTCATTTTTCGTCAGCATGAGCAACTTCTATTCTCAATGAGGACTCATCAGAGCGCCTTCCTCCTCCAAACATTTTCATAATAATACGCAGGAACACGTATCCAACTACAAGTATCACAATCCCGAGGGCACACCAGAGAAGTATCTTCTCAATATCGTCAAGAAGACCGCTAGGAACATCTCCGAAAATATCTCCAATAGTGGAAGCCAATGCACACCCGAAATTACATTGTTTACATTGTATAGTCTGTCCAGGTCTTGTTTTCACCTGAGAAGAATCGCACCAGGCGGAACAATCTTCGTTCATCTGATTTCCCGAATCACATGCTTCGTTCCACGCTATACAGCCTTGAGCGTTGGGACACGCGCTCTTATTTCCACCAGATGGGGCTTCTCCGGTACACGGCGCACAAGAATTTGCTGAGGTTGTGTTCTGTCCGAAATCATTTCCAATATATCCTGCAAGGAAATTCTGCTGACCAGCACATGCACACATCTTACTGGACAGAACTGGTATCCACAGGTTGTTAGAAGAACTACTTCCACATTGGCTACTTCCAGGATAATCAGGACAAGCTTGGCAAGGGGCAAAATTCTGTCCTTCTATAGTGAACCAATCGGGAGTAGATGTGTTCCTATCGTTAGCACTACATGTTAGTGGTAATATTTTACAGCTTTTATTACCGTTGATATAAGACCAACAGCCACTTAAGGCATCTCCTACCTTGTCTAGAAAATCAATAAAATCTTTAATTGTATACGCAAGAAGAGCAAGGAAAGCAAGTGTGAAAAAATTTCCGAGAAGGAAGCATAGTCCTTTCCCTGCTAATCCGCTAACTCCTGTTCTAGGTTTACAAAGCCAATCTTTGAATCGTTTGAAAGCACTCTCTTCGTCACCATTTTTCTGATAGTCGTTAACCTCATCATCTGTAGGGGTAGCATCCTGAAATTCCTTCGCCTCTTGTCGAATTCTATCTCCAGCCCCTTTTTGAGCTTTCTCTGCCTTGTTAGCGAGATCTTCCACATTTGCGGGTTTATCGGTTCCAATTTTATCGGTTATTTTTTTCCCTGCTTGTTTAAGGTCATCTTGTGCTTTTGTTAGTTCTGCATTCGGGGCTTTCGATGCAGAATCGTTAAATTCTTTGATACCTTCTTGAACATCAGGGTTGTCAAGATCGAAGCCGAGTTTTTGAAATCCTTCACTGTACCCGTCAGGGTCTATACCATTCGCACCATCACTAAAATTTTTCTGAACTTCGGTGAAGTCTACATCTCCAAAATTGGTAGTTACGATTAAATGACCGTTATCAGGATCTATTCTCGCTGTTGAATCTGTTCCTAAATACTGAAATTTATCATCTTTCAAGAAATTATCGAGCTCATTGTTCGCTGCAATGGATCCATCTTTTCCTAGATCAGCAGTAGCATTCATTAGATCATTAAAATCGTCCATATCAAAATCTTCAAAAGCCATTTTTATTAAGACGTTTTTAATAAAAATGACTACAACAATTAGTCCTTACGATTATTGTAAACACCCAGAAGACTACATAAATTCTCCAGGAATAGACAATGTTACCAGAATCTATTGGGATCAATACTGTTCAGCCCTGAACGCCTCGCAAGGTCCACCAATTACTAACAGCAGGAACGGATTCTCCAGCTTCAAGGATTTCGCCGATAGACTCGGAAATGCTGTCCCTGAAGCTATGCTTCAATTTGTTATAGGTATTCTCACTTTACCCATACAAAACGTCCCTTTCACAAATGTTCCAATGTACGAAAGTATAATACCAGGTATAATAGGATCAAAACTTCTTAAACCTATTGGTAACCTAGTGAAAGCTATCGGGGAAAAAGGAGTTTCAAAACCTATTCAAGAAGCTGGAGAAGAAGCGCTAGAAGCTGACGTGGATACCGTAAGTATAAATATGGGTACTATGGCGCAGATAACTAAAGAAGTTGTAGAAGAAGATGCGGGACTCGATATCGCTGAGGGGGCTACTTATTCAGCAGGAAAATATTCTGTTGAGGTTATGGAGAAAGGAATGTTAGAAGCTGTAGGAGATGGACTGATAGCTATGGGAGACGGGATAAAAACGATACTAGATCTCACGGATCCGGCAATGGAGGTGATGATGGTGCTACAAATGATAGGGATGATTGTTGACGGAATGGATCCTTGTAATCTTAAGTTACAGTTGGATGCGGGTCAGTTACAAACTTTTACGAATTCTTTTAATGATACGTTTAGAGATACGGTTATGGTGAAAGTGGAATCAACACTAGATTCGTATGGACGTGTATCTGTGAATGCGAATTGGCCTATACCGTATTATGCTGAATTTTCTGCTCTGCTCCCTTTCAAGCCCGATTATTACAAGAAAATGGAATCTAAACTCGTTTTTCAATATCTTAGCACATTGACACACAACAGCGACGGATATCCTATCTACAAGGCTCCAAAGGGGAAACTTGTAACTGGAAAAGAGATAAGTGGAATTGCGTTAAAGAGGCTGTCGTTCTTCTCAAATAATAACACGGTGGTGGAAAATTGGCTATCGAAATATTGGCCTATATTGGTGGCAATTTTGATAGCAATATTTGTTTTGGTGTTAGTAATAAAGATTAAGAATGTCAAGAAAAATGTCTAAAGTGATGCCTAGCAACGCTCCTAACTTATCCGACACGAACGTCATCTGGGGTATTCCTACATCTCTCGATATTACTAACGCGATGGCTTACGCACAACAACAAATCGCAAAGGCGAGATGCGAAGACCCGGACGTTATCAAGGGGGTGTGTGAAGGAACCGGTCCCGATGGCGTCTACGCTGGTGGAGGCACTTGCTTACAGTGGAACGAAGATAAATCGGTACAGACTTTTCCGACGCCTTCTAATTATTTTTTACGGCAATGTAAAAGCGATCAGGATTGTAAGTGGGGAGATTCGCAAATGGGATATTGTGACCAGACTTCTGGATATTGTACATGCGGAGGAGATAAGGGATGTGGACAAGGAATGGATTGTATACCAGACCCTACAAATCCGGCAGGACTACTTTGTGGATGGAGTCCGAAGAACGTTGCAGCTGGACATTGTATATTCACGAACGAAACAGCGTGTAAAAGTCAAGGACGGCTCCCCTATACTTGTGATAGCGATGGATATTGTACAAATAGAAAAGATAAAAAGGCTAGTTATACGGAATGGCATGTGGATAGTGATGGAAAAGGAAGTTGTATTAACGGGAACTTTGCGTTGAGAATGTGGTGTGAAAATCCTGGAAGCAGATGTCAGAAAGATAAGGATACAGGTGAGTATCCTCCAATGTGTAAAGGATCTGAGACTGAGAAAGGGGTCACGGATGTTCCACAATTTTTTTACGATCAGGGGAGTGGACAATGTTATATGACACACGATTATTGTGATGTTTTTGGAAAAAAATATAATAAGAATAGCTGTACTACTAACAAAGACTGCCAATCTGGAGAAACCTGTTTTATGGATCCGAGAGAAGGGCTAACACAGTATTGTGTGGGTCCGGATTCGGATTGTGTGGAATCTTCTGGACAGAAAGTCGGTGAATTTATCCTTGGTAACACGTTGTATTATATGTTCAACAAAGGAGGTTGTGAAACATACAAGTCGCCAGAAAAATTAAAAGAAGAAGCGAATGGAGGACTATTAAAAGAAGCTATAGAAAGTGCTATCAGACAGTTCAGCAAGAGTCCAGAAACAGCATGTGTAATAGCTGATAAAGATAGAGTCAAAAAGAAGATGCTGATAGGGAAAAACTATGCGGGACAGGGAATAAATTTGTATATGATAACATGGGATACAGAGAAGACTTTCGTAGGATTTGTTTCCGACGAAATAGAAAAAGTGTATCCTTCTATAATAAAGAATACGAAGAGGGGGAAATTTATTTGTGTAAATAAAGATATATTCAATACTGTAAAAGATTCGAATTTAAAACGAATTTATTATACTGTAAATTCCAGGGGATGGTTAACAGAAATGATAGTAAATAAATTCTCACTACCTAATAAATGAGACCAGAATATGTCCTTTCTGTTAGTGTAGTGGGATTTATAGTCCTATTTGTTTTTATAACAGCAGGGGCAACATACTACACTTCTACTTCTGGTGACTATGTGAAAAACGATACGCAATCTGAAGATAAGATAACGGTTCTGAACGAGGCATTCCGTTCGGCGTTGGGACCGAAATGGCCTATAGTTATTCTTGTATTTATAATTTTCGTAGCGATTAGTTTATACTTTTTATATTTATCTTTCTCCAACAATGCGATATCAATAAATATGTCCCCAGCAGGTGAAAAGCGGTTCAATACAATATTTTTCTATTTCACTCTGATTTTTGGTATATTCATGGTATTATTGGTAGTGAAACAGTATTTGAATTATAGAAGAACCAATAGCGTATCTTCCAATTATATTCCTAGTCAGGATCAGAATAAGAAAGATACTCAGATTTTGATAATTATCGGATTGCTACTATTTGTGATTGGAGGGGGAGGTTATGCGTGGTGGTACATCTTCAGAAAGCCTGATAATCGTCTCTCCGCCTGAGTTCTCCAGGGAGCTTCTTCATGTCCCGTGACTTCGTCAGGAACGCACGTTGTGCAAGATAAGCACCCTTGCATCCTGGAGAGTAGTAGATCTCTGTGATGACAGGGATTGCTGTTTCTAATTTTCGGGCTGTTAGCTTCCTCTTGAAGATGGCTTGACAAATACGGAGTGCTTTAATGTTACCATCGTAATCGCTACATTTGTCTAACCATTTACAACTTGCACAATATAGTTCCCCTACGACAGGTATACTTGTAAGACTTCTACAGAATACACAATCTAGATATTTCAGCTCCCCCATAACAGGTATACTTGTAAGACTTGTACAACTTGTACAAATTAATTTTTCTAGTTTAGGTAATATAGGTACAGTTGTGAGACGTGTACACCCCGAACAATATAGTTCTTTTAATTTAGACAACTGTGGTATGCTTGTAAGACTTGTACAACTATTACAAATTAGTTCTTCCAGTTCTGGTAATAGAGATATATTTGTGAGATTTTCACAACTTATACAATCCAATTCCTTCAGTTTTGGTAATACAGGAATACTTGTGAGACTTGTACAACCTGCACAATCTAATATCTGTAGTTCTGGCATAACAGGAATACTTGTGAGAGATGTACAACGCCAACAATCTAGTTCTTCCAGTTTTGGCAATACGGGTATACTTGTAAGACTTGTACAATTTGTACAATTGAGTGTTTCCAGTTTTGGCAATACAGGTATACTTGTAAGAGCTTTACAATACGAACAATATAACTCTTCTAGATTAGGGAGAACAGGTATACTTGTAAGATCTGTACAATACGTACAATCTAGATTTTCTATATTCAAATCGATTTTCTCTTCTCCAGAATTCCACTTACACACAATGCACATTGATTTTTATATTCCGATAGGATATAAAATCAATTTAGAAAACGGATGAAACTTTTCTCAGCTAAATAAGCACCCTTACATCCTGGAGAGTAGTAGATCTCTGTGATTGCAGGGAGCATCCTTATTAATTTTCTAGCGGTTAGTTTTCTTTTAAAGATAGATTGACAAGAGCGAAGTGCTGACATATTCTTCTCGAAATTTTTACATTTGTCTACCCATTTACAATATGAACAATCTATATATTTCAGTTCTGGCATGACAGGTAGGTTTGTAAGACTTGTACAACCTATACAAGACAGCTCTGTTAATTTCGGTATAGCATGTATAGTTGTAAGAGCTTTACAACCCGAACAAAATAGTGTTTTCAGCTCCGGCATATCATATATACTTGTAAGACTTGTACAACATCTACAATATATCAACTCTAATTTCGGCATAGCAGGTATAGTTGTAAGATTTGTACAACAGTCACAATCAAATGTTGTTAGTTTCGACATGGCAGGAATGTTTCTAAGAGCTATACAGTAATTACAATTTAATTTTAGCAGTTTCTTCATAATAGGAATAGCTGTAAGAGCTGTACAATGTGCACAATTCAAATTTTCCAAATTAGGAAGTAGTGGTATACTTGCAAGAGCTTTACATTCTGAACAATATAACACCTCTAGTTTTGGCATGTCAGATAAGCTTGTAAGACTTGTACAACCATAACAATATAATAGCTTCAGTTTTGGAAGTTCGGGTATAGCTGTAACTTTTACACAACGAGCACAATCAAGATGCTCAATATTCAAATCGATTTTCTCTTCACCAGAGTTCCACTTACATACAATACACATCGAATTTTTTGCGCGATTTTGCGCAAATAATCATTTTATTTTATTTCTGAATTGTTTCTCAGCTAAATAAGCACCTTTACATCCCGGAGAGTAGTAGATAGCTATTATTTCCGGAGCTATCTTCTCAAGTTTTCGTAACGAGTTAAGTTTCCGCCTTGTAATCTGTAGATAAGAAAGAAGAGCAATATTCTTCTCAAAATCGCTATTATTCAGTGGAAACCATGTACAATTTCCACAATGTGTAATTGGCGGTATTTTCGCGATGCGAGTGAGAGATGGACAGAAACTACACAGAAGTTTTTCAAGTTTATCAGATTCTATTGTTTTCAGGTATTTACAACCGGAACAGGCGAGATATTCCAATTTATCTAGTTTCGGGATAGATGATACGTGACTATTACTACAGTTTAGCCATTTGAGAACGAAGGAATAAGGAACAGCTGTTATCTTTGTAAAATAGCAATTTAGAGAAGTGAGTTTCGGCATATCTGAGATGCGAGCAAGATTAGTACAATTGGCACAATCAAGCAGGAGAAGATTAGGTAATAGTGGAATTGAAGTGATAGGAGTATTTTTACAGTTAAGTGTATGTAAAACAGGACATATCGGTATCTCATCTATAGCTGAACTTTCGCAATCTAGGTATATCAGCTTCGGGTAAGAAGAGATTGAGACGAGATTGAAACAAGCTACACAATCTAAATTTTTCAGTTTCGGAAATTCCGGAAGAGAGACTAGAGAAGGACAATAGCTACACCAAAGTGTTTTCAGTTTCGGAAGCGAAGGGATAGTCGTGAGAGCACTACAATTTCTACAGTCTATATTTTGTACGCAAGGAAGATACGGTATAGATTGTAGGCTTGTACATTTGTAACAGGAGAGAAAGCGGAGATGTTTCATATCCGAAATAGACGTGAGAGCTGAACATCCGTCACATTCCAGCCTATTGTATACGGTGCATCTAATAGCGGTGAGAACTGTACAATTATTACAATTGAGAGTGGATAACGATCGCGGAAGTTTAGGAATCTCTGTAAGACTTGTACAACCCACACAAACGAGTTCTGAAAGTTTCGGAAGAGCAGGGATAGCTTTCAACGAATTGCAATAGTAACAGTAAAGTGACTTAAGATCCGGAAAAACAGGAATCATTTCTAACTTTGTACACAGAGCTATCTTTAATACCTCTACAGAAGGTGATAGAGCAATATCAATAATAGATCCACCAGTTAGGTGAAGCTCCTTCGCATTTGGGAGATACGGAATCTTTTTAACAGTTGGACAACTTATTCTCACCACAGTTCCGAAAGGAATAATATCGTTACAAAGTAAACACATTTATAGTATAAAAATGATTTTATAGAAAATCATTTTTTCAAAGTCATGAAGTGTATAATCTGCTGGGATGAAGTTGTTGACCCACTTTTCCTAGTATGCGCTCACGGATTTTGTAAACAGTGTATAATCACTCTAATTAAGAAGCGAAGCCGAAAGTGTCCGATATGCAGAACAAGGATAACATGGACAGTTCCAGATATTACTCGTCCTCCACGTAACCGCCTTCGGGTGTCAAGACAACTTTAGAAGTGTATCCTTCTTTCTTAACTTTCACGAGAATAACTATTCCGAGAACAAGAGTTGTCACTGTACAGAGAAGAGTTACGAGTTTATAGTCCATTTATTTATCCATAACATAATCCTGATCGTAAAATAAATTATTTTCTTTGGTGGGAGTATATCGCGAATCCCTACAATCATTTCCACCTCCACACGTTGCTATCTGATTGCAACATTTCAACGCGCCCTCACAGCATATCGCTCCGTTAGAACTGGGATGACACCCATCATCAGTGTTACACAGTTCACCCTTTCTATAAGCTCTGATCCAATCATTACAATATGCAGTATTCCCGCCTCCTAGAGAATAAGTGCAATCTATTGATCCTTTCATGACTCTTCTATCAGGTTCAGGAAAAAGTTCGTTGCTTCTTAGTGGATATGTGTTAAACGGTTCTCCAGAACCGTGACATCCTTCTCTGGAAACTTTCACAAAAATAAGTATAGATAAAATCAAGGCGCTCACAGTCACAATATAAGTTATAATAACTGTATTCATTTATTATAACTTATTTTTTTTATAAACAAATTTGCCGATCAAAATCTCCAGAAATAACTTGATGTGCTATGATAATTGTGAGCTTGTTCCCGAAATTCTTCCGAATTCCATCCATCACAATACTAGTCGCTTCTTGGTCTAACGATGCAGTACATTCGTCAAGCATAATCAAAGGCGAATTAAATATTTCTGAAAGAGCTAGTGTATATGCCAAAATAACTCTTGCCAATTCACCACCAGAAAGCATACTGATATCGGCTTCCATTCCCTTGTAATCTATTTCTAGGTTAATTTGTGGTTTGTTTGTGTTCTTCTTTGTGGTTTTGAAAGGGAGCAATCGAACCACAATAGGATCCACAGGAAAGAAGATATCCAAATATTCTTGAGCGTGAATATTAATAGAATTTATAATATTTAGAATAGCTAAACTTTCAGCTTGTAGAATCTTATCTTTCAGCAATGTGGAAGCTGAATATCGTTTTCTGTTTATTTCCTCTTCTTTTGTAAGTGTTTCTACCTTTTTGATCCACTCCGCATATTTGGCGAGTTCTTCCCTATATTTATTATATTTCTCTATCTGCTCTGTATTTCTTGTATGTTTTTCAAGAGCAATTTTAAGATTGGATAACTCCTCGGTTTTTTTCGATAGCTCACCTTCTAATTCCTCCAATCTAAATTTTTCATACTTTTCCTTAAATTCCCTCTCTTTCTCAGAAAAAGAGGATACACAATTTTTCAGCTCTCTGTTAAGAATGTGAAGTTGTTTTTCATATTGTTGTAATCTATCTCTGTTCTGTCGCTGTTTCTGAATACAACTCCTAATTTCTTCCTCATCGCTATCAGGCATTTTATTACTACTCTTCCTATTAGCTATCTCCTGTTTCTGATTTTCCACCTGATCTTTAAAAGTCTCGTAAGAGGATGAAAATTTCTTGTTCGTTTTCATATTTTTAAGTTTTACCTCAAGTTCTGATTGTGATCGTTTGTATTCCTTCAGATATTCTAGAGTTGATTCACACTCCTCTTTTGAGGGGATCTCCTCGTCGTATTGTTCTTCAATTTTCTTGATATCGGCGAGTGCCTGCTTGTACGTCTCTAATTTATTCTCCTCGTCTGGAACTGAGTATTCCAGTCTATCTACCAATTTAGAAAGTTGGGAAATCTCTTTTTTCACGTCATCTATATCTCTATCGCTATCACCTTCAATCTTGGTATCGAAAGGAATAAGTTCACTATCCTGAAATCGCAGAGAAGTGTGACACGACGGGCATTCTAGCAGTTCCTGTTGCATAATAAGCTTGTTCAGTAGTTCTTTCAGCTCGGAAAGTTTATTTTTGCTTTTATGTAGCAACTCTTTATTCTGTTGTGTTTTCTCTTCGTTGACGAAGTTTTTCTGTTTTACGGCGTTCAGTATACGCAGTTTCTCAGCATCCTTAAGAATATGTATGTAATCTTCAATGTTTCCGTTAACTTGTTCAAGACTGTACTCACTCCATAGAACAGATTGCATAGCATCGATATTTTTCTGAATAGCGGTAAGCTCGGTTTGTTTCATTTCCTCGAGTCGTTTTTTGTCCTGAGTATAACGGGCTTGAAGTGCTGAAAATTCTCGTTGGGAAATATGAACTGCAAGTTCTTCTTCGTATTTTTTTAATTTTTCTTCGCCTTCGTATTCAATATTAGCCATCTCCGTCTCGATATCTGAAATTTTCAAGGTTAACGAATCTGAAATTTCCTTCGTATGCTGTTTTTGTACTGCGTACACCTTGCTATCGGAGAGTTCGGCAGAGAGTTCTGATATAGCTTTCTCTGCTTGTTTTATTTTTATTTTTGCGTTCTTCAGTCTTATGGCTTCTTTTCTCGCGGTCTCTTGCCTGTCTGTGGTTTTTATCGGGAACGGAACTTTTTCAGGCTTTACTAGAGTTTTCTGGTGTTCGGTAGCTAATTCAAGCTGTGATGTAGTGGAAATAAGTTCTTCATTCCGTTTCTTAATGATGGCGTTACAACGGCATTTCAGTTGAGTGAGATTTTTCCCCTGAAAAGCGAAATCTTCGAGGAACGATAGTTTTTCTTGAGGACTCATCATAATAAAAGAATTTACAGCATTCTGCTTCACATAAGAGGTAACGTCAAAAGCCTTTCCAAATTTCTCATCAATGATACTCTGTCCTGCTTCATCTTCGTGTGTATCCGAGGGCGTGGAAACGACTAATCTATTTGGACATTTTGTTCTGGAGATAGATAGTTCGTCAAACTCTAAATCTACCTGACAAGATTTTTTTCCGTTAGTGGTTAATTTTGTTCCTGTACCGTATAAAGCAAATGTGATAGCCATAAGAATGGTAGATTTTCCGGTACCTGAAGCACCAGAAAGGAGAAGGAGTCCTTCAGAACCGAAATCGAATTCTTTTTCTGCGTAGCAACGGAAATTTTTTAGTTTGAGTTTCATCTTATTTATTAAGATGAAGAAGTCTTGAAATTCATTTTTAGGCTCATTTATAATTTAAGAGAAAAAATATGGGAATAAAAATGAGCGATAAACTGACTTACGAAGATTATAACAAGCGGTCTTTCGTTGTGAGAGGAGATCGTGAGAAATTTGGTGAGGCAGTCCGAAAACTCGGAGGACGATGGAATGCACGACTTCAGGGAGGTGCTGGGTGGACCGTATCGAAAGAAAAGGAGCAAGATCTTAAGCGATTGGTAGCTGGAGATACGACATCTTCTGTTGTTGAGAAGAAAGCTGAAGCTAAAGATGAAGATGATAATCGAAAAGATGAAGAGATTGAACGGATCAAAAGTCATGTGAAATCTCGCAAAGACCAGAAGAAATATCATCGCGCTGTCAGTGAAAGTGAAGACAGCGAAGATGACACAAAGCCTACCGAAACTAAAAAAGCCGAAAGTTCTGCATCTTCAGAAGATTCTAAGAGCGATGAAGGATCAAGCGATGAAGCAAGCGATAAAGGATCCGACGACGAAGGGTCTGGAGACGAAGGGTCTGGAGACGAAGGGTCTGGAGACGAAGGGTCTGGAGACGAAGGGTCTGGAGACGATGAACCCAAGAAAAAACGGTTATCTACCGAGGATCAAATCGTGGAACAGCGAAAACAGGTAGAGAAAGCGAAATTTGAACAGCAGAAAAAAGAATACGAGGATCGGGCTTCGAAGAAATCGCATGATGGCGAAGCCCATCGCGAAGCTCGTGAACGTCCCCGTGAAGAACGTCGCGATGACCGTCGTAAAAAAGAGCGACGTGACCGTGAAGCCCCTCGCGAAAAAGAGCGACGTGACCGTGAGCGACCTCGCGAAGCCCCTCGCGAAAAAGAGCGACGTGGTCGTGAAGACCGTCATAAAAAAGAGCAAGGAGCACGCGAATCCCGTCGCGAAGCCCCACGTGAATCTCGAAGAAACGATTATAAAGAGAAACGAGAAGAAAAGCCAAGAAAACCGAAACATGAAGAAAGAAGCTCGTCAGAGGATGAGAGACCTAGACATCGTGGACATAAATACTACGAATCTTTCTCCGAAAAACCGAGCCGATTCAGAGCGCTATATGAGCCTTCAGATGATGAAACATACTCATCTTCATCGGGATCTTCCAGATCTTCGTCCTCCTCGGACGATTTTCCAGTTCCTGAAACACCAAAACGCGGAAGCCATCGACCAGATGAATATGCTCAACTCTACGACAAAATGAAGAATATCTCTAAGCAGTTGTACGAGAAGCAACGGAAACAATTTAAAAATATACCTGCGAAAACAAAATGAAGGAATTTCCCGAGATTCTCAGTCCGAAGCGAAAAGATGCTTTCCAAAAACTAAATAAAGACCGTCTTCGTTGCTACTTGAGGCGGGATATTTACGAACACATAATATCCCATGAGGAAAATGAGTATTTTTCTCTTGATGAATTTAATAAGAGAATTAATAATATCGAGCTGACTAAAGAACTCGTTAAAGATATCATACCTGAGCTTGAAAAATTAGGATGGAATTGCAAAACTTCTTATGGTGGAACAGGTCTCTTTATTTATAGCACTCCGAAACCACCATCTAATTGTTTTGAAGACGAATTCTAAAGTATATTTCTAAGAAATATACTATACATTTACTTTTTCGTTAACATAACCTGTATCGGTACAAATCCTTCTATAAGACCATTAACAATCAGATTTCCCTCCTTATTCAACTGTATAGTATTATCTATAGTTGAGTTGTATTTGCTTAGCGTACTTTGTAAATCTGGATCTAACGAAACTGTTAAAGAGCATATATCTGTATTGTAAATCCACTTGTTGTTATTGAATACATCAGTGCCTCCAAAATCTAGAATAAAGGTGTTATCAGGTTTGAATGTGGCTGTTCCGTTAAGTTTGTAGCCGATAATAGGAATAGTCATAGTTTTACTGTATACAGACGTAGGATCGAACTTCGGTACACCTGCACAACTACCTTGCTGTAAATCTCGTACTTTCAGAAAAATGAAAATACATAGTGTGAATAGTCCCATCAGAAGAATTAATGTGACTACTAATATTCCGACTAAAAATTTTTCCATATTTATTCTATAGTGAATAATATTTCCTGAAATAAATGTCTGTAAACAATTTTATACTACAGCTGGATGATCTCCTTCGATTCAAACCTTCAGAAGAAAATGATGAATATATATTAGAATTCATGAGAAATCTGATAAACAAATACTACCACGGTTCACATCCCAATAAAGAACAAACCAAGCGGGATATTATCCGTATTTTTAAACTCTTATTGGAGAAAGGGTTTGATACTAGACCTTTTTTCGATAGTGATTTTATGATATACTTAACTTACTATCCTCCAAATTCTAGAAAAATGAAGTCAGGATTTTTCTCTAATCTCACTTCTGAAGCCAAAAAATCGCGTATATTCTATAACAAGGAATTTATGCCTATATTCGAAGATATTCAAGATACTTGGATCTATAAGAAACAAAATATACCTATAGTGGAAGAAGAAATGAAATCGACAATCAATTATGACCCACATATTCTCAATATCGTAAAAGGGTACGTGGGATTTGCTAGGCGCTCACCACGCAGGGGTTCACGCAGACGTTCACGCAGGGGTTCACGAAGACGCTCACGCAGACGCTCGCCATCCATTCGCAAGGGCTCCGTAGGACGTTCGCGAAAGGGCTCGCGAAGACGTTCACGTAAACAAAAATCTAGATAAAATTAAACTTTTCCGAATATAAGTTTGTTGAGAGTTGTATTAACACAGAATATTCTATGTAACACTATTCCACTTAGGAGCGCTATTCCTAATACCAACCAGAAATTCCACCCCTTCCATTTCCACAAGATAATACAGACTATTATGGTAAGTAGAAGGTCAACTATGGCAACTCCAAATACGTGTTTGTGAACGCCTTCATTCGGTTTTCCTAAAATATCCTTATATTTACATAGAGTCATGTTTATATTATATGTATTCGTATAATATAAATTCTAAAAATCGTTCGTGAACTTGTACGCCAGATCGTACAATCTTCCACCATCTGTCCCCATTTCTAGGCACCGTCGAATAGGCTCACAAATCGCATCAATACTGTTACACAAGATTCGCTTAAGCTCTTGTGCGTTGAAATCACCGGCTACCCAGAGCCGTTCAAATTCCTCGTAAGTACCAAATCTCTTGCATTCTTCCGTTCCAATAGGGAACACAACGTACTTCATCAGACTGAGACAAGGATTTGTGCTAAGATTAACATCCTTATCTACACAGAAAGCTCTCTTAATCTTTTCTTTCAAATCTTCGCGAGTATCGGTAAATTCTAACTTACCGCTAGAATCGGAACTACTCATTTTTCCGCCTTTTACCAGAGAAGGAATCAGGGGATTCATGAGGTATACACATTTTCTAAATCCCATCTTCGGCATAAAGTCTCTTCCAAAAGTAAAGATTTTCCGCTGATCCATACCTCCAAGTTGGACATCTGCACTCAGAGCTTTCTCATCAAGGCACTGCATTACTGGATAAATTAGCGAACTCAGAAGAGGTTGCTCATTCTGTTTCACGACCTCTTTTCCTGCATGTTTAGCATCTCGCACGTTAATGAGAGTAGTGAACTTTAGAAGATTCTCCATGTATTCTGGGGTCTTCTGTACTGAAGAGCCTCGTACAATTTTGTACTTGTCTTGTGATACTCCGAGAACGTTCATCATCTCCTTGAGAAGGAACTCGTAGAAATTCGTTCTCTCAGTAACTCGTGACACGTTCGAAAATCCCTTGTCCATATAAGAGTGAAGGTCAGCTAGAAAAATAGTTACATTCACTTTTCCGGTATTAATACAATCTCGAAGTTTAAGAAGAGGGACAAAATACGCGACTGAAGGCATTCGTGTTGGGGCAGTTCCCCAGTATAGATTGAGATTTTCTCCAGAAGCGATTTTTTCTTCAAGTTCTTGAAGACCGATTGTCTCTTGCATATTGTGCGAAAGGGTGTTGGGAAGATTCATTTAGAAAAATTTCTGTGTGTGGAAATTTTTCAATTTTAAATTGAAAATAAATTCGGCAAAAGAAAATGGTCAAAGGATGAGCAAGAAAACAGAATGTACTGAATGCGGACAGATGGTAGCGAATTTCCCCGCGCATCGTATCTTAACAAAGAGAGCCGGAAAACCTTGTTCAGGAAAACCGAAACCGATTGAGAACAAAGATGAGATTATACGAGAAGCTATTCGGTTCTGTAATAACACGAGTTACGAAGGAGGTGATTGCATAAGTTCTTTCAGCTGGTGGCTAGATGAAGATGCCTTTCATAACGATTTTGAGGGTTTTAAATATACGTACACGTTCATACATGGTATTGCTGACGATTTTATGAAGGAAAATCCAGAATACAAATGTGAAAACGCGGAATGTGGATTTTGTAAATGAATGAGATATTTTATTCTTTGTAATGAATAAAATGAAGCGATCTGCTCGTGAAGTAATATTTTTCATTCTTATTTTCTTACTGTTTTTCCTAGCTGTAAAATTAGCTCACTTCTGGGAAGAGAAGATGAAAATAGGAAACGATATGGCTCTCATAATAGTAGGAGTTATATATACACTAGTAGTAGTCTCAATATTCTATCTTGCTAAGCTACAGACTAATGAAGGTTTTTGGGACGTGAGCGATTATGCAAAATGTAAAGGTGGACCGTTTTTCTGGCAAGGCGATTCCGAGATAGCGGATATGTGCAGACAGTTAGCCGAGACCCCTGAAGGGAAGATAGGAATATCGGGATACAATTGCCCTACAGGATATGTGGGACAACCTGGTCTTCCTTTCTACTACTCTCCTCTATCTGACGATAATTGGCAGAACGAGCGCTGTCAGAATAGACCAACATGCAAGGGGGTGGATGTTGGGATGTGTAGTCTCGAGAAACAGCTACCATAGTTCGATAGAACTATCCCTTAATTATTGATTTGTATACTGGATAGTTTTTCTTCGGTCCGTAGTCGATAATGGCGAACACTATCTTTCTGAAATAATTTTTATATTCAGAAATTACTTCATTAAAAATTTCTGCAACATCATGTGGAGGATTTTGGAAGGCTCCGTTACCAAAAGCTCCTAGCACCAGCGAATCGTGTTTATGTTCTAGAGCGATTTTGAAAATTCCCCTAATCTTCTCCTTCATTACCTTTCTAGGCTGTTTTCCGTATTTTCCGTTCGTCAATTTCGGTTTTCGAAGGGCAGGAATCGCTACACAAGACAGGAACTCGCATTCTTCGTAAGGAAGAATTCCGTACCCATCCAACTGTTTACTACGAAAGAAAAATACATCAGGAGTGTAAATAGCAGAATAGATAGATAGCGGATAAAATCCTCGATCTTCAAGTGCTAGATAGTATAGCGATCTGTAGAATAGCGATTCTTCTTGAGCTGTAGCCCCTTTTCTCCACCCACCACCAGGGGTAGTATTAGAAGCCATATTAAGAATAAGAGGATTGTACCCCTCTTTCTTTAAGTAAAAACCAGCATCAACAGTATCCTCGTATATAACACTAATATTTGCGCTGTCTTGAAGGGGTACCCCTTTAGTTTCAAGAGTTCTAACGTCATCGTACTTAACAGTGTTGGTAATAGATTTTTCTATCTCTTTAGGATACCTTTGTTTTATCTCGGAAGTAAGCTGAATATTCTCCTTGCATAAACAAGATGAATTCATTATGAATAATAGGCAAATTATTTTAAATTGATTTTTCGGTCGAAAACGGAAAAAAACGCAGATGCCGAAATTGTCAAAGAAAAATATGGGTATGATTACAAATTTCTCGCAGGGGATTAGCGAATTCGTTCTCGAATTTATGAAGCAAGCACAAGGTGAATCCAGCCGTGTAAAACTTGCACAACTTCTTGAGAATTGGAACGAGCCTGAGACACAAGATAAGCTAAAGGAGCTTATCTCAGAAAAATTTCCAAAGTTGGAACCGAAAAAACCCAAAAAAGAAAAGGATCCGGATGCACCAAAGAGACCAATGACTGCTTTCTTCCTGTTTTGTCAGGAGAAGCGAGAAAAAGTAAAGTCGGAAAATCCTGAACTAAGGCTGGGAGATATCGCTAAGAAACTCGGATCGATGTGGAAAGAGATGTCCGAATCGAAAAAGAAGAAGTTTCAAGACAAGGCACAGGAGAATAAGAAGGAGTACGATGCACAAATGGAACAGTACAAGCCTACCAGCAACAAGCCGAAGCGCGCGTTGACCGCCTATTTCTTTTTCTGCAAGGAGAAGCGTGACGAGGTGAAATCGGAGAATCCCGAATTCAAGAGTACCGATGTTACTAGGGAGCTAGGTCGTATGTGGAAAGAAGATTACGCGGGTGAGAAAGCTCGTGCGAAATGGGCGAAGCTAGCAGAAGCAGATAAGAAGCGTTTTGAGGAGGAGAAAGCGCAACAAGCTAGCGAACCAGTGAGCCCTCGCGAAAAAGATGATGACGAAGTTGCATCTCCCAAGAAGGGCTCACCCAAATCTCGCACGAGTTCCACGGACTCGGAGGATCATTCTTTGAAGAAGGGCTCCGCTAAGGGCTCCGCTAAGGGCTCCGCTAAGAGCTCACCAGCGGTTCGCGAGGGCAAGAAGAAGCGGAACAGTTCTTCTGAATCGATTAAGGCGAGCGGAATGATTCTTTTTATGCAAAAGATGCGACCAGTTATCGAAGAGAACTATCCGGATTGGTCTACAAAAGAAGTGATTGCAGAGCTTAAGAAGCGGTGGAGCAATATGGAACAAGAGGAGCGAGCCGAGTACGATGAGTAAAGCGAAACCGATGAGTAAAGCGAAACCGATGAGTAAAGCGAAACCGATGAGTAAAGCGAAACCGATGAGTAAAGCGAAATCTATATTTATTTACCATAAATAAATATGTCTAATACCGCGTTTTATCTGTCTTCAAAAGTAACTTCCTACGATGTACGAAATCCACCAGATTATGTCGAAAATATGTACACAGCAGATCACGCCGTTTTACAAGCAATATTAGACGATCTTGTTCCTATTATATCTTACAATTGGAGAGATAAGGTTACGTTAGCTTCTAATAGTGGAATTAATTTTACAGTAATATATATTTATTTTCAAGTGGATATGTTCGAAGGATATCCTATCTATCTTCTTATTAATGGTCCACTAGACGATCCGACATTTTTTGAGCGGAACGGATACAATAGTGTGATGTCCCAGCTCGAAACCCAACTAGCCCCAGCTATAGTTACCAACTACTACAGTGGAAAGAATAAAGGTTCTAAAATAATGTTGAATTGGAACCGAGTGGAATGATAATAGCCAACTCTCTTCGGGCATCTTGGCGCCACTTTCAGATTTTTCAAAAAGGAAACTCTCGATCGCGAACATATCGTTGCGAAAATTTCTGCAAGGATTTATCCTTGTTCATGTCCCAATTACGACTTTTTCAGTATGATTTTCACCTTCGAAAATCCGCTTTTTCCCACCTCCATTTCTAATTTTTTCTGATCTTTCCATCGGAAAAAATAAATTGAAAAAATTCAAAGTCGAAAAAATATTAAAAAATGTCCGATTTGTCCTGTACCGATTATTCTGAGAAAGCTATTGTAGTCCGAGGGGATACAAAGGAACATAAAGATGCCTTGAAAAATCTGGGTGGAAAATACAACGCTAATTTGAAAGATGGAGCAGGTTGGATTTTTTCAAAGAAAAATGAAGATAAAGTACTAGCTTATATTTCTTCTTGCGATTCTGAAACTGCAATTGGAAGTTCGTCATCAACTGATCTTCTCGATATGTGTAAGAAGAAGCTGAAGACTATGTCAACTAAGGAACGACTGGCTTTTATTGCGTCAATTGCGGATTTCTGCGCTAAAAATGACGAGAAGAGAGGAGAGACGAGTCAGGAACCGAAGCGATCTGCAACGCAACAACCTGCGAAACAACCCCCAAAACCTGTTGTCACGTACAAGGCGAAGGTTGAACAGACAGCAACTTGCTACGATAGTGAAGAATGCGAGGAAGATGCCGAAAGTGATGAAGAAGTTCCACGGAAGCGATTTTTCTAAAATTCTCAATTTCAAAAATGAAATTAAGAACAAAATTTTTCATATAAAAACGAAATGGGAATTAAGCATTTTTTTAGCTGGTTTAGAAACCGGTTTTCTGACTGTATTTATAACCTTAAGAAAGGGGAGACATTCCGCGATATTCGGGAAGAGATTGTATCCGATGAGGAGATCGAAGGCGGAGTTGAGATTGATAACCTAATGATTGATATGAACGGTATTTTTCACAATTCCGCTCAGAAAATCTATCAATACGGAAATCACAAGCCGAAACCTCGTCTTCTCGGTTCTCGTGCCCCTCCGAAGGGGGCGGGAGGTCTCCAAAAACAACTACAAGTCTTTCAGCATATCTGCGAGACCATCGACAGCATTATTCACATAGTTAAACCTAAGAAACGGCTGATTCTGTGCGTTGATGGACCGGCTCCTTTGAGCAAACAGAGTCAACAGAGGCAACGACGTTTTCTTAGCGTTACGAGGGAGGAAACTTCGTTCGACAGCAATTGTATCACTCCAGGAACGAAGTTTATGGATTTCCTGTCGAAATATATTGATTGGTACATTAGAAAAAGTATGTCTACGGAATCTTCTCCATGGGCTAATCTAGAAGTTATCTTCTCGAATGAGAAAGCACCAGGTGAAGGGGAACATAAGCTGATAAACTATATCCGTAAATACGGAAACAAAGAGGAATCGTATTGTATTCACGGGATGGATGCGGATCTTATTATGCTCTCTCTTGGTACTCACTTGAAGAAGTTTTGGATTCTCCGAGAAGAGCCAATGAATCACAATTTCGATTTCTACGTTATAGATATTCTCGGAGTTCGCCAACAAATGGGAGAACTTATGAGATGGGGAGAAAGTAAGAAGAAATATGAGATCGAAAGCGCTATTAACGACTTTATCTTTATGTGTTTCACTGTAGGTAACGATTTCCTTCCACACATTCCGGGAATTGAGATTATCGAAGGTGGAATTGATTTTATGCTAGATGTGTACAAGAAGACTTGTGAGACATATGGGCATATCACGAAGAGTACGGACAAGGGAGTACGTTTTCGGCGGAAGTCGCTGAAAGCATTTCTAGGTACTATTTCTCAGTACGAGAAAAGTGTTCTTGAAAATAAGCTACTTCATCGAAAAGCTTTCTTTCCGGATTCGATACTGGAAAACAACACTACTTGTGTGGATGGGAAAGATGTGTTGGATATTGAGAATTATCGGAGCGAATATTACCAAGCGAATGTGCCAGGAGTGAAAAACGAGGAAGATATGGAGCGGTATTGTCACGAATACCTAGAAGGGATGCAATGGGTGATGACCTATTACACCCAGGGCGTTCCCAATTGGAGATGGCGATTTCGGCATCACTATGCTCCATTTTCTAGCACTTTGGCGGAACATGTTAGTACGTTTTCTTTCAGCGATTATTCACCTTCTTCGCCTACTCTTCCTTTTGTTCAACTACTTGGAGTGCTACCTCCGAAGAGTTCATTGCTTCTTCCGTCGCCATTGGATTCTCTACTCGGGTCTGCGGATTCTGTGATGGCAGAGTATTGTCCCTCCGACTTTAAGGTTGATCTCAGTGGAAAGCGGAAAGAATGGGAAGGAACTGTACTTCTCCCCTTTATGGATTATGACAAACTTGAGAGCTGGTACGGAGAAGCGATTAAGAAGGTTGATCATGGGGATACAAAACGGAATGTGATTGGAAAAAGCTACGTGTATGCTCACACGAAACCGTTTCTGTTCCGTTCGTTTCACGGAGATTTCCAATGTAGTGTGAGTACAAAGATTATTGAGCTATAAATTTTATACTGAAAATAGTATAAAATAAATTATCTAGATTTCTTGGGACGACGTGAAGCCCTGCGAGAACGTCTTGGTGAAGCCCTGCGAGAACGTCTTGGTGAAGCCCTGCGAGAACGTCTTGGTGAAGCCCTGCGAGAACGTCTTGGCGAAGCCCTACGTGATCCCTTGCGTGATCTTCGTTTGGATCGTCTAAATCCGACATAGCCTTTTACGATATTGAGAATATGTGGTTCATAATTATCTCTACTTTTCATTTCATGTTCCACGGGGGACATATACTGATTAATCCAATCTTGTTTTACCTCTCGAAACATTGGAATTACTGTCTCAATCCACAATCGTTTCTCTTGACTAGAAAGTCTCATTTTACGTCTCTCAGGATCGTAATAATCTGTATAGGCAGGGAAATTTTCATCTAATAGCGGTGATACATCAAAATCTGCTCTTAGTAAAAGACGGAAAATAAATTGTATGTTTTCCACACTATTTCCCAAGTCTTCAAGAAAAATATTCTTTATTTCGTCTAATATATATTTTCTATCTCGTTCAGAAGGTTCCCTAAGTATATTTACTATATGATTTCGTAATTCTACATCATTTTTATCTCGTAAAAGTTTCTTAAGTGATCTTTTTAATTCTTTTGACATTTATTACACGAGAATTATTTAAAAATTGAATTTTTTTTATACGTATTCACAGTATAAAAATGTGTATCATATGTCGTGAAGAGAAAATTACAATTACAACTGAAAAAATTATGGGTAATATATTATATTGTTCTGCTTGTCCTACACTCACTCATATTCCTATTATCCCCGGACTGAAAGAACTTCATTGTGACCGATGTCCTCTACTTACTCACATTCCTATTATTCCCGGTCTGGAAGAATTATATTGTTACAAATGCCCTATGTTGAAAGAAATTCCGAAAATTCCTACACTAGAAATTCTATTCTGTGGAGATACAAAAATAGAATCCCTACCGGATTTTCCTGCTCTGAAACGGTTGAATTGTGCAAGTTGTAAAAATCTCAAGGCTATTCCAGAGTATCCGAATCTAAAAGACTTGCATTGTGGAAGTTGTAATGTTGTAGAGTTACCAAGCTTTCCGAAGCTACATCATCTAGTAACATCTGATTGTGCGGATCTTGAACGGATATCCAGTCAACCGAATCTCGATACTCTACATTGTGGATGTTGTACAAGTCTTACAGAAATTGTAGACACCCCAAAGCTACTAGAATTATACTGTTCGTATTGTACGCGACTTACAAAAGTACCGGATAGCATATTAAGATGCCAAGCCTATGATTGTAAATGGATAAAATACAACATGGCTTTCGAAGGAAATATGGAATCTCTCCGCTTTTGTCAAGCTATCGTTAGGAGAAAGTTAACGGGGAAGAAACTGGAAAGTATAATTCCAGAGATATCTGCCATTTATTATTCCCCAGGATGTAAGGGCGAGTTCGATGCGAAATATTCGTTCGTGAGATTTTCTAAACAAAGTATTCATCTGAAGTAAAAAATGATTTTAAATTGTTCTTCAATATAAAATTCGATGTGTATCGTATGTAAATGGAACTCTGGAGAGGAGAAGGTTGATTTGAGTATAGATTATCTAAATTGTGAAAGTTGTACAAGTCTTACAAGTATACCTGTCATACCAGAACTGAAATATCTAGATTGTTCGTGTTGTACAAGTCTTACAAGTCTACCTGTTATGCCGGAACTAGAAACACTAGTTTGTAGAGGTTGTACAAGTCTTACAAGTATACCTGCTATGCCGAAATTGTTGAACCTATATTGTGACATTTGTAAAAATCTTACAGCTATACCTGCTATGCCAAAATTGTTGAAGCTAGGTTGTTCCAGTTGTACAAGTCTTACAAATATATCCGATATGCCAGAGCTGAAAACACTATATTGTTCAGGTTGTAAAGCTCTTACAGCTATACATGCTATACCGAAATTGGAACTGATATTTTGTCAGTCTTGTACAAGCCTTACAAAACTACCTGTTATGTCAGAGCTAAAATATATAGATTGTACATATTGTAAATGGGTAGACAAATACAGAGATTTCAACAGTAACATCAAAGCTCTTCGTAGCTGTCAAGCTATCTTCAAGAGGAAATTAATCGCAAGGAAACTAATTCGAATAATTCCTGCAATAACAGAGATCTACTACTCCCCAGGATGTAAGGGATCTTACTTGGCTGAGAAAAGTTTTGTATCACATGTTTTCTAACAAAGAAGAAACATAAAATGATTTTAAATTGTTCTTCAATATAAAATTCGATGTGTATCGTATGTAGATGGAACTCTGGGGAGGAGAAGCTGGATTTGAATATAGAAAAGCTAGATTGTTCGTATTGTACAAGTCTTACAAATATACCTGTATTGCCAAAATTGGAAGTACTATCTTGTAATTATTGTACAAGTCTTACAAGTATTCCTGTTATGGAGGAACTAGAAACACTATTTTGTAATGATTGTACAGCTCTTACAAGTATACCTGTATTTCCAACTTTGGAAGAACTAGAGTGTAATGATTGTACAGCTCTAACAAGTATACCTGTTATGCCGGAGTTGAAAATACTAGATTGTGAAAATTGTACAAGTCTTACAAGCATACCTATTATGCTAGAACTAGAAATACTATATTGTAGGGGTTGTACAAGTCTTACAAGTATCCCTGTATTACCAAAATTGGAAGTACTATCTTGTATAGGTTGTACAAGTCTTACAAGTATACCACTACTTCCTAATCTAAGACAGTTATTTTGTGCACATTGTACAACTCTTACAAGTATACACCCTAATTTAGGAATAATAGTTTGGCGAGGATGTAAGTGGATAAGCAAATGTAAAGATTTCGAAAGCAATATCGAATCTCTTCGTAGATGTCAAGCTATCGTTAGAAGGAAGCTAACAGCGAAGAAACTAATTCGAATAATTCCTGCAATAACAGAGATCTACTACTCTCCAGGATGTAAGGGAGAGTATGTAGCATATTGCGCCTTCTCTGGACAATGTGAGTTGTTACAAGAATAATGCGGAAATATCGTGCATGTTCACAAAAAACTCTTGTATATTGGAGAGTAATCTATAATAACATCGTCAGCTTTACAACACTCTGAAATCCACTTACAACATCCTTTCCCTTTAACATAGTCCGAAACTTTATCGTCAAAAAATTTGGGTTTTATTAGTGTACCGTACTTCTTGTTCTTCTTAGCGTATATTATTTTATCGGGATTCTCATCACTAGCCGTTACCATCTCTTCGATAAAGGAGGTTCCGTAAATCATGGAGGGATCCACGATAATGATTTTAGTGTTAGCTTCAGGTTCACGCAAAACAGAGCAAATAAGAGTTTCAGCATCATCGTAGTCCTTATTATACCCATATACCGAAAGAGCTTTAATAACATCTTTCGGTATCTTCCCGATATCGCTATACGGAATAGTTATACCTATATCGTTAACTAGCTCCGATTGATCCAATAGCGAATTTATGAAAGGCTTTAATTTCTCCAATTGCTTATCGTTAGCAGAAAAGCAAACAACCACCTTATCTTTACTTCCTTTTATTTTCTTATAATTATTAAGAAATTTTTCTGTGGGGGTATAGTGTAATTTCACGTAGCGAGGAATTTCGTAGTAGGATAAAATGAGATATAGGAGGGCAAGAATAGATAGAATCAACGATATAATCTGAAAAGTTTTTTTGCTCATTTATTTATATATAGAAAGTTTCATTAGATAAAATGATAACAGTTATCAAGCAAAGAAAAATTAATAGAGAAAAAACTGATGAAGTTGTACTGTTCTATCCCGATTTATTTTCCGGTTCTATAATAACAGAAATTGCTACAAAACTAGATAATCGTTCTATACTTAGTCTAAGTGTAGGGTTAGCAATGATAACAGAAAAAATATACAAACCGCGAAAAGTAAATAATCAAGCCGGATCTATAGCATGTATAATTATAGAAAGTTCCACAGCTATTTTCGAGAAAGGGGAAGAAAAAATGACTGTTCCCTGTCAGGCGGGTTCTGTTTTCATTCTCGGGTCGCTTTTTCGAAATTCTTGGAAGTATACTTTACCTGTAAATTCTATAAAATTATACGAAGAGAATTATCTGCCTGGAATATATTTGAATACAAAACAGAGGTTTCTATATGCTGAAAATGTTAGAAAAAGTCTGTCAGATATAAAGAAACTACCAATGTGGGGACAATGTATTCAGAAAATAATGCCGTTAGAATTGTTAGGAAAGGGGAGTTATGCTAATGTGTTCAAATCCGGGTATTTATCTCAGGTTTTTGCTGTAAAGATGTCGAAAGTGAAGCCCGAGGCGGTGGAACATCCTTACGACATCTCTTTTTCATCGTGGCACGAGGTTTATTTTTTAAAAGATATTTTCAAGCCTATTATAGAAAAAAATATTTGTCCTAATCTTCCTCTTCTTTACGATAATTTTACGTGTGAGAATTGTGATCTTGTGATAGACGATGAGAAGCTACATACTCCATGTGTTATAACAGTTGTGGAAATAGCTTCCGGAAATCTGAAAAATTATCTACAGGAAAAGAGGCATATTGAAGAACTGTATTCAGCTTTATTTCAGATTATGGCAGCGGTACATGCGATACAACATTACGGGCAGATTATGAATTTCGATATTAAGAAAGAGAATGTGCTATTTTACGATGTGGAAGCGGGAGGGTACTGGCATTATAAGGTGAAAGGGCTAGACTATTATGTTCCGAATTTCGGAAAGCTATTCATTCTGAACGATTTCGGCATCTCTAGAACAATGTCACCAAAATATCCTATCTACAAGACCAAAGAAGATAAGTTATTCCGATTAGGATCTCGATATGCTATAATAAAAGATAATGTATTTATCCCTTTTGATTCAATATCGGAAAAGGAAGAGAATTCACATAAAGTAGAGTGGGAAAACGGAAAAGTTTCTTTAGGAGCGGAATTCAAGATGAATAGAGCAGATAACAGTATTGTAAAAATACCTGTAAAATTAACTGAAGAAATTGTGGATTATTTAAAGATGAAAGGAAGTTCGACAAATCCTAGTTCCCATAAGTTTTTTTTAGATCCTGAAATTATACCTCCATTTGAATTTTACAATGATACGCAAGATGTTATAAGAATGTTCATAGGAGGTAAGCGTACGACACAAAAGGGGAATCATAAACTGTATTCAACTATACCTAAAACTTTTATGAAAGAATTGCGACCATATCTTGGAGAAGGGGATTCGATGAAGGATGGTCTATTTTCTTATAATCCGGCAGAGGTGTTAGCTGGGTATTTTATACAAAGTTTCTTTGAGAAGTATAGGAAAAAACCTGAAAACGAAAAAATAATAGCAACATATATATTATCAATCTAAAATAACATTATTATCTTCCATAAGATAAAAATGTCGATTTCTTACAGTAGCATCGTCGGATTCGGAAGTGGAAAAGCGACCCTTCCTTCAGTTGAAACGTGGGGAAACAATATGAACATTCTGAGAGATCCACCGAAATCTATCTTTACAAGAAAGATTGATAAAGTGGGTCAGACCTCAGAAATTACTCAGATGATCGACGATTCCTCAGATCGCGCTTGTGAAGCTATTCTTGTCTACGCGAGAGGTGTTAATCCTATGGTTGCCGTATCTTACGACAACTATGGAAATAATGGAGGTCAGAAATCTGGTAATGTAAATCAAGCTGGTCTCAATGTCAATGGTGGAAGTGGAAAACAAGCTTACCTCCCCTACAGAATTATGGATCGTGGAGCTTTCCGACCTCCTATACGAGACCAGAGAGATATTCTTCCTCTTTCCAGATTGCCGAGAGTATGGACATCGTCGTATTCTCAGCCCGGATTTCCCGATTTCAGCAAGAAAGCAATGTGTCACACAGAAACAGGAGAAGAATTCAGAGCTATTAAAGGATCTGAACAAATGCTCAAGGCTTGTATTCGTCCAACAGCTACCTATCAGCTTGAAACTCCTATTACAGAAAATTATGAAGTTAAACACGTTATTAAAAATCCTGTACAAATATCTGGGCACAGTGGTATACAGCCTCAGGCGCGATTTAATGGCGAGGTTGGAGAACCTGTAAAGATGAATACATCACCCATAAGACCGGATATTAATGTTAATCAAAGTGGAGAAAATCATCTTGCAGATCTTTCTCACTTTGACACAGATAAATATACTCACGAGGTTCTATATAGCGATGTAAGTGCAAATAGCTCAAGTAGAATCGGTACTACAGATATCAGTGAGTTGTATGGTGTAAATACAAATAATAAAATTAAGAATCAGTTTAATATAGATTATGATGCTCCAAGAACAGGCTATGAAAAACATGAATATATTCATTCTGACATAGATCTTGAACGGGTACTTCCGCATCATGAGTCTAGAACTAATAATGGACGTAATATACATACCCGTATGGATAATCAGGTGGCAGAGAGAGAATATATGGCTAACAGACCTATGCCGAATATTCGAACGAATGTTGGAGGTTCCCATATGGGAGCGATAGATAATATATCTTCAAGGAACTATAATCTGCGTCCTACAGTTAATCCTGGAGGCTTTGACGCTGTTCCAAGTATACCGTTAATGTATCGAGAAAATGAGATACAGGAGCTAGATATGCATAAGACGAATATGAGAAAATCTATATACGAGATGCAACAAGATCGGAACCTTACCCTAGGAAATATTCCGTATATGGTGGAAGAAACAATTGCGTAAAATTTTTTTCACTTGTAATAAATGTCTAACAAACAAGAAATACTAATGGGACTTTGTATCGCGACTTTAGCCCTACAACTCACAGCTATTTCTACAGATCACTGGTCTGTCAAGAAGAAAAATGGATCAGACCCAAATCTTAACATAGGATTGTGGAAAGCATGTGGAAAAGATGTGGATAGCTCCATTCCGAAAGTAAATATCAATGAATCTTTGTGCGTTCACCTTCCCATGGATGGATGGAAGTCGTTCCCCAAAAACTCGCTAGAAGCTGTAAGAGCTTTCGCCATTCTAGGCTCTGTTCTTGTATTTATGAGTCTGATGTGTATGATGTATATGAAGAGTTACAAGAGATGCCAACTTGTGTGTTTGGTGGCAGGTGGTCTGTGCTCCCTAATTGCTGAAGGAATCTGGGTCGCTGAGCTCACGAAACTCAAGCCCGCTGATAATAAACCCGCAGTCAAGTTCGATCTGGGCTACTCGTACTACCTTAACATGGGAGGCGGTCTCCTTGCACTTGTGTGTGCCTGGTACTATAACTACGGAAAGTAAACAAATAAAACTAAAACAGTTTTATTTTCTATTTATAAAGCTTATGAACGGTGAAGCAAAAAACCAGAGTAAATACATCCTATCAAAAATAAGTTTTTCCGAACCACAAGAAAGGTTTAAAACGAAAAAATTGCTTTCAACTTCTTCGGAAAGTATTATTTACAAAGTTGGAGAAACTATACTGAAAATACCCAAATCTAATATCTATGTGAATAATTTGATACGTTCTTACTATATTGGAAATGTGCTGAATAATCTTATATGTAAAATACCCAATTTCGTATACACTACAGGTATATACAAGATTGATGGTAAAATAGCTGTATCTCAGGATTTTGTGCGAGGGGAAACGTTCGAAGCTGTACTTCCTAAACTATCGCTCTTAGAATTTCTGAATATCTTTATACAAATTCTTTTCGCATTGGAAGTAGCCCAGAGGGAATATAAATTCTGTCATTACGATTTACATCTTAAAAATATTATTTTGAAGCCGGTAAAGACTCAGTTCACATATTCAGTAATGCTAGATAAGCGATATGATATTACTGTAGATAAATATATTCCTGTTATTATAGATTTCGGCTTTGCTTCTGTACACTTTGAAAATAAAACAATAGGTTCTTACGATTTTCCACAATATGGTATGATGAATTTCCTTGTTCCGGGATACGATATGTATAAATTGCTGTTCCACTCGTATGTAAGCAATACAGTTTTACATAGAGAGATAGGACTGCTATTTCTTTTTTACGGAGAGCATGATCCTTATAAGATGCTGATAACACCTCCTGAAAAATTTCCGGAAATATCGAAAACATACCTATCAAAGGTAACTTTTTCTCGCATATCTACATACACCCCACTAGAATTTATAAAGTGGATTAGAACACGATATAGCTCACTTTAAAGAGGAATATGGATCATATAAATGGAGCTAGATATACCTCTTTTTGTTCACCAAGAAGCTAGTGTGGAAGCTATGGAAAAACTTGAATTGGATAAGAGAGTTTATGAAACTGAAGATAATATAATCTACACGGATATAGGAATAAATGCAGACATCACAGGATATGGGAAAACTATGTCTATGGTAGCACTAGTAGCTCGTAATAAAATGCCTTGGGATCTGACAAAGGAATATCTGTTAGAGAAAACATTTGTTCACGCTGGGAATCACGTCAAAAAAGTATATATTGAACGATACTCGAAATTAAACACTACATTGGTTTTGACTAATTCTTCTATAGTACATCAATGGGCTACTGAGTTTGCGCATTCGAAACTGAAAGTTGATATTGTTACTACAAATAAAAAAGCGATGTCGGTAAATGCTATGGATTTAGACGTTATTATAGTATCTCCAACGATGTGTGGAATATTATTAGAACGATATTCTTGCATGGCTTGGAAACGATTTATATATGATGAACCGACTACAGTGAAATTAACCACTATGAAACCTATTAGGGCAGGCTTCATATGGCTTGTCACAGCTACTCCACAAGATATATATAAGAAGCATAAATCTATCAAGAAGAGTTATATTTCTTCTATAATTGGGGATAGGGGATTTGAGAGAATGATAAGAGATCTAGTAACAATAAAGAACGATGATGAGTTTGTTAAAGAATCTTTCAATATGCCCTTGACAAAGTTCGTGAATCATCGTTGTAAAGATAATGTATTCAAAGCAGTCAAAGGACTCGTTACATCAGAGATTTTGAAAATGATAGAAGGAGGATGTATATCAAATGCGGTACATGCACTAGGTGGAAAAAGAACCGATAACATAATGATACTACTTCGAAAAAATAAATTAAAAGAGCTAGAAAAGGCTCGAGATACAAGAAATACACAACGGGAAAAAGTAATTGAAACACAACTAAAACAACTAGAAGAAAGGTTTGAAACAATGTTGAAAGATAACTGTAGTATCTGTTACGATAAGTTGCGAAAACCTATAATGGAACCGTGTTGCCATAATATATTTTGTGGAAGATGTATTCTGTTGTGGTTAAAAGACAAAGGAACTTGTCCACTCTGTCGAAGAGTGGTCAATAAAAATGATTTGGTCTATATCGGAACGGAAGTTGACGGAGAGGAAGACGAAGAGAAAGGTGAAATTGTACTGAACAAAGATGAAACTATAATAAATATAATTAAAAACGATTTTGAAAATAAAAAGATTATAATTTTCTCAGACTGGAACGATACCTTCGAAACTATTAGAAATATTCTAACGACTGCAGGAATTCCGTTTGTGGAGATTAATGGCTCTGCAGAAACCAGAGCGAAGAAATTAGAACAATTCTATAATGGAAGTGTTTCTGTTGTCTTTCTAAACTCCCGCACAGATAATTGTGGAATTAATATGCAACAGACTACAGATATCATTCTCTACCATAAAATGGACGATTCCACGCGTCAGCAGATAATAGGAAGAGCTAATCGCATAGGCAGAAAAACACCGTTAACAGTGCATAATCTAGTATTAGAGTAACACATAATTACCCTCAATTTCTCTCCAATCCGTAAAATAAATAACCATATCGAACCGACTTAGGATATGGTTAATTTCCCTTAATAAATTATTTACAATTCTACGCTCATCTTTAGAGAGGTAAATTGAACGACCTTTCTGTGTGCTATGGTATATTTGACCAAGAAGTTGTTCTATTCTTTGATCAGGGTTTTTCCTATTATAAAGCGGAAGATACCTTGAATTCCTAGCGTTAACCTGCCATATTCCCCATATAGTAAAAATACACGAACTCTTAGGGGTCTTCCTTAGCGGAAGAAAAATATCTTGAACGCTAGGATACCCCTTTGAAACCCTAGAATGTGTATGCCAAGTATATTTTGTGTACATTGTAGGTAAACAAAAGCTTTGTTCTCCGACATTGTCTATGTAAAGTACAAGTTCGTCTCTATTTTTAGATATTGGAATACCGTATTTTTCTTGTTCATCTTGTGTAAGGAGATGACCGCATACTTCTACCTTGTTTTCTAGGACAAGATTTTTTATTGTATCAATTGTATTCGAGGAGAGAAACATATTTATTATATATCTATTCTTCTGAATTCTGTTCTTCACTTTCCTTGAATAGCTCCGGATTTGTAGTCCTTAACTCTAATATTTTTGAATCTATATTTTCCATAACAACATCCATATCGCATCCAAACTTTGTATCTTCATTGTAGGTGAATTTAAGGTTTTGAATACCTTGTTTAGCTTTAATCAGATCACTAACGATTCCTTTGGGTACTACTGTGTTTCCTTGGCTATTGTAGCGTTCCACAATCTCAAATGAGCGAGTAACGACGTCCTTAACGAATTTTAGAGCATTAATACGGTTATCTGGGTAGATAAAAGAGCGAGATATCTTTGTAATAAAATTATTTTGCTGTCTATTCACATGACGAACGTTGATCTTTTCGTCTCTCTGAATATAGCCTATAAATTTAAGTCTAGATATTATTTCTTCGTGATTTTCCATACAGACTGATCCTGTTTGGTTATTAATTAACACATCTTTTAGATGCTTTAAACCTACCACAGCTATAGTATTCATTTATTATACAAAATATATAAAAATGAAACATATAGATATGGTAAAAATTTAATAAATGGCATGTAAAGGATTTACAAAGAAAGGAATTCAATGTAAATATAAAGCTGTTATTAACGGTTATTGTCACCTTCACTCGACATCGCCCTCTATACAGAAATGCACAGAAATCACAAAGAAAGGTGTCCCCTGTTCCCGCAACGCAAAGGAAGGAACTCTGTTCTGTGGATTGCATTCCGTACCTCGCGCGGGTGAGTATCGGGCTCCTAGCGGAGCTGATAGTGGGAGACCCGATCCGGATGAAAACATTAGAATATGTATTGCAAAAATGAAATTCGGTAATCCCTGTTATCGGAAAGCGAAGCCAAACTCGCCATACTGTGCGATGCATGCGCCAAAACCCGCGAAACCGAAACCTGAAACCCCGCCAAGATCTATGTGCTCCGGTACAACAAAGAAAGGACGACCATGTAATCGGTACTCTGTTATTGGAACGGCATATTGTCAACAACATTCGTATTTCGGTTTTCACGGAAGTAATAATTACAGTTACAACTATTATAGTTATAGCGATAGTGCCAAAGATTATTTTTACGGAAATGCACAAAGAGAAGATACTTACAAACCCAAGCCGAGTTATGCCCCTCCACCACCTCCTCAACCTTCTTTATTCACAGAGGTGAAAGAAGCTCTCAGATACTTTAATCTCCCCGAGAACACTACATACAACGATATTAAGAAAAAATATCGAGAACTTGCCCTTCGGCACCATCCCGACAAAGGAGGCGACCTTGAGGTCTTTAAGAAAATACAAAATTATTATAGCACTCTATCTACCAAGTATAAAATATAAAAATGAAAAAGTTACAATCTATTTCTATATTCGAAAAATGGCGATCAGAATCTTGGATGAGAGATGGAGCGATATTTCGCTTTCTATCCTTATTAAAGAACGAACTTTCCCCGCAAGATGGAACAGCTTCTTTTCTAGACCAGATGTATACAAAAAACTCGTGGAAATCGCAAACGAGATAGAAAACGAATCCAAAGGCTGTATTGTATATCCTTCTGCAGATAAAATATTTAGAGCTTTCTATCTACCTCTAGAAAAAATAAAAGTTGTTATTATAGGACAAGATCCTTATCATGACGGGAACGCAGTAGGAATCTGTTTTTCGGTTCCACCTGGCAAGAAAATAAATCCTTCTCTTCTCAATATCTACACAGAATTAGAAAGCGAAGGGTATAAACCCAAACGTAACGGAGATCTTTCACATTGGCTAAACCAAGGCTGTCTTATGCTAAACACCGCCCTTACCGTTGAGAAAGCTAATCCTGAAGCTCATTTGAAGTTCTGGTATCCGTTCTCTGAGCTCCTTCTCGATTACGTAGCGAAGAGCACTCACAACGTTGCATGGTTACTTATGGGGAAACCCGCTTCCGAGTTCAAGAATTTTGCAGAAATTAATGGTCATAAAGCTTTTATAACATCGCATCCATCTCCGCTATCGGCATATAGACCGTTTAGAACCTATCCAGCTTTTATAGGTTCTGGAGTTTTCAAGAAGATCAATGAGTTTCTTCACGAAAGCGCTCGTGAAGAGATAGAATGGTAAAAAATTTATATGTTATAATATATAAATGAAAAATAGCACTGTAGGAGTTTTTAGCACTGGTGAAAATCGATCACAACGTGACATGCAACTTCAATCCGATTTTAACTGTAAGCGCCCCAATCAATCTCTTCCTCGTACAAACGGAAATGGAACCGGTGTTTTAGGTTCTAATATATCTGAAAGAACTTCGCGTGATAAACAGCTTCAAAATGAATTTTCTTGTTCTAACAAGAGGGAAAATTACTGCTCTGGTTCTCCGGGACCGAGTCCTCATCCTAATTCTGACGAAATGATCTACCCTAGATCGGTACGCGATAAGGCTATGCTCAAAGAATTCAATCCTGGAGCTTGCCAGATTCAGCGTGAGCTCTCGCGTGAGAATTATTGCGGAGGTGGTTCTCCATCTGTAAGCGGAGCGCCTTCCGGGCCGTGGGCAAATCTTAATTACAATCCGTACAATTCTAGCAGTAACATTACGTATGTTCCACTAAGATAAAATATTTATTTATTTCTGTAAATAAATATGTCTTCTAGAACATGGTCAACGCTTTCTTATGATTTTTTCCAAATAGGTGGAAGTCTTAAAGATTTTATTGACGATATTAGACACTACAATAGCTTCGATAAATCATTTTTTCTAAACGCTACTGTTAGAGACTTTATAAATAAATTAGATGAGCTATCTCCAGAACAGATAGATATGATTCTCTACATTCTGAAAAAATCTGAAATTACTCTTGATGATATTACTCCTTACATTAACGATTATAGAAGCGATGCTAAAGTAGATAGAGTCAAAGAATTAATAGAAAAAGCTTATAGAACTAACAAACTCCCTTCTCGCTATGTTAGTGTTGAAGAATATTATAAAGAAGATTGTAAAGTTAAGGATAAATGTAAATGCGTACCTTACACTAACAGCAAGTTCAAAAAAGAATGTGGATTCAAGGATATGCCGTTAATCACAGACCCGAGAGCGAAAATGGATATTTTTATTAGTTACGGATACGAAATTAAAGAAGCTTCGAGAGAAGCTCTAGATTATATTAACGAATTTCCTATATTTATTCTAAGGAAAGGGACTACGCTGTGCCATTCCACACATAAATCGAGACTGCTGGCTCGTGAAAAACGAGGTTTCAAAATACCGAAGCTATTATGGTGGAATAAATTTCTTCCAGGGCAAGAAATTTATAACGGTGGATGGTTCACGTACGAAACGCCATACGGCGGACCTGCTTTCGGCGTATCTCTTTTCTACAAAGTGCAAGAAGATATTCCTATTCTATTTATACCTAATTACAAGAAGCATAAGGATGATAAGAACTATTTTCCAGATTATCCCTGGAATTTTCTTCCAAGTGGAGATCATACCGATAAAGACGAATTTTCGGGAAGTCATATTGTTCAAGGTGTTAAGAACTGGAAAGAAAAAGGGTATGAAATGATAAATGCGAAATATTACGCAGATGAATTAGCCAAGAAGTTAGTATCGCTCGGATTTCCAGGATATATAAGCTGTGACGAATGTGAAGTTTTCATAACTCACAAGAGTATGAAACGAATGCTTAATCAGCCTCCTTATAGAATACGAGTAGAACTTGATAAAGGAGATAGCTATAAGTCTACTTTCGATGAGATTCTTGAGCTAATGTGTTTCAAGGACGAATATTGCCCACTACAAATAAATTCCAACCTAAAAGATAGAGGTGATATTATCGATATGGAGATTATTGATGTTGAAAAGACATTGAAAAAAGATTTATCATCTTTTGCGAAGCAATATAATATAGAGTATGGTCAAAGTAATTTTGTATCTGATATGCATAAATTTGAACCGGTAGCTGATAAATCGTAAGCCTTTATCAGTCTTCCGGAAGGGTCTGTGGAATTTGTCCACTTTGGCATCCAATATTTTATATCTAGATTGTAACTTGGAAAAATATTGTTGAAAACAGTTTTATAGTACATCGCTTCTTTGCTAGGAAACCCTTTTGGAAGCCCTTCTATTAACGGTTCCACCATCTCCTGTATATAATGATACCAAGATTTTTTCACACTCGAAACACCATCAGAAAATCCTTCTTTTCTTCTCCATAGAATTTCCTCGGGTAAATACCCTTCAAATGCTTTTCGTAATACATACTTCTCAAATCCGTTCCTTGGACTCTTATCTTCTGCTGATAGCGCGAGAGTAGCATCCACAAACTTCTTATCCAGAAACGGAACTCTAGGCTCCAATCCGTTCACAGAAATACATCTGTCGGCTCTTAACACATCGTACATATGTAGATTCTGTACTAACCGTAGCGCCTCATCTCGCCCTTCTTCTGAAGTAGGAGCATTATGAAAATACAAATACCCTTCAAGAAGTTCATCGGAACCCTCCCCGGAAAATATAACCTTGTCATCTGTATTCTCGGAAATATATTTAGATACTAAATACATTCCCACACTAGCTCTAATAGTAGTAATATCGTAACTCGCCAAGGTTTCTATCACCTTTGGTATTACAGCAAATCCTTCTTCCGGTGTAAAGAGAATTTCTGTATGTTTTGTGCGTAGCGCTTCGGCTACTTTCCGTGCATAATAAAGATCGGTGGAACCCTCCATTCCAATTGAATACGTCCGCACATTTTCTCCTCCAAGAAATTTCACAAGAATAGCAGTAATAATACTACTATCTAGTCCTCCAGAAAGTAGGCATCCCATTGGTCTATCAGACATCAACCGAATCTTCACAGCATCTATTAACGTATCTCTAAGGGTCACCAGCGGTTCGCTAAGAGTAGGTTCACGAATACAAAGAACATGACGTGTAAGAGGAGTAATCACATTATTTTTACACACAGCTGTCAACCCTGGAGGGAAATGCGTAACACCAGTACAATATTTCACAAGAACATTCGGTACCGAAGCAATCATCAACTCACCTTCGTTCCAACCGTAATAGAGAGGTCGCACCCCTATACGGTCTCTAGCTAAATAGGTAGTATCCCCATCAACAAGAATAATAGCAAATACACCGTAAAGTTTCTTCACCATCTCCTCGAATCCTATTTTCTCATACAGCCGTATGATAACTTCACAGTCGCTTCTCGAGTTACACCTTAGATCAAATTCTTTTTCAAGCTCGAGATGGTTATAAATTTCTCCGTTACACATCATAAGGATGTTTCCGGATACCATCGGCTGGTTTCCGTTCATAGTTGTATCGTTGATAGATAATCTATAGAAAGAAAATACACCAGAAGGGATTGTTATGGTCGTCGAACTGTTCGGTCCTCTTGTTGAAAGGTAAGAACTATCAATAGCTAATTTTCTCTTTGAGAGAAAGGCGAAAATTCCACACATTTTATTTATTCAATATAGGTTTAAATTGATAATTTATATTTTGTATCAAAACAGAAAAATGAACTTACCAGACAGCGCCTCCATTTCTATTATTTTCGGTCCGATGTACGCGAGCAAGACTTCCGAGGTTATAAGGCGACTTATTATCTATCACGATATAGGGAAAAAAGTCTTGTATCTTAACACCACGTTGGATACCCGTTCCGAAGAACCTTTTTCGACCCACAATGAAACTATAGGAAAAGTCCCTTTTCACGCATTGAAAACAAAGACATTATCAGAACAGAATATAACCAACTACGATGTGATAGCCATAGATGAGGCGCAATTCTTTTCGGATTTGAAAAGTTGTGTATTAAGATGGGTAGATGTCGATAAGAAAATAGTTATTGTGGCTGGACTAAATGGGGACTATAGGCGAGAACAGTTTGGACAGATAAATGATCTCATTCCACATGCAGATTTCATTACGAAACTTACCCCTTTCTGTCTAGGATGCGTAAAACAGCAGAAAATGAGGACAGCACATTTTACGAAGAGAATAGTGTGTAAAGAAGGTGAAACAGAAAATATACTTATAGGAGGAAAAGAAGCGTATATTCCTGTATGTAGAGAATGTTATCTGAATTGAAAAGAGAAAAAAAATTCTTTTTTCTTTAATAAATGCTTAGTGGAAAATTTCTCTTCACACTTATCGGAATTGTTATGGCAATTTTAGCAATATGTAATTACGATTTTAGCGCACACCCGGTAGTAGAAAACTGGAACATGGGGGCTCAAACTGTGACCGCTATGCCTTACGTAGTTGGCGCTAACGGAAATAAGACAGCCTTCTCTGGCAACTTTTTCGACCCCGCCAGTCTTCGAGGAAGCGGAAAATTCGTCTCAGTACCCAGTTATCAAGCCGTCCTTTCTCCACGCTTTAGCAATGTCCAATATGGAGCAAATATACGGTATAATATGCCCGATCGTGAAAATCTTGCAGCGCCCTGTAATCCCCTTACTTTCGGAGACATGGCGAAAGAAAACTACGCTCCGAGACCGCAACAGCAACAACCCGTTCAGGAAAATTACAGCTGTGGAACTGGTCAATGCGGTTCGAGCGATGGTCAATCCTGTGGTAAAGGTGGTTACGGTTTGGGACACAAGATAGGAAGTGGATACGAACTCCCGGTAGGCTATACTAACGGTAACTACATGGATCAGTATAATAGTCTCACAGATAGTGGAGCTCCTGCTAAAGTAGTTTCTCAACCTTGTTCAGATTCTTCGGCTAGTTCTTCTCTTCCAGTGGGAACTATGTCAACTATGGATGCTCTAGGAAATCCTGAACAATTTGTAGTAATGAACAGACTTATGAACGTGAATATGAACAGTAAGCTTCGCGGACTAGGTGACCCTATTCGCGGAGATCTTGCTATCACCCCTTGCCAAAGCGGTTGGTTCTCCGTGTACCCGACTATCAACGTAGACCTTCAGCCAGGAGCCATGAACGTACTTGGTGGACACCAGGTTGGAGAATCCAATTCCAAGCTCATGGAACTCCTTATCAATGCTTCTGGTGGTTCTCGTACTACATTCGGTGGTGTAGATTTCTCAGACGCCCCCGCCGTAAATATGACTCCCCAATACGGAGCTGTTCTTGGCGCGGCAAGCACAGACGTGCAAGTCACAGCATTCCCGTAAATTGGACTACTCCGTACAACGTCGTAAATAGATCTAAAAACATCCAATTTCTTAGTAAGAATATTTACAACTAACCGGATGATGAGCCTAACTATAATCAAGTTTTGAGGTATGCTGGCACGTTGTTAAAAATTATAATAATATTTTCATATATGAATTGTACATGAAAATTAAGTTTATGGGCAAATTCATTTGCTAACAGTTGTCGTTCCTAAATCGTGAGATTGTGCCAAGTTCTCTCCCATAGTAGCTAACGCCTCGTATACATCTTCCGGCATCAGCGTCTTCGTCTGATTCACAGAGTTGATTACCAGCGCGTTCCTTACAATTGTATTAAGATGTTGTGTTAATAGCCCTCTTATGCTGTTAAAACATTCATCAGAAATACTCTTAATACCTGCTCGTCGCGCTAATCTAGTTATCGAAGGCTTTGTCAATTCCATTTCATAAATAAATGGAATTTCTTAAATATGGTATATATCATACTCCGCAAATCTCTCTCCAACTTTCTGAGAATGGTCTGCTATAGATATCTGATCGAAGATACATGCTCAACAAGTTCTTTATTTTCACTCCCGACTCGTCAGGGTATACACTAGAGTAGTACGTCCATAGAGAAGGTATGAGAAGATTTCCGCCCAAAGTCTTCATAACATCTCTCTGAAATTCGACAATCTGACCTTCAACATACAAACTATCGCAAAGATATGTTGCGGTTGCGTTCTCAAGATAATCGCAATCGTATATTTTTGAAGCAAGAATTAGACACGCTATTCCGTATCCTTGAATAAGATTTCTAGCAAGTCTGTTCTCAGATCTATTTTCTGGTGTATAATCTCTGTGTCCATTTTCAAGTTCGCTAATCTTACATTTTGACACGAACAAATCCATAAGCTGAATTCCTGTACAGAAAGCCGGTTTACAAAGTTTAACTTTTACAGCAACATCGCGGATCCACGAATACAGAATGTTTCTTATCTTTCCTATATCACCCGCGACAGCGTTATTCCACGAGTTGTTGATGTTGGCGATAATGGGCATGTTATTTAGAAGTTTCGGAATTTTTCGAATGTGTATTCTTGCAATATTCTGAAAAAGAGGATGAAGAATAATCTGATCGTAACTCCATCGGTGATGCGGATTCGGTTCCACCATATGAGAAATTAGGTCTGCCATCTCCTCGGGCATTTTCGTGGATATCCGCTCACCGGATATAGAAACGGAGTTCCTCTTAAAAGATGATAGAATCGCTCCCCTAGCATATTCAGCAACCGAGTTCCCAGAGATAGCTTCTTTCGCAATTCTCAAAATCTTGTTTTTTCTTCGCAAACAAGGCATTGGAAACCCTGTGAATTTCGAAATCACATTTTTCAGCTGAAGTTTACGTGTCTTAAACACGAATTCTCTTCCTGTGTACAAATATAGAAATATCGCACCAAGAGAGAATACATCGATTTTGTAGCTGTAAATAGCAGTCGATCTTTTTTCCATATTTGCTACCATAATTTCTGGAGCTTGATAATGTTGAGTTTGAACACAACAACTCTTGGGTCTCAACTGATCCAGACTCTGATCTATTTCTGCTAGACCCCAATCAACAAGTTTTGCATCTCCATTCTCATCATAAGCACAGTTATCAGGCTTCACGTCACAGTGAATAATTCCTTGTGTAGCTGATGCTCTTAGACACTTAACAAGGGAGAACATTGTCTTTATTATCTTCTCGTTTGTAAAAACGGATTTGTCCATACGGAAGAGGTCTGTCGAAAGAGCTTCCATCTGTATCTTCTGCTTTTCAAAACAGACACCGAATCGCTTCGGAATACATTTCTCCCCTTCAAGAAGGGAGTATATAGCAACTTCTCTAATGAAATCGGATTTAGGGTTTTCGCCACTAGATTTGAGTTTGAATCGTTTCACTACCGATTTCAGCTCTTTATGTATTTTTACTTCTCCGTACACTCCACTCCGTTTTTTAACGGGTTCAAGTTTCGCTATTTCCACATATTTGCTACTGGGAATAAGTAGGTTTTCTCTCAGAGTAAATTTATCGTAATGTGGAAAGATATTGAAACTCTTCCAGTTTACTTTGTATTCAGTACCGGGAATACAGAACTTACCACCTTCACAAATTAGAGTATTAACGACAATCTTCTCTTCAGGAGAGATAAATATAGTTTTGTTTTTAGAATACGCACTCATCGTAGTCATCAAAAAATCTAAAAAAGAAATCGAAAAAATCAATTTTTAGATATCAATTTACAAGCCCTGTATTAGTGTCGCCATTCCACCATTGTATTTTGAATTTATTTAGTCCTGTTCCATTATGTTTTTCGCTCTTCACAATAACGTTCAGCTTTACACCTTGATGGAAAATAATATTTCCACCAATTTTCAAGGTAGAACTCTTGAGAGTGTCTCGGACTTCTTCCTGTGATAATAAATATGGAGTATCCTTGTCGATAGGATAAATACTCACTTCATAGTTCATTTGATGAAAAATCTAAAAAAGAAATCGAAAAAATCAATTTTTAGGCACTAATTATAATTTAAAATGATTCCGAATATGGTAATAACATAATGGGAGAGGAAGTTGACGAACATACTAAGAACAGAAAGAAGAAAACAAGATATTTCGAAACATATATTTCTAAAGTGTTAAAGACTATCGCTTCCGAACATGGAATTACAGCAAATGGTAAACAACAGCTAAATAGTGCTATTTGTATTATTGCGAAAACTATTTCCACAACTGCTACTAATCTTACCCTTATTTCCGGGAAACGAACAATGTCCGAAAAAGAAGTTGATAATGCGGTAAAATTAATTTTTTCCCCTATTCTTGCCGAGCCTGCTATTAAACATGCTGAAGAATCTCTTGAGAAATTCAAACTTGATGAGGGTACTAAACATAGTTCCAGACAAGATAAGGCTGGAATATTATTTCCACCTTCTATATGCGAAAAATTTCTTCGGAATTTCGGTTTCTCCAAAATTATGGTCACGAAGAACGCTCCGGTATTTTTTGCAACTATTCTAGAGTACATCGCTACAGATATTCTAACAATAGCTTGTAAAATGGCTAGTGAAAACAGTAGAGTTCGTATCACAATTAGAGATCTTGAACTCACCGTTCGATCTGATAAAGAACTTTGTAAGCTATTCGACAAGTGTAAATTAAGTTTTGTTGGGGGTGGTGTTCTACCTCAGATTCATGATGCGCTTCTGAATCGAAAAACAAGAAAGAAGAGAAAGAAGGAGGTTCCTATAGATTTTAAGAAAAATCATAGATTCAGACCTGGAACAGTCTCTTTGCGGGAGATTCGAAAATTCCAGAAAATAAGCAACTGTCTCACGTTCGCGAAATTCCCTTTTGAGCGGTTTGTGCGGTCTGCTGTGAATAGTCAAAATAGCGGAATGAAGATTTCTAAGGATGTGTTCATAGTTCTTCAGTACTATCTCGAACAATTTGCTGTTGATTTTCTACGAGATGCTAACTCGTCTGCTATTCACGCTGGACGAGTGAAACTAATGCCTGCAGATATTAACTTTATTTGTAATCTTCGAAAATACGACCCTATCGACATTCCAACATCGATTTAAAAAGTCGGTATATGAAGTTAAATGTCTACAACACCTGCTGAACAACCTCTAAATACTCCTGAACAAAAACCTGTTTCCGAACCTGTAAGAACATATGCTATTTTACAGGAAACGAGTGGAGAAGAATCTGAAAGCTGGTATACTTTTATAAAATATCAGGGAAATGAGGAAGCCCTTGCTCATCTTTCAAAACAACTTGAAGAAGTAGAATGGTATATTCTAGATGATTTAAGCACATTTGACCTTGAAACTGAATTTCTCGTCAGCGAGACTACTGCGAGAGAAATGACCAAAGTCGATCTTAATCACTATTCTTTTCACCGCAAATTTGACGGGAAGCTACAGAAAGTTGATTTAGGCTTCAAGGAATCTCACTCAAATGAAAAGAAGATACAAAAAGCTTTCAATGTTCTCGGATACGGAAAAATTGAAGATTTTGTAGATGAGGAAGATATAGATCCTGCAGACCTTGTATCCTGTTCCGAATCGGAATCGAGTTCTTCAGAATCTTTGTCTTCCTCTTCTTCTTCCGAGGAGGAGAAAAGTGTAGAAGAAAAGAGTAAGAAGTCTGGAAAAATGCCATCTGTGGTAACTAAGAAACCCCCAAAGGTGGAAATTCCCCGTTTCGCAAAGGCGAAGAGACGTCACAAATAAAATGCAATTCGTGTGATTTTGCGCAAAATAAAATGATTTTTTTTATATTGGTATCCATATAAAAAATCGATGTGTATTGTATGCGAAGGAAAAGTAGATGATAACACCACAATTTTGAATTGTAATAACTGTCAGGTAGTTACCAGTATTCCGTTCCTACCGAATCTAAAACGACTCATATGTGAAGGTTGTACAAGTCTTATCTATATTCCGGTACTACCGAAACTAGAAGAGCTATATTGTTTATGGTCTCAGATGTTATCGTCGATACCTATGCTACCAAATTTGAGAATACTTAATTGTAGCAGTTGTACAGCTCTTACAGATATTCCTGTACTAGATAATCTTGAAAAACTAAATTTTAGCGCTTGTAGAACTATTACTCATATTCCTGTCTTTTCAAAACTTACCGAATTGGCTTGTGTTGATTGTACAAGTCTTACAAATATACCTATACTGCCAGAATTACAAGTATTAGAATGTGCCGGTTGTGAACAGCTCACAGCTATTCCCATTCTACCCAAGTTAACAGAACTATGCTGTTCTGAATGTACAAAATTGAAGGATATTCCACAATTTCTTGCATTGAAGAATCTCTATTGTAACTATTGTAAAATTACCAATATTCCTGTTCTTCCTAGTTTGAAAATTCTGAATTGCGAAAGGTGTGATCAGCTCTTACATATTCCCATTCTACAAAAGTTAACATATCTCAATTGTATACTTTGCACACGACTTACAAAAATTCCACGTCTTCGCAAATTAGAGATAATATATTGTACAGATTGTACAAGTCTCACGGACGTTGCAGAACTCCCTAATCTGAAAGTGATGTTTTGTAACGGTTGCAAGTGGATTGACAAGAAGAATGATGATTTCGAAAGTAACATCCGAGTGCTAAAGCACTGCCAAGCTATCTTTAGAAGGAAATTAACCGCAAGAAAACTTGAGAAACTGATTCCGGAAATTATCGAGATATACTATTCTCCGGAATGTAAAGGGGAGTTCCTTGCATCTCGCTCCTTTTCGAAAAAACAGACATAAAATGAAATTTTTTATCGAAAAATCTATATTTTTTCGATGAACATATTCTACCTTCACCACAATCCGAAACGATGTGCAAAGTGGCACGTCGATCGGCACGTCGTTAAAATGATTTTAGAAACTTGCCAACTCCTCTGCTCTGCCATCTGGCTTTCCGGAGGCACTGCTTACTGTAAGCTTACACACGCCAATCACCCTTCTGCCATTTGGACACGTGCGAACAAGTCTAATTGGAACTGGCTAAAGGAACTAGGTATCGCGCTTTGCGAAGAATACACTTACCGATACGGGAAAATACATGCTCTAGATAGTGTAATACGTGAGTTGGAAGTTCCGGACATACCCGATGGCGATTTTTTTCCACCAACTCCCGCTATGTCCGATGAATACAAGGCGTCCGATTCTATTACTTCATACCGGAACTACTACATTCTAGGCAAATCTCATCTCCATTTCTGGAAAACACGACACGCCTGGAAGAACCGAAATATCCCTTCTTTCATTCAGAAAGCTTGTAATTACGATTAGCTCACGTAAACTTGTGATAGCAATTGCCCCATAGCTCCTTACAATCGCTACAGATTTTAACGGGGTAGATTCGGCTATTTTCGCCGAAATTGTGAACTTGGCACGATTTATCTCCCGATTTATCTCCCGATTTCCCCTCGTAATACGATTCCGGACATCCGCACTTTGAACAGCGGGAAGCTAACAAACAATTTCCCATTTATATTCTATTGTTAAAATATAAATGGCAGAACAAAAAATAGTTGAAGATAGTATCCGGAAAAATGTCGTCACAGCAAAGACTATCGCTGTCTGCGACTTCGTTTCCGACCAAGATGGTCGTTCCAGACCACTAACTATTGTTCCAGTTCCGAAAAACGCCTTTAACAATAAGGGGGCTTGGCTTCCTAGTGGAGGAGTTACTACAGGCTTTCACAAATGTGTGAACTGCGGGTTTTACTTCTCATCTGGAGTGTCAAATGTGGTGAACTTTACCGGAATATGGTTCCCCTTCATACGAGTGAAAGAGAAACCCGCCAAATATTCTCAAGATATGGCTAGGGGATGGATACACAAATCCTATAATCTCTCAACAGCAAAAGATTTCCTTACTCTCCTTTCCCGACAATTTGGAATCGAGATAACGGAGTTTTTAAAGGTATTCCTAGAGAAATTCAGTCACTGGTGGCAAGTACAGATTTCTGCCGGACTCCCTTCCGCACCCTACTCGTTGTGGAACACCCACGTGGAACTCATAAAACTTCGTAGCGTAGCGCTTCAGTACGATTATTTCGCTTTTCCGGATAGGGGACAGAAGCCGTTCATGGCGAATCCCAAGATTGTTAAAGAATGGATAGTACCCGAACTTCCACGCAACGCCAAGTTCACAACTCCAGAAGAGGTTAATGGATGGCTTCAGCGAAACGGAGCGCTATGCGAAGAATCGGATTGATTATTTTTCTAAATTCTAAAATTTTAGAAAAATTATTTTTACAGAAAGTTGAAAAAAGGAAAAAGGAAAATGGCGATGTGCGGGAGCGCATTTGTGGAAATTAATCTGACGGTGGTAATCCGTAATTTTCTTCTGTGATAGAAATTATAGAGTAAAATGATCGTTCATGCCACGAATTATGATTTCTATCTCCAAATTTGGCATTTATTTTTTCAATGTATAGCTCTGCTTCTTCTCTAGTTGGGAAAGAATATTTTTCTGAAGTGTATTTACCATCTTCAGATGTATATTTTACCGTGAAGTAAACCGTTAATTCCGACATTATTTTTATAAGAATAATTAAACCTTTATAAGAATATTCATACTTTTATAGGAAAAAATCGAGAAAAAGGTGTTAGAAAAATTAGAATGGGAAGCTGAAAACGATACTGAAAAAGTCACGGTCGGAGAGTTTACAAGCATTTATCCTTGCTAGATTTTTGCGATGATATTTTCCTGATGTTTTTCTTGATCTCACCCAATCTTGTTCCACCCATGTGGAATATTTTGGCTTTCCCCGTCTATTTTTGACAGGAAACGAATGTCGCTTTCCACAGGGCACCATTTTACTTTTTTCCACTTTTTCTAAATTCTAAAATTTTAATTTTACAGAAATTCTGAAATCTGAAAATCGCGTCCGCATCCTGGCGATCGCGAAAATCCATTTTCCACATTCTTCGCAAAAATGAATTTTAAAAGTTGTCGGGAAAATGAACAAATGGTCGACAAAATAAGCCCCGAAAACGATGAGGGGAACAAAGAATATAAGCTGAAACTTCTCAATGCGAGTTCTATAGACCATCTCACCACCCAAATGCGATATCGAATAGACCAAGGTGCCGGTGAAGCAATCTACATTCTCGGAGTCACAGATAGCGGTGAGATAGTTGGTCTGACGCCAGATGAATACAAGACCAGCTTAGATATCCTTAATCAGGTAGCTAAGAAAAATGATTACACCTTGACTCTAATTTCCGAGCACAAGATCGGAGAACGAACCGGAGGTAGGTTCGAAGAACGAACCATGTACGAATTCCTCGTTCGAGAGAATAATCGCTCCAGATACGTGGAAATCCGAGTCGCTTGTGCAGGGAATGTAGATGCAGGAAAAAGCTCTCTCACTGGCGTTCTTCTTACCGGCAAGAACGATAATGGACGTGGATCCGCTAGATTGAACGTGTTTAACTACAAACATGAGATGAAATCCGGGAGAACCAGTAGCATAGCGCAACATATTTTAGGATTCGACGAACGTGGAGCTCCAGTTCACCATATCGATGAGTTAGGGTATAGAAAGAGTTGGCAAGATGTTGTGACGAACTCCTGTAAAATCGTGACGTTCTTCGATCTTTGCGGACACGAGAAATATCTCAAGACTACTATTCTCGGTCTAACTTCACAATTTCCGGATCTCGTATTTATTCTCGTGGGAGGGAATATGGGAATGTCGAAAATGACCAGAGAACATATATTTCTCTGCCTTTCTCTTCATATCCCCTTTGTGATTATAATTACAAAGATAGACATCTGCAAAGACCGGCAAGAAGTTCTGCAAGAGACAGTGAAGGACATCAAACAACTCCTTACCGCTCCGGGAATTTCCCGCTTTCCGTACGATATGAAGACCGATGAAGATGTTACTCTTAACATAAAGAATATTCACAGTCTCACAACTGTTCCGATTTTCTACATTTCTAATGTAACAGGAGAAGGTGTTCAAATACTGCGAAATTTTCTGAATCTATACCCGAAGAAACCGAGAAGCCAGGAAGTTAACAACAACAAGGTGGAACTCTACGTTGACCAGACTTTCAAGGTCGATGGCGTTGGAACCGTTATCGGAGGTCAACTGGTATCCGGAAAGGTGTCTGTTGGCGATAAGTTAATTGTGGGCCCGAATAACGATTCATATTCGACTATACAAGTGAGAAGTATCCATTGTAAACGGGTACCCGTTACAGAGGTAGAATCTGGATGTTACGTATGTCTGGGAGTCAAGAAACCTGACTCGGTAACAATAAGAAGAGGAAATGTAGTGCTATCCATACTCGACAAACCTGTACAAGTGAACGAGTTCGAAGCAGATATCTTTGTACAAAAATCCATAACGACTACTATTAAACCTGGATATGAACCGGTTTTACATTCTTGTTCTATAAGACAGACTGCAAGAATATTGTCTATCTCTAATAAGAAATGTGCAAGACGGCAAGAAACCACCGATAATATTTTGAGAACAGGAGATAGGGCTACTGTCCGGTTTCAATTCTGTTACAGACCGGAATTTATAAAGAGCGGATTTCGACTGCTACTAGCAGAGGGGCGTGTAAAGATTATAGGGAAAATCACAGGTATCAGCGAGGAAATCGTAAAGGTGGAAACCTAAAATGTTTTATTTAGTTTATTATCACTCATATATTTTGTTTTCGGATTGACAACAAAATCTACAAGGTCTCTTGATGCTTTGCTATTAATATCGTGAAGTTTTTCTCCTGGAGGTAGATTCTGCGAAATAAGAATATTGGGAATATCTTTGATTAGCCTGTTGTGGAATTCGGAAGCAGATATTCTCTTAGTCCAATCAACTTGTAGTGCAGGCCAGATAATTTCGCAAATAAGCTTGTGTTTAGAACTTACTTGTGAGATTTTTTCCAAAACTCTATCTATTTGATCTTGTTTAACTCTAACGACAATTTTAAGAAGATCTATGGCTTGTAATTTTCCGACTTTGTCAGGATATACATAGTTGAATAGTGGTTTTTTCATAAGAATGTAGAGTATAGTCACAGCCATAGCCCATACATCTGCTTTCTTAGATTTCTCCATAGAAGGTGTTGTTTCGGTGAGAAAATATTGCGCTTTTTCAGGAGAACAATAGTTAGGACTCCCTACAACTTTCAAGCAATTATCTGTATTATCCGCACAAGCCATTCCGAAGTCTATATAGTTTATAAATAAACTCTTCGGATTTATAAGCATATTTTGAGGTTTAATATCGTTATGAACAATGTTAAACTTGTCGTGAAGTAGCCGAAGACCATTTGCGATATTCTCTATAATTACATACAAAACATACAGAGAAGGAATACTATTTTTGTTCACAAAGTCGTAAAGCTCATATGTATCTGGAATATATTTGGTAACAATTGAGTCGGTATTCTTAATTTTTCCACTGGTAATTATACATGGAAAAAAAGGGTGACATCCCTTCTTCAGAGCTGTTAATATACGAATCTCCTTTGCGAAAAATTTCGGTTTCGTTATTTTCTTGACTATCACAAGTCGCTCTTTCATTTCGCAAAGGTCTACAGACCCAGAAGCACCTTTTCCGAGATTTTTTATTGTTTTGAAGTGGATTTCCATTTTATTTCAAATAAGAATAATTTGAGATTAAAGAATTACCTGTATAAAACAAATTATGATAATCTACGTTCTGAAACTAGCAGAAAATAAATACTACATTGGAAAAACCTCCGATTTCGACAGACGCATCGCAGACCACTCCACAGGTCGTGGAAGCGAGTGGACGAAGTTGTACCCGTATCAGTATGTTATAGATAGTATGAACCAGACTCACGCCTTTACAGAACTTGCTGTTACTCTGAAATATATGAGCGAATTCGGTATAGATAATGTACGCGGTTCTATCTATTGCCAGGTGAATTTAACCTCCTCGCAGAAAGACGAGATATTAAGACACATAAGAGGCGAATACGACCTGTGTCTGTCTTGTGGAGCTGACGATCACTTTGTGAAAGACTGTCCGGGAAATGTAGGGTGTTTAGAGGGGTTCAAGAGGTCTATTAGAAGCTTTTTCACAAAACTGAGAGGTAACGTGGAATACGTATGTCCGAGCTCAACCTACTCTGAAGATGGGTACTTCATAATAGAATTCGGTAAATACAAGGGGAATACCTACCAGGAAATATATAAGCGAGATAAGAGCTACTGTAATTGGGTCAAGAGCGCGTCTTCTAGAAATAAGGAGTTTAACCGATTCAAAGATTGGATAATACAGCAGGATAGGTAAAATTTAAAATGATTTTTAAGCTAGAATAGCATAAAAATATAAAATGAGCAGAAACGGAGAATTCACGGGACTTGTAGACGTTATTAACGATACGGCGTATGACGAGGTTCACCCTACTTATATGCTGATATTAGCGCGTAGTGGCGACTGGGAAAAGTTGAAAGGAAACAATTCTGTAATAAGAGAAGTTCAGACACGAGATTACAAAGCTATTTTCTATAAAGTAGCCGATAACGTTTATTATACCTATTGTAACGGTCTTCCGGACGTCATTTCGGATGCTATTTATAAACTTCTCGAACACAACCACTTTTTCCTGTCGAAAATCTGTCCGGTATATGTTTAGAAACGCGAGTTTATTCGCGTCAAATTAAACTAGGTCATAGTTCCGTTAATCATCTTATAAATTACAGTCTTGAGATGAGTCATATTAAACGGTTTCAGTAAGAAATACTTTATTCCTATTTCTTTACATTTTTCCCTATCAATTTCCAGCACAGAAGCGGTGAGTACTGCTATCTTCGGAAATTTATAGTTATTGGCTTTGATGTGTTGAGCCACATCGAATCCATCCATTTTCGGCATCTTCAAATCCAGAAGAAGAATATCGTACGACTTTCCACAAGAAAATGAGTCATCTATTTTCTTTACTGCTTCTAGCCCATCGTAAGCAAACTCTATATTCGTATACCCCATACTGTTAAGCATCTTGGATAACATCTCTGAATTGTAGGAAATATCTTCCGCTATGAGGATTCTAATTTCTCGTTTCGGGGACTCGCTCTTCTCTTCCACTGTGTTTAACTGATACTGATTCACGTCACTCTTGTTTAGAGTCTTTGCGATAATATCCATTAATTTAAACTTGTTTACAGGTTTATTAATAACTTGTTGAAAATTACTTCTATCAAAAGGTTCGTCAAGAGAGGAGAGAGCAATTAGAGGAATATCGTATTCTAACTCTTTTATTTGTTTCGCGAGGTCTATTCCGGAGATGTCTGGCATACATATATCAAGAAGAATGGTACAGAAAGGATATCGCTTCCCGGAAATCATACGAATAGCTTCTTTCCCGGAGGAGCAGATAATGGGACGCATACCGTACTCAAATAGAAGCTCCCCTAGAAGAAGGCGATTGTCGACATTATCGTCAACAATGAGAATATATTTTCCTTTTAAAATTTCTCCATTTTTTTCTAAATAATTCTGAAACTCTTCGTAGGGCTCGTATTTTATAGAAAAAGTAAACACACTCCCATGATCTTTTTCGCTTTCCACAGAAATTGTACCTCCTAGAAGTTCCACAAGTTTTTTACATATTGCAAGACCAAGACCAGTTCCATTTTTTGTTAGTGATTCTTGTACCTGTATAAAAGGATTAAAAAGTTTTTTCTGATTTTCTAGTGTGATACCAATCCCGTTATCTTCGACAGAGCAGATGAGAGTGTTATTGTTAGATTCACCCGAGGTCGCCGATGCTCCCGGTGTTACTGAGACAATAATCCGCTCCCCAATAGGAGAAAATTTGCTGGAATTGGAAATAAGATTAATGAAGATTTGTATAATCTTGTGTTTATCAGAAATAATATATTCCGGAATTTTCGGGTCGATACTATATCGCAATTTCTGTTTCTTCTCTCTCACACGAGTGCTAATGGCAGAGTTAACTTCCTCTATAATTTCCTTGAATGAAAAGCACTCGACAGAGAGTTGTGATTTCCCCGTGGTCAGTTTAGAAAAATCGAGAATATCATTAACGAGCTCGACAAGTTGCATACAGCAGTGGTTCATAGAGTTAATATATAGTTGTTGAGTACTATCGAGTTTAGTTTGAAGAAGAAGCTGTGTATATCCTACAATACCGTTAAGTGGAGTTCGGATTTCGTGACTAAGATTAGATAGGAAGAATTGTGCCGAAAATTCTTTATTCTCCATTTTATCACATACGAGATAATCTTTCAAGTTCGTATCTCATCCTTCCATCCGAAAAATCTTGTTGGACCACAATTTCTATGGTGTCCGATTTGGGTTTCTCAAGTTTTTTATTAGGGTTTTCCTTAGCTTCTTCTTCATCATCTTTCTTAGCTTCAGCTTCTTCAGTTTTACATACTTCTTCAGTATTTGCTCTCTTTCTCACCGGTTCCACGATTTCTTTAACAGTCAGATTATGTTTCTTAGCAAATACTGTCCATGCTGTATATATATCGTCAGATATCAGCGGTGATGATGTAAATATATCATCAAAAGAACTTGTTATCCACTCTGAATAACTTGCGGGATTTACCCTCTCGGAACGAGATAGTGAAAGCTGTCTTTTTATATTATTTTCCAATGAAGCATATTTAGATGCTATGTTTTTGTATATAAAGGCTTTCTCCCCAAATTCTGAAAACTTTGTAATTGCAGAAATCACCCCGTTGACAAAAGAGAACGTAGTAATAAGAACTTGAAGAGCAATAATGTATTTAACGTTATCACCCGCAGATATAGCTGAAATAATACCGGTAATCGGTCCCAAAAGTATAGAACAATACATCAGGATATTATATTTTTTCTCATTATTACGGGCGGAAAGAATATTCATCCATTTATAGGCTATACAGCGGTCTCCGATATCTTGTAAAGTTTGCTCGATTTTTCCTGTCCATTTCGAGTCTACAATTCTGAATTTCTCATCTTGCATTTCTTGAATGCTTTCATGTCTTTTAGTTCCATTTAAGAAAAAATTTATATATAAGAAAGAGAGATGTCTCGGATATATAAATGTCCCAAAGATTGTTGTTCAATAGAAGTTGTTGAACCGAGCTCTTATCTTGTTCGTCGTATGAGAAGAGGCAATTGCCGAAAGGCTGGTGTTTTTATCTACGATCCTGCTGAAGATCGTGTGCTACTCGTACAATCACGCGGGCAACTCTGGGGTCCACCAAAAGGAACCTTAGAAGTTGATAGAGACGAAACAAGTTGTGAGTGTGCCATTAGAGAAGTAAAAGAAGAAACTGGACTAGATGTCAAGGTGGAAGATTTTAAACAAGCTGTAAAAATAAAAAACAGAGCAATGTACTACTATGTTGAACGAAATACAGAACCCGTTTCTATTCAGTATAATCACCCAGATAATGACGCAAATGGTATTACATGGATTAAACTAGACTGTCTAAACGATTGTATAAAATCGGGAAATATCATACTGAATCAGCACTGTAAACTTGTTTTAAAAAAATTCATGGGTAAAGAGCTTATAAAATCGGATTTTATAAAAGTAAAAACTCGAAGACGGAAAAACTACTAGTTTTATTTGTTCGCATATACAAATAAAACAATGACCTTTATCTCCAAAATAGTTAACTCTGTACAAGATCCCTCTCCGGAAAACATGACCAAACTAGGAATAGGAATAACTATAATATCGCTAATAGCAATTATCTACGCTATGAAAGACGAGGAAAGATTAGCTGTTTTGAAGAGCGATTTTTCCAATCCTATTTTTGTAGGTATTTTCACCATAATTATCATTCTATCCATAATAGGTCTCTCCACTAAGAATGAACGACTAAAAAATTCCACTCGTCACGCAACAATAGCTTTCATTACAGCCTATTTAGCACATCTGAACATGGCTTTCGCTGTATTCTTCATTGTAGGCTTATTTGTATACTACAACGGAGTAGGAGTTACATAACGGAGTAAACGGAGTAGACGGAGTAGGCGGAACAAATTAATAAACACACAGAAAATAGCAATACTAAAATACAAAGTATTTTGGAACCTTTTGTATAGGTTGATGAGGGAACTTCATCTTTTTCTAGTACTAAGTACGTGTTCAAAGATAGGGAAGATATTACTATTAGTAATATACACACAATTATAAGAAGGAGATTCGATGAATTTGTAACTTTGTTTTTTACCATCTTTATCTATGGTGTTATTGTTATTTTTTCATAGCAACCGCTACAAGAACACAAAATACTACAACAACTGAGACCCCCATCCAACTCAGTTGTGCTGAACTTAGCTTTCCTTCTGAAGTTGTTAGAGGTAGCTCCTTGTAAAATTCCATAGGAACAGGTACCTCAAACTTCCGAGGAGGTGGAGTCCCTATATTATCTTGACCTTTGACTCCTTGTATCTTTATCTTTCCATTTTTCAGAGGATATCCTATCCAGTTTGTAAAGAGAATAATAACATAGTATCCGGTCTCGTTGAAAAAATAAGGACGGTAGTCCGGAAAATATCCACTCGAATCAACCATACCTATAACTTCCCGTTTATCGTAGTCCATTCCGGTATCGCTTATAGATAATAAAAACATGAACTTATTTTCTGTTGCGTAGCTGAGAAAATTTTTATCGGGCTTAATATATACCATAGGATACGGAAAAGTATTATTCTTAGGAATAACAGCATCCCAACGCATTATTTCATATTCGGGCATTTTTATTAAGACAAATATAAAAGTAAATTAAAGATCTCGTAGTTGATCTATAAATGTCCATTAAATCTGACGTTCTTGAACTAGAAGGCATTCGGTTAGAGCTGAAATCGCTCACTCTTAAACGGAAGAAACTCAAGGAGAAAGAGAAGATTGTGGAATCACGTATTGCCGAATTTCTGGAATCGAAAAATCAACCAGGTGTTAAACACGCCGGAACTGCCGTCCTCCTTCAGAAACAAGAGAAATTCCCTTCCAAGAAACCCAAAGAACAGACACAAGCATCGCTAGCTGTTTTGGAGAAAAATGGTATTCGCGATGCAGAGAGAATTCTCAAAGAACTTATGGATGCGAGGAAGAAAGAAGAATCTATCGTCAAACAATCTATAAAAATTCAGAAAATCAAAAATAGCAAAATATAAAAAAGATGAATCAAGATGCGGAACGAGATGCGGAACGAGATGTTGAAGAATCTGATACGAACGTGGAACAAGATGCGGAATTTCCCCAAACCTGCTCCACGTCCGTAGAGCAATTCTGTGGATCTGAAATAGATGAGTACGGCGAAGAACGGTCTGCTAAAGACATACAGATGCTTAGAGCATTTAGGTGCGGATGTAACGAAAAATGAAAAATAATTTGGAGAATTATTTTTTTCTGAGATGGGTACAGCAGATAGGAAAATAATAGAAGATACCGAATACGATTCCCTTTGGATACAGAATGGCAGGGCTCACTATGCTTATTACGATGAAGAACGTGAAGATTTCTACATGTTCACTTTCAGAACGAAAGCGCAGAAAAAACGATACAAGTATAGACTTCGAAAGAAATCCAATTCTGTAGATAAGTACCTTCTTATCAGTATAACAGACGAGAGAATAAGGGAAGATATCTCTGAATTCCTTCAGCGACACGTGGGCAGAATAGAAAATCCAGCATATAACAACGTGAAAGACTGGTACACTACAGCACTTTCTGTTGACGGAGGAACTACAGTTAAGATAGAGAGAAAACACCAGTGGTATGTATATGCCCATATTCTCTGTAAAAATTGTGGACAACCTCACACTAACATACTGGAAGAAATTCAATCGTCCTATTCATTTTTCCCGAGTTCTCGTATCTCTCTAAATCCTTACAGATGTGTATGCTTATATATGAATGAAATCAAAGCTGTTCAACGGTTCCTTAAAAAACGACTTCTCTATAAGCGCTTGGTATCCCTAATCCCGGAGGTTACTGCTATCTACTACTCTCCAGGATGTAAAGGGGAATTCCTAGCTAAACATGCTTTTGAGAAAACTGCTTCTTGTACATAACCTGGAATTTATATTGTTATAAAAAATGAAAATTATATTGTTAATATAACAATATAATATGTGTATCGTATGTAGATGGAACTCTGGAGAGGAGAAGCTGGATCTGAATATCAAAGAACTTAATTGTAATAATTGTACAAGCCTTACAAGTATACCCGTGCTACCAAAATTGGTGCGACTGGATTGTGAAAACTGTACAAGTCTTACGAATATACCTGTGATGACAGAATTAAAACTGCTATTTTGTAATTGGTGTACAAGCCTAACAACTATACCTGTTATGGGGGAATTAAGAATATTAGATTGTAGAGAATGTACCATTACAAGTATACCCACATTACCAGAATTGGAAGAGCTATATTGCGCAGAATGTGAACGTCTTACAAGTATACCACTACTTCCAAAACTGAGGGTACTATATTGTGGAGATTGTACATCTCTTACAAATTTACCTATCATGGCGAAACTAAAAACTTTAAATTGTGTAGGTTGTACAAGACTTACAGGTATACCTGCCATACCAGAGCTGACAAATTTATATTGTGGAGATTGTACAAGTCTTACAAATATACCTCTATTACCAAAACTTACAGTACTATATTGTGCAAATTGTACAAGTCTTACATCTATTTCAAGAAGTTGTGGACTAATAACAACGTGTAATATTGGATGTAAATGGTTAGATGATTGTCGAGATTTTGACAAGAACATAGAATCTCTTCGTAGTTGTCAAGCTATCTTCAAGAGGAAATTAACCGCGAGAAAAATGGAGAGGCTAATTCCAACAATCACAGAGATTTACTACTCCCCCGGATACAAAGGAGAGTATCTTGCACAACGTGCGTTTCTAGCGAAGATGAAACATTCACAGTAGACAAATTATATTTAATAAAATACCGCATTTTACTAAATGATAATTGGATTAATGGGAAAAATAGGTTCCGGAAAATCCACAATAGCAAATTATCTTCAAGGTACCCACAACTATACAGAATACAGCTTCGCCGATCCTCTCAAGAAAATAGGGCTGATTCTAGGCTTCTCACATGATCAACTATACGGAACTCAGGAACAGAAACTCGCCATTCATCCACATTGGAGAATATCGGGGCGAACCTTTATGCAGAGACTAGGCACCACTTTCAGAGATATTAATGCCTTAATACCGGAGCTACACACAGAAAAAGGGATTTGGATAGATCTCCTGAAGATGAAAGTGCAAAATTGCGAACATATCGTTATCTCTGACGTTAGATTTCAAGACGAAGCTAATGCAGTTAAAGAGTTAGGTGGAATTATTATCTCCATATCGAGAGAGAATAGAGAATCGAAGAGTGAACACAGTTATGTTAATCACGAATCCGAAACTAGTCTGGAGAAAATAGTTCCAGACTATGTTATAGTTAATAACTCTTCTGTTGAAGATTCTTATACAGAGCTTGAATCCATATTGGCTCTAGAAGAGATGTATAAACAGATTTAGACTCGATACCGTCTACTCTCAACGCATTGTAAACATCTATATGGATCTATATCGTCCCGCTCCGGTGACACGAACAGCTTCGTACACTCACCACAATAATACTGATAACATACTTTACATAACCCACAATTCTTCGGTAGCGTATCCACGCTTAGAAACTTAAAACAACAGAAACAAAAATACCCATTTTCCAGCTTCAAAACTGTACGAATAACATCCCGTATCTCTTCTGTGCTAAATTTACATCCCACAAACTTCGTTTGTAAATTGTCCATTTTCTTTCTCTTTTCTCCCCGAAACTCTTAAAATGAATTTAATAGTTTACTTCAATATAATAATAATGTGTACTAGACCAGATTTTTATCCCTCAAAAGAGGAATGCCTAAAATCTGAAAACACCCGTATTAACTCCAATCCTCGGTACAAGTTCTTCACACAAACACACTTTACTGCTGGAGATGTGGAACAATTTCACACACACCGGGATCCCACCAACGGTATCCTTAAGAACCAGAAAATAGACCTTGAGAATAATGTATTTAACTCTGTACTCGCAATAGAATTTTGGGAGAAATACAAAGACCTCGATCCGCTATCTGTTACCAACACTTTCAACTACATATTTCACAAGTTTAAGAAAGGAATATTTATAAAAATTAAAAATGGAGAACGTTCAACTTTCCTCCCCTTTAGCAAAAAAGATTTCACAAACGAATGGTCAAAACAAATTAACACTATAAATCTTACCGATTTTCTCAAGAAAATTCAACTCGCTGAAGGGCGAAAATTCCACCCTAATATGGTTAACAAATTTACAGACTGCTGGTACGCTAATAATTGTCTAGTACGATGGGAGTACCCGATTAACGAGGGAGATACTAACAATTGCGCTATTAGCGATATGTTTCTCACTCTTTCTAAAGAACGAAAAGTACCCGACCTCGAGTTCTTTGTTAATAAACGAGATTTTCCCATCATTAAAAAAGATGGTACAGAAGCTTACGATCACCTTTTCGGTGATAACACAAAACTTCGATCCCATTCTTACAATAACTATTCTCCTATTCTCTCCATGGTAAAATGCGAGAACTACGCAGACATTCCTATCCCAACTGGAGAAGACTGGGCTCGCGTCTCCAGGAAAGAAAACAAATTTTTCCCAAAAACAGCAACAAGAACCTATATTCTCTCCAAAATTCCTTGGAACAAAAAGAAACCTATAGCGATTTTTCGAGGGTCTTCGACAGGTTCAGGAGTCACGGTTGAAACAAATCCCAGGCTGAAACTTGCTCACCTTTCCGTTATAACACCTCCAGATTCTGATGGACTTCCTCTTCTCGATGCCGGTATCACAGAGTGGAATCTACGCCCTAGAAAAATTAAAGGAGAAAAATGCCTAAAAACTATTAATACGAAAAATTTCCCATTTTCCCTATCCAACAAACTAGATCCCAATCAACAACTCGCTTACAAATATATTATCAATGTGGATGGGCACGTATGCGCCTTCAGACTTGGCTTAGAACTTGAATACGGTTCATGTATCCTTCTAGCAGAATCCAAATATAAATTATGGTTCACAGATATGCTAAAACCGTACATACATTACATTCCCGTGAAAGCAGACCTCTCCGACTTACTGGAGAAGATTAGATGGTGTAAAGCTAACGACTCGAAATGCCAAGAAATCGCTGATAACGCATATCTATTCTCCCAAACGTATCTCACCAAAAACGGCATTCTCGACTATCTTCAAAAACTTCTTTGCGACCTTAAGAAAACCACAGGAATCTACGTTTACAATAACATCTCTATCTCCTCTGTACTAAAGCAGAAAGAACTAGAATATATCAACAGCATTCAACGCCCATACACAAAGAAAGATCTCTCCTCGCTTACCTCTTTTCCTAGTTATAAACGTTCCTACGGATTCTTAGAAGGGATTGAACGGGTTTTTCGGCTCGTTTACGATTATTCATCTGTAAAAAATCGTAAAGTTGTCTTCACCAATAATTCCACCACAGTTTCCAGATATAAATATGAGGGTGTTGTGGAAATTGCGGAGAAGAAATCCTCTCGCGATTTAACACACGAGTTTTTCGTGGCTAAATTCTGTACCAACGAACTCCTTCGCCAAATACCTAATTTCTGCTATGCGTATCTGTACGGAGGTGACTTTATACTCGTAGAATCGCTTTCCAAAAACACACTCAACGATTTTATTCACAGCAAAGAATTCACTATGAAAAAATTTATACACATTCTTATACAAATTTGTTTAGCTCTTCACATGGCACAGAAGCGGTTCAAGTTCGTTCACAATGACCTAACTCCGTGGAATATTATTCTACAGAAAACGGAAACAGAAACCACATTCGACTACATTATAGACTCTAAAACCGTGTACAGAATCAAGACAAATGTGGTTCCGATTATTATCGATATGGAAAGAAGTCATGTTGTATACGAAAATTGTCATTATGGAGAAGTTAACCTCTTCTCTTGTTCAACTATACAGGATATAGTTACACTATTAGTTACAGTCTGTTTTGAGATTTCTAAGTTATCCCTTTCTGTGGAAGCAACCTCTCAGCTTCTCACTCTCGCCAGTTTTATCTCCGGGAGTGGGTACCGAAGAGCTCCGTTTCACACAGTTGGCGAACTCCGGTATTTCCTCGGAAAAGCGAAGAAATATAGTGAACTACTATACTCCAATAAGTACGAACTGGAGAGCAAGACCCCACTCGATTTTGTGAAGTATTTAGAAAGAAATTTTGAAGTTTCCATACAGGTTTCCGATACCCTTTTCTATCATATGGATCACGATAACGCTAGACAGGTGTCAGATTTCGCACTTTCTTCCACTGTTAGGGAAAAAGCCCTAACGTACGCTAACGTCCTTCATCAAATGAGAAAATTCGAGCAGAGCCCTTCTGAGCACCCAATCGTTCTTTATCACACTGCACAGACAATATTTGAGAATGCGGAATCCATATTCGATTCTATGCTTTCCTATTTGGAGGAAAATAAGATTGGCGATAGCGATAAATTTGTCAGAAAATTTAACTCCACCATGAAATCGCTCGCATCGAAATTCGACAAGCGTATAGCACACGCTGTACATGAGCACACGGTGCACGAAGACACTCCCCAAGGTCGTGAAGATAACGCGTCAGCCCCCGAGAAGATAGTTTTCGACGAATCCACATTTCTCTTCCCTAGGGCTATATTGGAGATTATAAAGAAAAACAAGTCTCCTTCGGAGAATCCTACTCCAATTACGGATATTATAGAACGGACTCTACTGCGGAAGAAATCGCTCTATCCCGTTCCTGAAGGACTCGCCGAAGAATGCGAGGAGTTATCAAGTATAGAAAGCGATACTTATTCTGCAGATATTACAACTATTCGGCTTCTTGCTAAACACATCTACAGCGATAATTTAGAAAAGTTGGATTGTAAGTATAATTCTGTGTATAAAATTATTCTGAACAAATTGAAATAAATATTTTCTTAGTGGAAAAATTAAGAAAATGATACGTGTTGGAAGAAGAATTTACAAGGGATCTTCGCATACTGATCCGAGTTTCCCGGGTTTCTCAAAGATTCTCTGCCTGACTGCAAGTTCTCCTTATGGGGAAATCTCGCCATATATGTTAACAACAGACAAAGACGGACACATCTTCGAGAACGTGTGGCAATTCTCCAAAATTTACGAAACCGTTCCGTATAGTAAACAATATTATTCCAGATACGACAACACAGTAATCTGGGAACACCCTTCAGAAATCCACATAGATGACGATGGCAATCCTACAGAAGAATATTGGAACTGGAGAGAGAAAGGGATGGCGTGTCCTTATCCTGTGAGGTATCCGGTAGGAATACACTATCGAACACGTTGTAAATATTCTCTATGGGAGAAGGAAAAAGGAGTATTTTACGAACTAGACTATATTGAAGCTAGAAAAAAGATTTATCTATCCGGATACATAAAGTGCCTAGAAAATCAACCAAAATTTATCGAGCTGAAAGAGCGGTTGGCAAAAGGAGAAAATCTCTTGATAATCGAGACTGACGGCCCTCACGAAGAAAGCTTGTCTTACTATAAAGAGAAATACGGGGTTGACGATAGCTTTATCGAGAACGATACAATGTTGGCAACCGAAGAGAATCTGAATGTCATGTTAAACGACGATAGGCACCCTTTTGGACACGGATATTGCCTAAGTTGGGCGCTATTAGGAATACAATTAAATTGAAATAAATATCTATTTTTCTATCATGACAAAATGATAGAAAGAAAAAGCTCATTTCTGGATAATTTTCCTCGTCTGAAAGCAGAATGGTATTACGAGGAAAATGAGAAGAGCGGAATATATCCAGAAAATCTATCTTTTGGTAGTCGTAAAAAAGTATTCTGGAAATGCGAAACAGGTAATAAATGCCATATTTGGGAGGCTAGTATTAATAGCAGAAAAAGTAAGAAAAATATTACAGGATGTCCTTTCTGCTCAGTTCCTGTCAAAAAAATATGTCCTTGCGGGTGTAACTCTGTGTGGGCATCAAATCCTGAGCTTAGAGAACAATGGGATGAAAAGAAGAATGGTAGCATGAAATTATACACTTCTGGTAGTGATAAAAAAGTTTTTTGGAAATGTGAAAAAAGTAAATGTCATATATGGGAAGCTCGTATCAATAATAGAACAAATAAAGAAAATCCTAAGAGATGTCCTTTCTGTGTAAATCAGCAGATATGCCCTTGTGGATGTAATTCTTTGTGGGCTTCAAGTCCTAACCTTAGAGAGGAATGGGATGAGGAAAAAAATGGTAGTATGAAATCATATTTTCCCAATAGTGGGAAAAAAGTTTTTTGGAGATGTAAAACAAAGAACAAGTGTCATGTTTGGCAAACTGTAATTAATTACAGAACAAACAAAAAAGAACCATCAGGATGTCCTTTCTGTGTAAATCAGCAGATATGCCCTTGTGGATGTAATTCTTTGTGGGCTTCAAGTCCTAACCTTAGAGAGGAATGGGATGAGGAAAAAAATGGTAGTATGAAATTATATTCTCCTAACAGTAGGAAAAAAGTTTTTTGGAAATGTAAAACAAAAAACAAGTTTCACGTTTGGGAAGCTCGAATTTATAGTAGAACAGGAAAAACTCAAAAAGGATGTCCTTTTTGTAAAAAATCCAAACTTGAAACATTGGTGATAACTACTTGTTCCGAGTTAAAAATACAATACGATGTTCAAAAAAGATACAAGGACTGTAAAGACGTAAGATGCCTTCCTTACGATTTTTTCCTCCCCAAGTACAAGATATGTGTGGAACTACAGGGAGAGCAACATTTCCAATCTAAAAATTTCTTTCACAGAACACCAGCTAATTATCTAAAAAGATTAATAACAGATTCAAAGAAGGTTAAATCTGCTTATGATAGATGCGATTCGTTTTTGTCAATTTCTCACCTTGTAGAAACACAAGAAGAAATGACTAGTATTCTTAAAAATATGATTAAGAAGGTTAAAAAAGATCAAACTATACGGTTTCAAATTACGTCGGAAATATACTTTGATGCCTTCTCAAAATTATCGATTTCAATTCCTACAAATAATAAACTTCTTCTAGTTTACGAAATTTACGATGAACAAAGAAAGATGATAGAAGGCTCCTTCGGAGAAGGTTTAGAATACGATAAGAAACTTATACGCTGTCCTTATTGCGATGAACACCATTTAGAAAATTATATTGTACATCATTACCAGACGAAAAGTCATTACAGAACTCTGAAGAAGACATATGAGAATCTGGTAGGAATGGGGAAAAATGGAGTTCCTATAGTGCTAGAAAATAATCTCAACCTAGAATTATAACTTTGAATAAATAAATGTTGATAAAGACCGAACTTTTCGATAAGAAATTCAAAGCTGATACTCACTTTATAACAATAAATAAAAATTCTCCCTTAATTCAACGTGGAAGTTACAAATTAAAAAAACTGAATTCAGTTGTGAGCGATATCGACCTTGCTCAATTTGTTCGCGCAACCGACTCTCTTCTTCACCGACTTCTTCAGATTATAAACCAGACAAAGAGAAGCAACTTTATCTTCACAAAACTTCACTGTGGAATGTATGAGGACTTTATTGCTCCTTGGACTGTGAACAATCGAGGGGGATGCGTTTACAACGTGGAGAAAGCTAGAGAATGGTATAAAGCCCTAAAATCTAAAGCGATTATGGACGAGGAAAGCTATAAGAAAATAGAAGCTAAACTTTTTCGAGACGATATAGGGATAAAAGATTTACTTTCCATAAAACAGATTGTGCGACCTTTCTCTGAAATTCTTTGGAATCGAGAAGATATACAGAGAGGATATAAGGTCTTTCTAGGGAAAAAATATTATCTTCTCGACCTTATTAAGAAAGGGCATGTAACAGTAATGCGATATCTCTACCGGTATGGACGAGAATACGTTTCCATAGATTTCGGACTCGTGGATAAACAATACATAAAAGAGCCTTCAATTCTTCACGAATACTATAGAGGCGATGTCTATAAAATCTTTAAATCTTACAAGTGGTACCTTAAGAAAGAATATTATGAGGAATACGTGAAGGTCATGGGGGATTTGGAAAAATACACAGGACTTCTGAATCGTGTCAAGCTTATTTCTGGAGCAGAGAAACATATTCCACAAAAGGATATCGATTATCTCAAACAGGACGCAACAAAATACGCTAATGGAATCGGGTTGAGCTACGATTCCGGTATCGAGAAAAATCTCGTAAAGAAAATACACGAAATTGTAGAGAAAAATCGCCCCTACTTCCGGGAACGAATCCAAGACCGATTTAAGCAAGAAGTGCTGTCGTACGAATTGAGGTCAGAACAAGCTAAGGCTCTTATTTCCCAGAATGAGTTGGAGAAGAGTAACAAAGAATGTCCTTTCTACACAGTTGAGGAAGAAGATTTTTTCCGTCTTCTTAAGCTATCGAATAGAGCACTAATAGAACCTAAACGTCTCATAGATTGTATCACCACCATTTCCACCACCTTAGATATTGATAGCTCACTTCTGGTTAAAACTATTTTTAACAAAAGTGATCTATACATAAGGGAATCGAAAGGAGAATATACTCTATACGAAAAAGGGAAACCGATAGAAAAAGGAGGTATTAGTGACCTTAAAAAGCTACAGATTAAAGTTCTAATGTAATAAGCCATAAAAAAATAAAAATGAAACTCTAAATGTATCTTAAAAAAATAGTACGATATCAAAAATGAGCTCAAAAACGAAAGTACAACTTAAGAAACATAAGACTCTCGACAAGATCTACCATGTTGGAACAGGTCTTGTTCTGAAATCCCAAACCGAGAAAATTATTGTAGGTCGTATCGTTGACGATGAATTTATTGGAACTTTAGATGCCGAAGCGGTCGAACTCTGTAAGCAGAATAACTTCAAGTACGATGCCTCTCTTTGCGAAAATGCTGAAGAGGAACAAGAAGAAACTGAAGAACAGGAGCAAGAAGGCGATGAGGAGGATACCGAGGGCGCTTCCAAGGAAGAAGCGGAAACCAAGGTTGAGGAAGTTAAAGTGGAAGTCAAGAAAGAGACAAAGAAGGTGAAAGCGGAAGCTAAGGTGGAAACCCCCGCTAAGGCGGACGTCAAAAAATCAGCCCCTTCTGCTCAAGCCCCTTCGGTTTCTACCCCTTCGGGAGCGCTCCCAACTGAGTTCTCTGCGCTTCTCACAAGTCTGCAAGAATTCACCCTCTCCCAACAAGAAAAACTTGCAGAATCGGAAAATACGATCTCTGCACTGAGAAAAGAACTTGATGATGTGAAAAAGAAATTGAAGGGTGTTCTTACCGCTATGCAAGGAGAACTCTAAAATAGATTTAATATTATAATCAATAATATTAAACAGATGTTTGAAGATAATGATCCTAATATCAAAGTTACAGTGCGTACTGGAACAAGTACTAGACCTCCTCAAATAAGAAACTCAGATAGTCCTACGAGTTATATGAGCCATGCGAGACCCATTAACTACACTCTTCCTATTAACTATGTGAATCTCACTTTAGGAGATTTCGGATCAAATCCTCCATATTACAGAGATATTATGGAACTTCTTAACAGAGAAATCCTAAATAATAGCCTTTATTCAAACGACCTTCACCGAGATCCTAATATAGAATTAGATATTACACAACGTAATTGTGAAACTTCAGATCTTTCTGAACAATGCCTAATATGTCTTAGCAACTTCGCACCAGAAGATAAACTCACCACTATAGGGTGTAACCATATTTTCCACTACGATTGCCTAAAGAAATGGGGACAATACAAACAAGAATGTCCCCATTGCAGATTTTCTATTCCAATTTTAGAGAGATAATAGAGACAAGAAAAATATGACTAGTAATCTAAGCGAGACAACCATCACCTTCGGGAAATATAAAGACCTCTCTCTTAGCGCTATGCTACGAGATCGAAAATACTGTGCTTGGCTTCTTCAACAAGATTGGTTTGAAAAGCAATACGAATTTCTTCACAATCGAGTAAAAGAGCACAATCCCTTATCTTATTTCACCACCAAACCCCCACTTGAAGTAAAGCCTTCCTCCGATATTTCCGAGTTCGTAGCTAACTATCCGTACTTCCATCTCTGCCCTGCTTCCGAACTCAAACTACCACTTTCCGATACAGATAGAAAATGTTACGAGTTCTATCTCTCGACGATACAATCTCTTCAAGATAGAATGTTGATAGGGAATATCAAGGCACCATCTTCCTGGCTCAAAAAATTTGAGGATACCTATTCTCTCTCGCGAGATTCCTTTAAAGATTTTTTATCAGCTCACGACCTTCCTAATATCCCTTACATTGTAGAGGATATCAAGAAACTTAACGGGGTGGAATACAAAGGAGCCAAATCGTTCATAATCGCCAAGAACAACTCCCTACAACAAGAAAAGTTTTGGGAAGATATTCTCAAGCTTCACTTCGGAGAAGATATCGGAACACAATACAAGTTCAAAAACTGCTTTTTCGATTTTATTCACATAAAGTCGAACACACTCTATGAATGTAAACTTAATTTCAAAGACTTTAATGAAGACCAACATAATAAATATATTTCTACTCTAGGTTGTTTCAATATGATTTATCTTATTTCTAAAGATTGTATTGTGGATCTTACGAATCAGATTATATATACTCTTGAACCCGATAAGTACCAGAAATATTTTCGCTCTGTAAAAGAACCTAATCGGTTTGAGTCGCTAATAGCAAATTTCCCCATAGTGGAGCTATCCGAGCTGGGAGAGTTTTTTGCGCGAGACGCGCCCTAATCTTCATCTTTCTCTCCTGGTATGTAGGTTCCACGGGATATTCCCGAACAGCGCCCTATATACTTATTCCATCCACACGGATATACACAACTCGCTCTATCTTTCCCTACACATTCTTCCGGTATTTTCTCATGTGGAATTTTTCTTATTTTATACTCAGGTGTATTTTCTTTCACGATAGATTGCTTATCTATCTGTCGCTGTAACCATTTATTCATTATCTGGATTTTTATATTTTCCTGAAACGGACCCTTGCACCTAGTCAGAAATCGCTGAAAAGGAGATTTATCAGTCTCTTTTACACCTTGTTTTTTATAATATTCGTATTGTGTTTTTGTAAGATGTTGTATCTTACACAACTCACTTCTTCTCTGTTCCTTTGTATCAGAAAATACAGACGCATCGTAGTACTGATATTTCAGATAATCTACCCCCACTATATACTTTTTCCCTACCTTGATATATGGTGTACAACTAGTTAGATTTATAAGTTCGCAAAGTAACTTGTATTCTCCATTCATAACAGCAAACAGCTTATACGCTGTATTGTTCAGTTCTCTAGAAGGAAAATATTGTGTAGTTATTTCCAGCTTATCGTAAGTAGATATAAGAAGCCCGAACAGCTCTTTCGCCACCTCGTCCGCGTTTTCCGCAAGAAGCTCGTAACTATCTATCGGAAGATACGTGGAACTTTTCGCTATCTTCATGAAACTGTTGAACGCATAGGATCCGGTAAATAACAACTTTTTAGAAATTCCGAAATTGTACACTTCCTTCAATAGCGCTATTTCCACATCACTCTTCTCCCGTTCAGGAACAAACAGCTTGTTGTTATCACACTTTATTTTCGGCTTTATCCACTTCTGAAGAAGCTTCTCGCGCATGGCTACTTTAGGCCATCTTGTAGGATTCGCATACGGCTCCGAAAACTCTTTGTACATAGATTCTAGAAGCTTGAAAGGAGAAACTATACTCATCCCTCTTATCTTTTTTACAGAAATCTTATCAAACTCGCTTTTAGGCATATACGTAATATCCGCAACGGGCCACATATTCACGAAAACCTTATATGTCCCTTTGTGAACTCCTGCTCTAGCCTCCACAAATTTATATCCCAGTTCATGAAATCGATCTGCCAAATCGGTAGCATCGTTCCACGGATCCGGACTGAAGAAATCGTAATCCGGAATATCCTTCGGATTATAGAATTTATCCTCTTCCGGAAGATAAGAATTAATAGCTATTCCACCATATACTTTAAGCCCTCGTTCTTTTATAAAGTCTTGTACAATAGGATATTTTTTCGGATCATCTACAGATACTTTATCCTGTAGAGAATCAGAACTTCTCAATTTTCGTAACGAATACTTCTTCTTACTATCTACAGCTTTCTCCGCTAGTTCAGCTATAACACTCTCGAAATCCGTAGGCGGTGGAATATCCTGTATGTTCACATCTTCTATGGGGATGTCGAGCGGATTCCCTTTAGTTTTCTTTACCGGTACCCAGCAGTATAGATTCGGATTTCCGAGAACTTCTTGCCATACGTAATCTCTATCCTTAGTTCCTTTCGGCTTTTTATTCGGGTTCCTGTATTTCGGAGAGCAACTCATTTATTTATGGAAGAATATTTTCGCTTCCAATTCTTGTATTGTATCTTTCTTTTGAATGTATATCTATACAAAATTTGTATAAATATATTTTTCTATCAATTATACCAATTGCGTATAGTACCACGTGGAATGGTTTTCGCCAATATACACATAGAAATCGATTCCGGTTTTCTCGGCTGGATTAAAATCATCATTTAAAGCAGGGCATCTGCATGTGTGAAAATTCCAGCTATCCATTTGCGCCTCGAACGGTTCCCATTTCTGTCGCAGTACTCGCCCACTGACAGATATTGCCGGATATTTCGTCTTACAGCTTCCACAGCCTGAATCGTCTACACAAATCTTATCAAAGATGTATATAGCCTTTCCTATCTTGTTTTTAGTACCGTTAGCGATGTGGTTCTTAATTGTGCTCACTGTATCCTCGAATATTTTTGTTTCTAGTTTTCGCATAGCGTCTTGACGATTTTCTTTCTGCATGATTATATTTATACGAGAACTGTATAAATATATTTCAATTTTTCTGCACTTCCGCAGAAATTTCTATAGAAACTTCTTTCGGTTTCTCTTCTACTTTCTCTTCTACTTTCTCTTCTAAATTTTCCTCGAATGCTACCCTATTATCAAGATCAATTAACGTGTGAATGAAAACTCCGATTCCACATAAGATTGGAACTCCGAAAATCGAGAATATTACGTTGAACACGAACATATCAATATCACAAAGTACAAGCTGTTTCTTAACAGAACAGCGACCGCTATCCGAACGGAAAATCACAGCGCTATCGCCAGGCTTCAATCCTGAGCCTCCATACAACGTTATAGTGCATGTGATATTGGAGAATTTATACGTGACCCGCCCTTCTGAGTTACTAATCACTGTAGCGATCACCTCCTTATCGATATTGTTAGATTCGCAAACATCTCGCTCTCTAAGTAGTTCAATATTCACAAAAGTGTAAATCACAGCTGTAATACCTAGAAATATTAGTGATACAAGTACCGTCTTGAAAATCATTTTTCCACCTTGTTTTGGCGTGAAAAAAAATCAATTTTAAAGAAAACTCAGTTTGATAAATGGGGCAAAAAATTTACATTTCATTGAAACTTAGAAATGATCCAGAACTAAGATTTGAACTCGAGAAAAAACTTGCAAAAGAACTTGCAAAAATCTCCAAAAAAAGTCCTTCAAACGGAAACGGCGAACTGCTTTTTGGAAACACTGCAATTCCATTTTCTTATGATTTTATGAAACTTCAGGGCTCAATTATATATAAAAATATTACATATCCTTTCACTATTATTATTCCGTAATCTTATATTTTGATTTTATAAAGAGATGTTCCCGAAGCTAAACGAAATCTGGACGAAATACGGCTTTGAAATAGTTGTAGGAGTTTGCCTTTTAATCATAATAATTACAGCTTTGTTTAGGCGAGGAAAGAAAGGAAGCTGGAACGATAGAATATACGGAAAATATCAAGAACCCCAATCACGTCGCCCCCCTCAGACAAGCAGAGGTGAATTAGAATGTAAACGGGTACTAGAATCTATGTTCAAAAAACCTTTTCACAAAGCACGACCTGATTTCCTTCGTAATCCGGTTACAAGCACAGCTTACGACTCTAATAATCTCGAACTGGACTGCTACAACCCTGAACTCAGATTGGCGGTGGAATACAATGGTATTCAACACTACAAGTACATTCCGTATTTCCACAAAACAAGGGATGCGTTCCAGAACCAGAAATACCGAGATCATATCAAACGAGAGCTTTGTCAAAAGGCTGGGATTACTTTGATAGAGGTTCCACATACAGTCAAGGTAGAAGAAATAGAAGATTTTATCAGAGATAAATTAAGACAACTTAGATAAAGTATGAACTCTATTATTCCGCTATGCCTATACTCTAACGGGAGAACAAGTTACATTGGACTTCCCGAAAAAACTAGCGATACTGCTTTTAGGTGTCCAAATATCTCGATGCCATATATTACCACATTCTACGCTATTAACCCCAATTTTAAACCTATTCCTACACATGTGGATCTGATATGCGCAAAAAGTTCACAGACTGAAACTATAGATATTTCAGTTCTATACGATCCGTTCAATATCGATGTTTATTGTACACGATTCCTTGCTTGGCTAGAGGTTACACCAAATTCGCTTCCTCTCTATATATACAAGAGCGGAGATAGCCTTCTGATAACGTTATCGCCAACACCTCCGGAAAACTATTCGCCTCACACCATTCCGGTAATTTACGTAATTAAGGATGTATTCACCTTCTCTAACTCGTATGGACGATGTGTACCCGATCCTGAAAGTAAATTATCTATAGATGAATGTATGGTACTCTACAATAAGAATATCTTAGAGCAGAAGGATAAGTACCCCGATATTCTAAGTTACATAGGAGATAGATACGGTACGAAGAGTGGAATTAGCGGTGTGCTAACCATATTCTTCCTTGTAGGGGCTTTATGTTTAGGGTTGTTGCTATTTATAAAAAATGAAAAAAGTAGGAGAAGAAAAGCAAAATAAATGGAAAACAATAATGAAGAAGTAGGAAAATGTTGTTTTTGTGGATTCGGGTGTAATCCATGTTCGCAAAGTTGTGGGGGATGTGCAAGAATAATTACAGGACATGCGCTAGGGTGGAATAATCTTCCGCCATATTTGAAATATTTAAATAGTTATGAAAATACTAGAAATAAAGATGATGAGTTCGAAAGCAAATCAAATAATTCAAACTCTGAATCAGATTCCCGCGAAGAATAATTCGGTAGTGGTGTACGATATAGATGGGACTCTGATAGATTTCTCCGGAAACGGTATAATTCCAATAATAAAAAGCTATCAATACGCGAAAGCGATAGGATTCATTCCTGTGATTATAACGGCAAGACCCGGAACATATGAGAACATTATACATACGAGAAATCAGCTTTCTGCTTATTTTATAGACGATTACAAGTATATGTACTTCCTTCCACCGGAGAGTTCTTCACGCGCTCAAGACCAGGCTGAATATAAGTTAACTGCCAGGAAAAATCTTCATGAGATGGGGTATACGGTTGTGATGTCGGTGGGTGATATGCCATGGGATATAGGGGCTTACGGAGGGGTAGGAATAAAGTTATAGGAATAAAATTATAAAATGAAATTTATCAAATTTTTTTGAGAAAAATTTGATGTGTATAATCTGTATCGGAAAAAATCTTGAATACCACCCAAACATAGACTGTTACAGATGTCAATATGTAGAAACAATTCCGATAATTCCCGGACTGAAAATGTTGGACGTGTCAGGATGCTTTATTAAGGAGATTCCGGCAATCCCTGGTCTTCTCGATCTTACTTGTTCAGGGTGCCCAAATCTTACGGAAATTCCGATAATACCCGGATTGAAGGTACTTGAGTGCTCTCACACCAAAATTAAGGAGATTCCGTTTATCCCCGGCTTGGAGCGACTCGTCTGTGAATACGGAGAGAATATTGAAACGATTCCGAATATTCCAGGTCTGCGTGACGTGAATGTGCACGGGAGTGCTGTTACGGAGATTCCTGTAATAGTTGGGCTCAAGATACTTAATTGTAGTGGTACAAAGATAAAGCAGATACCTATTATTCCCGGGTTGAAACATCTTGCTTGTTCAGATACATCAATTACGTGTATTCCTAAAATAAAAGGATTAGTACACTTGATTTGCTCATATTGTCCTTTGATAACGAGTATACCCAAAATCGTCAGCTTAGAATCGCTATTCTGTAGCGAGTGTACTCTTCTTAAATCTATTCCTCTTATTTTCTCACTATCATACTTAGATTGTGTAAATTGTACGTGTCTCACTGATATACCCAGAATGTTAGAAATTAAGAATATTCTAAGCTCAGGTTGTAAGTGGATAGAGCGAGGGAATAGAGATTTTGAGTGGAATATACAACAGCTAGTGCGATGCCAAGCGATATGTAAGCGGGCATACACAAGGAGAAAGCTACAGAATCTAATACCGGAGATAGTTGCTATATACTACTCTCCAGGATGTAAAGGAGAGTATCTTGCAATGAGAAACTATTCTAAACACATTACGACGTTTTGAAACACCTTGTTTTTATACATTTGTATAAAAATATATTTTAAGCGGTAACAATTACGGGATCGGGATGTTTAGAATCCTCGTGAAAAAATCTCATATAAATATAGGCAAGTACAGAGCTCACCCCAACGTAGGAAACTAAAAATAAAAAGAATGTTGGATCGTTAACTACGAATGATAGTAGAATAATAAAGCTTATAACAGTCGCCGAATTCATTTCTCGCTTTTAATGCAATTTAATTTATTTCAATTTTATTTCACCTTCTTACGAAGTTCGTTAATGTACCATCCGAGAGTGAAGTGCTTCATAACCTCATCTTTGTAGAATTTCTTTCCACTGTCCAGCAGGAGAGAAGACATGTAAAATTCGGAGGCGAGTCTAAGTTCCTGTTCAGAAAGTTTATCCGAATCTATTTTATCGGCGAGTTGTCTAAGGAATGCAGATAAAGTGTAGTGTTCAGAAAAATTAGCCATTTCTGAAGTGAATCTACTATTTTAAGTAGAAAAAAATTTTCTTTTTCTTGTTACAAATAAAAATGGCAACAGGATTTTATCGTACTTTTAACACAAACGTATCTGGAACTGTTCTCACATCTGCCCTATCGGGAAATGATGTCAAACTCCTTGAGTTCGCAGCGGCGCTGAAACAAAAGCCTCCGATCACCCTCACTAACGCGGCAGACAACACCCTTGATGTTGAGGAATGGATGCAGAGCGCTATCGGATCTCTTTCCCTTAGAGCTCCCACGGGCCCTTGCTACATCAAGCTAGGAGACGATACCGCTGAACAAGCTGCAAACTACATCAGTCTTTTCGACCTTAAGACCACTAGCGACGAACGCCTTCTGCGCTTCGTTCTCGCTGACGTTGGTGGGTCGGGCTGTAGCGTTATCCTCGCAAATAGCTCAACTGGTCCACAATCGAATACTTATGTTGAGGTCAGCGTACAGGATATCGGAAGCGCTGCCGCTGAGAAGAAGCTATTCGATGCTGCAACCGGTATTTCGTTCCCTCTCGCAGGCAATGTCGCGGGTCTTGAACGTCTTGTACTTGTGAAGGCTACCGATGTAACTGTAGGTGCGGAAGCGGTCGAGTTCAACATTCTTCCATATTCTCTATAAGTTATTTCCCATTTAGAATTTTATATTTGTAGTATAAATATAAAATGTTAATCTCTGAAGCGGTGGAACTCACAAAGATTTTGTACTCCCGATTCAATGCTGGTAATTTCGACAAAATTGTAGGCAAAAATTTATTTCAAGCATGGAAAAACTATGATGGAAATATTCTAGCGTTCATCGAACGACTCCCCCCAGAAAATCGCGACAATATGTGGAATTGGCTAAAACGACTAGGAGTGAACGATTTAGATCACTTACGACGATTATACTCTTTTAATACTCTAATTTTCTCCAAAATGGAACAGGCTCCTGAAGACTTGAAAAATTTCTATTTGAAATACGGAAATGTACCTCTGTTTATAGGTGACTTGAGTGAAGGCGAACTACCGAAGCTAATTGAGTGGTTAGCTACTTGTGTCACTGAAAATGAATTAAATCTAGCTAATAGAGTCTATTCAATAAAATTCTCAAAGAATATATCGGTTTTCTCTGCTAAATCAAAGCCTAATAAGCAATCAACAGGAAGACATGTACCCCCCGCTCGACGAACTAACCTTGTCCCTGTTCGACAGCGTGAACCTGCTCAGAAAACGGCTCATTCCACTATACAGAAAAAGTCGGTTAATCGGTTTCAAGGCTCATCTGTAGGTCTTCCGAATAAACCTAAACAACCTAAACAACCTGGTGTAGGAATTCCACACACTATTGTTAGAGTCGCAGAAATGAAAGTTCGTGGAGGTGAAACTAATAAACCTATCGGAGGGGATGGTGTACGAACTCTACAACAATTGAGACAAGCTTTCGGGGGAAAATGAAAAAAATTGTGTCGTGAAATAATATAAATCAAATGTGTATTATATGCAATTACGAATCTGGTAAAGTGTACTCGAGAAAGATAGAATATCTTACGTGCAGTGGATGTCCACTTGTAAAAAAAATTCCGTACCTTCCTAAAGTTAAGTGGATCTCCTGTTCGGGATGCGAAGCTCTTACAGAAATTCCTATGTTACCTAATTTACAGAAATTAGTCTGTGACGATTGTACAGCTCTTAGAGAGCTTCCTATTCTTCCTAAATTAGAAGAACTATATTGTAAAGGTTGTACAAGTTTTTCTTCTATTCCTATATTTCCTATGCTGTTAAAACTATATTGTGGCGGTATTGATAGTAAGATTACATCGATACCATCCTTGCCTAAGCTACTTACACTGGAATGCGAAAATTCTGAAAATCTCACCGACATAGCTGTACAGCCTCGTCTTTACGATCTACGTTGCGACCACTGTCCAAATCTGTTAAAGATAAATATACATCCGAAGTTACAGAAGCTGTTCTGTGAAGGGTGTAAGAGTCTTACAGAAATTTCCGGTCTTCCTAGTTTAAATCATTTATTCTGTGAGACGTGTACAAACTTGACACGTATTTCCGATCTTCCGAAATTGCATGTTATACATTGTAATGCCTGTAAAACTCTTACAGAAATACCTAACGCAAATTATATCTATTCTCCAGGATGTACTTGGCTAAATTACGAGTTGAACGATTTTGATAGCAACATCAATGCGCTTTGCACTTGTCAAGCTATCTTCAAGAGGAAGCTAACAGCACGGAAACTAAAAAAGCTAATTCCTGCTGTATGTGAGATATATTATTCTCCGGGATGTAAAGGAGAATATCTTGCGAAACGCGCGTTCCTAACGAAGGCACTGAACTAAAATTGAAATTATATTTGTATTAATATAATTTCCTAAATGTGTATCGTATGTAGATGGAACTCCGGGGACGAGAAGATGGATTTGAATATAGAAAAACTATTTTGCGAGAGTTGTACAACAGTTACAAGTATACCTGTCCTACCGAAACTAACACATTTATATTGTTGGCATTGTACAGCTCTTACAACTATACCTGAATTACCGGAACTACAACTAATAGAATGTTTCGGATGTACAAAACTTGAAAGTATACCTTTATTTCCAAAACTCAAACAACTAGATTTTAGAGGTTGTACAAAACTTGAAAGTATACCTGTTATGGTGAACCTGGAACATCTATATTGCACCTGCTGTAAAGCTCTTACAAGAATACCAACATTGCCTAAATTGGAAGTATTAAATTGTTTCGGGTGTACAACTCTTACAGCTATTCCTGCTATGGAAAAACTAGAATTTCTAAATTGTTCATATTGTACAAGTCTTACTGTTGTTCCAAACTTGGAAAGAGGATTATATGTAGAGTGTAAATGGCTTAACAAATCTACTAATTTTGAAGATAACATTAAAAGGCTCCGCACTTGTCAAGCTATTTTCAAGAGGAAATTAACAGCGAAAAAACTAGAACAGCTAATCCCTATGATAACTGAGATTTATTATTCTCCGGGATGTAGGGGAGAGTATCTTGCGTCTCGCGCCTTCCAGGAAAAGATATCAAAAAAAAATGAAAAATAAAATAATTTTTTATTTTATTTCAAATGCCTTTGTATCTGGTTCAAAAAATTAACGGATTTCGTGGAATGTCTATGGAGTGCTTCACTTGTACTACATGGGAGGAAGTTGTACAACGGATTCTCGAAGATAGAGGAGATGAAGATATAGAAAAGGATCTGTACAAAGAACTCAAGGAGTCTTCTGGGAAGTTGGAAAAGGAGATTAACGAAGCCCTAAACAAGACTAAAAAAAATCTCGACGAACTCGGAGTGGGCGGTTTTGATACTTCCCGCGAGTTCGAATGGGATTTTGAATTCTGTTGTTCTATTGTAGACCTGGAGTACGATTTTTCTGAAGATTACGAATCTCGACAATAATAAAATGATTATTTTTTATACTAATTTACACAGTATAAAAACAATGTGCATCGTATGTAGATGGAATTCTGGAGAGGAGAAGATAAATTTGAATATAGAAAAGCTAGATTGTGGAACTTGTAAACAACTTACAAGTATACCACAACTTCCAGAACTAGAATATTTATATTGTAATGGTTGTACGAATCTTACAAATATTCCGGTGATGCCAAAGCTGAAAGAGCTGTTTTGTACAGGTTGTACATCTATTACAAGTATATCTGAGCTACCAAAATTGGAAGAACTATATTGTCGCGGTTGTACACAACTTACAAGTATACCCTTACTTCCTAAACTGAAAGTATTAGATTGTGGATATTGTCCAGCACTTACAAGTATATCTGCATTTCCTGAACTAAGAAAATTATATTGTTGGCATTGTACAAGTCTTACAAGTATACCGTTACTTCCGAAGTTGGAGAAATTATGGTGTGGAGGTTGTACAGCTGTTACAAATATACCTGTCATGCCAGAATTGAAAAAATTATATTGTCAATATTGTACAAGTCTTACAAGTATACCCCCTAATTTAGAAATATTTTGTATGGGATGTAAATGGCTGAAAGAATGGTGTGATTTTAGCAGTAATATTACAGAGTTAAAAAAGTGCCAAACTATTTTCAAGCGGAAGTTAACAGCAAGGAAACTTGATCATATTATTCCTGCAATAACTGAGATCTACTACTCTCCAGGGTGTAAGGGGGAGTATATTGCACTTCGTGCGTTTCAGGGAAACATAGCGTCCCGTGTGTATAATTCATGACCTTTTTATACTATTCTAAAGTAGTATAAAAATTTATATTTCCGAATTTTAATAATTTCCTGCCATTTGCATGTTGGCGTTCGCCATGTAGCCGTTCTGCATAAAGTTCTGTCCTCTGGCTTCCTGAGCTATCATAGCTTGGTTGCGTTCGTAAGCACCCACGGTACAGCCCTGGAATGCTACATTGGCGCCCCATTGCTTTCCGAAGTTGCCTGTGAACTTGTTTCGCTCCTTGTCGAAGGAGTCGCGACCCATAGCGTCGCGGAAGTTGTCGTTTGTGGAACGACCGTAGATGTCGCCGTTTACACCTTGAGCTCCAAGAGTGACGTAGTTGAAGTACTTGGGTCGCTGAGAATTTTCCACAAGGACACGGTCTTCAGCACTGTCACAACCGGGAGTCTTGGTGTAGAACGAGTCGGGGGAGACTTCTTGTCCCTTGTTGTTGAGACCGTTCCAAGGAATACAGACCATATTTCCAGGGTTGAAGAAACGGTCAGATTGAATGCGATTTGCTTCGCCTACATTGACGCTACACGTACGAACCGATTTTTCGAGTGATATCGACATTTATTAGATGTCGATATAATTTTTTTTTTTAATTTTCAACGAAGTTTTTCAACAACTATAATTACGTAGATTTCGGAAATATCGGTACATAAAAAGTGTTATAAATACCGCAATTTCCACCTTCACAATATTAAGAAAAATACCCTTCACCTCGTTTAAATTTTCCCCAGCATTTTTCAGGACTAGTTCCACAGTCTTTCTAAAATTCTGTTCGTTGCATACCCGAAAAATATAATACATCATAAACACCTGAGAAAGAAAAATAACGGAAAGAAACCAATCCAGAGTATCGAATTCCATTTTTTCTTATTTTTTCAAAATCTACTTTTTCAATTTTTCAAACTGATTTTTAGCGATAAATTCCACTTTACATCCTAAAGAATAATAAATTTCGGTTATGATAGGAATTATCCGCTCAAGTTTTCTTGCTGTTAATTTCCTCTTCACGATAGCTTGAGCTTTACAAAGAGATATAATATTAATTTTAAGGTAAAAATATTTTTCTAAAATGGAGCATCGCATAATTTACGAAATCACATCTGCAAAAAATGCTTACGAAGCCGAGAAGGTCATTGAAAAATATTTTCCAAACTGGTTAATAGTATCTCTTGAAGATTATTCGCCAGATTATTCACATCTCAAGCAGAATTGGAAAACTATTTGCGATCAAATAGGAACTACACCGAAAAAAATCATACTTGTCGACAACATCCCATTCGACCCTGAGCCCAGCCCTATTAATAAGATCTGTGAATATCTTACTCTACAGGGGTACGTCGTGCGAATATCCACACAATTCGTTCCTTGTTCTGTGTGTGAGAAAGCTATCCCTATTGAGGATATATGGAGAGTATTCAAGGAAAAGGGACTTTCTGTGCCGGAAACGTGGTCAAGGAAGTGTTCGGGATGCTAGGATAGTGGTAGAATAGATCAAAAATATTAGCCCTGGCTAAGCCAAAAATGAAAAAACAAAATTGAACAAGTTGGAAGTATACGATGGGAAAATGTTGTACTTGTAAAGTAGAATTTTCTGAACTAAAAACTTCAGGAGAGGAGTACAAAACTTGCGGAAACTGTAGAGAAAAGGCTAAAATGTACAGAGAACGATATAAGTGCCAACATGGAAAACAGCGATCTCAGTGTAAAAATTGCGGCGGTAGTACTATCTGTGAACATAATATACAACGGGCTCAATGTAAAGACTGCGCTGGAACTGGTATTTGTGAACATAATAGAAGACGAGATTATTGTAAAGAGTGTGGTGGAAGTGGTATATGTGAACATAACAGAATACGGGCTCAGTGTAAAGAATGTGGTGGTAACGCTATCTGTGAACATAATATACAACGGGCTCAGTGTAAAGATTGCGGTGGAAGTGCTGTTTGCGAACATAATAGATTGCGACCTCAGTGTAAAGAATGTGGTGGAAGTGCTATTTGCGAACATAGCATTCGGTGGGCTCAGTGTAAAGAATGTGGTGGAAGTGGTATCTGTGAACATAATATACAACGGGCAAGGTGTATTATCTGTAAACCTGAAAAAGCATGTATAGTATGTAAAAGTGCACTTCCAACAACATACAAGCCCTACTGTTTCCGTTGTTTTTGCTATATGAATCCAGATTCGGAAGTTGCTACCAAATACAAGCTGAAAGAAAACTATATTATAGATAAAGTAAAGGAATCCTTTCCAGACCTTGATTTCATACACAATAAGAAAATACAAGACGGATGTTCACGAAGGAGACCAGATCTATATCTGGATTGTGGAACTCATAATCTGGTAATAGAAATAGATGAGAATCAACATGGAAACTATTCTTGTGAAAACAAGAGAATAATGGAGCTATTTCAAGATGGGGGAAGTATTTCACTGTGTGTAATAAGGTTCAACCCGGACAAATACGAACTTGGAGAAGAAAAGCATGAAGGTTGTTTCGAATACACGAAAACGGGCAAACTCAAGGTAAAATCTTCTTTCAAAAGTCGTTTTAAGGTGTTAAAAACAGTAATAGAAAAATACAGAAGTAAAGTACCAGACAAAGAAATAACAGAGGTAAAATTATTTTATACAGAAAATTGATTTTTATTAAACCTATTTCAAGTTTAATAAAATGGCACTCACTCTTCGGAAAAAAGCTATCATTGGGTATCTTTCTAATCATTTCACAGATGCGAAAGGCGCTCCTCTTTCCCTACTATCGCTAGAGCTATTATTAGCCGACTCTGGTATTGTTCCAGACCTATCTGTAAATGTTTATGTTCAGTCGGAAGAGGTCGCAAAGAAACTAGTAGGAAAAATTAAGAGAAATCCAAGTAGTGGTTAGGTGTTTAACTAACACTACACTAACGCTTCTTCTTCGTTCCTTCCACTTGCAATCTGTTATATTTTTCAACTATTTTCTGTGTAGGTAGACAACTGGATCCTATCTCCGGAAAAAATACTCCGAAGACCGAATCGCACCTGTCCCAGATGAAGAATTTTACTTCAAAGATTGGGTGTCCCTTGAATAAGATGCTGTTGATTTTCTTAACATATTCCTGTGGAGTTAAGGGTTCTTTATGATCTATTTCAAAATTCTTGTCGATGAATTTTCTGCTTACTTTCCCCAATCTAGAACCCCAGTATGAAGAAAATGACATCACATATAGCCCTTCCACAGTGGCTACACAATGGAAAATGGTATTCACTCCTAGTTGATGATATCCTAGGTAATCGGTTACAGAAGGCCATGCTTTATCTACAGAATGTCTCACATAGGCTTCGTGAGGATGTGAGTGAAAGTTGTACCGAGTTGCGGATACATTTACATTTTCCTCTTCTCCAGATTCCACACTTCTTGTATCTATATCTATTATATATACAAATTTCCCACCTTCCTGTTTAACATCCTTTACATATAGCTCTCCTGTTATCTCCTTCTGAGATTCCTTCCCGTTCGTTATTGTAACCCCCATTTTCGAAGCCTCTTTAAGAAACCCTATTGCCCTCTTCGAAAACTTTGCGTACAAATAGCAAGATTTCCCATCCTTCTCGTATTGTTGAATAGCATACATCACCTTGTTAAAAGTCGCTTTCGATATGTTCGGGTCTGAAGGAATATTTTGACGACATAGTGACACACTCGGATTAATATCGTTAAACATAGGTGAAATTAGACTTACATACGGGCTATTGAATCCGTTAGTTATAAAGGTATCGAGAATATCTGTAAATTCAGCTCCAAAAATCTCTATTCCTACCCAAAGAAGAGTATCGGGAGGCAATCCGGTGAATAAAGCTGTTAATATACTGGGGAGATAATTTTCACAATCTGTTTCTAGAATGCATATTCCTCGCTTCTGGTTGTACATAACGTAATAATGGGAAATAATACTTTCTGTGAATTCTGTGGATTTTATAAAATTTACTCGTTCACTTCCTGGCTTCAAATCGGATAATTTTCGGAATATCTCGTTTTCTGTAATAATTATAAGACCAGGATAAAATCCTCGTGAAGGGGATGGGGGTGGTGAGAGAAGAGAGAAAAGTGGGTGTTTTTTCTCGAGGATTTTCGAATAATCTATAAGGATAGCACTCATTTTTATTATATCTCTTTATAAATAAACTATAAATGCCTAAATTCAAACTTCAGAAAACGGGAAAAAAGACTATTCACCTACTTTATCAACTTTTTTACGATGTTCACAGGCTTTTAGAAAGTGAGGGAATATCCTATTGGGTTATAGGTGGAACTGCGTTAGGAGCCGTTCGACATGGCGGTATTATTCCGTGGGATGACGATGTGGATATCGGAATAGACCATAGAGACATGAAACGAATTCCACTCCTTAAGAAAGTCCTTAAGAAATACGGATATGGACTCACTAGGGTATGGTTAGGTTATAAGATATTTTATCTGGACATACCTCCCACGGGAAAACACAAATACTCTTTCCCCAATATAGATATCTTTGGCTACGAATTCTACAAAGGGAAAGTACGGTATGATAGGAAATCTTGTAGAGATATGTGGCCCAAAGAATATTTCTATGTGGAAGAATTATTTCCTCTACGAAAATATAGATTTGGAGAGTTTGATGTATGGGGTCCATACATCTGCAAAGATTATTTTAAGAGAGCCTACGGAAGCAAGTGGAACATAGAAGCTTACAGAGATTACGATCACGAAGCTGAACAGGTGGTGGAGAAAGTCCTTGTGAAACTCACTAAGCAAGATAGGAAACCCGCAGAGCCAACACGAGTTCGAAAGCGGAATTTGGGGATTTGAACGCTACGTTCTTGAGCGTTACGCTCCCTAACTCTTGTTTTCCGGGGCGTTTCTAACTCTGGCGATATCTGCTGTTAGCTTCTTTTGACTGTCAAGCTCTTCAGACATTCTGTTTATGGTCTCCTTAAGATTTACAATCTCAGTCTTATAACTTTCACAAGATGCTGATAATTTAGAAGATTTATTTTCATACTGAAGTTCAAGTATCTTTAGCTGTCTCGCCATCTGTTCATCAATACTCTCCTTAATCTCTTTCTGAACAGATGCTTTAACACGAGTGCATTCATCTTTCCACTTCTGTATTTCGGCTTTATACTCTTGTAGATCTTCGTTAGATACTATCACCTTTCCCATGCCTGTTACGGCTTCGGTAAGGATACGAGTCTTATTTTCTTTAAGATCTTCTTTCAGTCTTCGAAGAGTTTCAGAATTTACATTTTCTTGTTCAACTATCTGGTCGTTCAGATCCGAAATAGAATCTTTGAGAGTTTTCAGCTCCATGACGGCGTCTTCAAAAGATTCCATTCTCTTGTTCAGATCTTTCACGAGTTTTGCCATTTGATTCGTTTCTTTTGCTTTCTTGACTCTAGACATATTGTATGTATAAAAAGTTAATTTTAAATAGATTTATAAAATACGAGATAGGGTCTATGGAAGAAATTTAAGAAACATAAACAGTAGTTCCCGAAAAATCGTTCACAATCTTCGGAAGATACTTAATTATATCCGATCCGTATTCCTTTTTCCACTCCAATAACTTCTCTGATACACATAGTCTAATAAATCTCACGAACTCATCACTTCCAGAAAGAAGTCCTTCCACAACCTTTTCATCCTCGCATTCTTTCAATTTTTTAGAAAGATAATTTTTAATAACAGAAGTATACTGGTCTTTCTCAGAAATTAAAATCTGAAGAGTCGGGTCATCTGTAAACCCTTGTATTACATTCATAAATCTAGCAATATGACCTGTAGTACAATATCCTTCCATAGATTTTAGCTCTTCAAGAAGACGCTTTTCCAACTCGTCTTTATGTTCTTGTTCTTGTATCCATAACCATATTGAAATAAATGCATCTATCATTCCCAGTTCTTGATGTGTGAAGATAGCTGTGGATTCTATTATATAAGTTTTAGAATTGTTAATAAGGTCTGCTTCACTTGTATACTTATTTGCCAGAGCAGTACAAATCTCTGTAAGTATACAAGTCTTGTGATAGAATATCTCGTGTTCTTCCACAGCAGTGAGAACAAACTTATCTTTGTGTCTCTCATATAAGGTCGAGAAGACTCTCATTACGGTACTATTAATATTTGAATTATGAACATTCTGTCCATCCTTATACACAGTCTTCTGATCTGCTTGAGGAAGTTGGCGAGGAAGATTAATAAGATAGAGATCGTTATTATAATCGTGCTCCTCACGATTGGGAATAATCGGTTCTTCCGGAGGTTCTTCTCTCAACGGGAGTCGATCCATAAATTCCCTATTATTACAATATTCTTGAGCTATATCCGCGATCTCTCTCATTCCCTCCATATAATTTAACCTTGTGAACTCTTCAAATAATCTTGTACAGAATTGCGATAACTGTTCGTGGCTGGGAGCACTAGGATATTTTTTCCTATGATTAAACAGATATCGGAGCGCTCTACTTTTTATAGAAGGACGATAATCGTAATCGCCAGGAAAATTAAAAATATTTAGCGCCAAAGCCATACCATTATTGGAAAAATAGTGATTGAGCGCAATTTCCATTTTTATAGTACTTAAAAGGTTCTTAAATTAAGAAAAATGAGTAAATACGAGAAAGCTAAAGAATCTGCTCGAACTTGGTATCTTCTTTTTCAGGAAGCCAAGGAAAACCTTGAGAACGCAGAAAACGAGATTAGAAAACTCCGTTCTGACGTGGAACGGTGGAAAAAACTCTCCGAACAACTCCCTGACCCAAGTATTGTCCAAGATCTTGAACAAGAAAATCGGAAAATTATAAAATCCCTCAAGAAACAGCTATACGAAACTGAAGAGAAATACAAAGATAAAGTAGCCAAACTAGAGCGGGAAAAAATTCTCTACGAAGGGAAAAATCAACAACTTGAAGAAGCCAGAAAAGACCTTCAAGAACGATATAGCGAACTTAAACAAGATTACAGGGAACAACAGCGATGGGCAAGGAAGGAGAATTAGCCTATCATAGGTAACCTATCATAGAAATTAGATTTATAGATTTCTCTCCTCATGTTAAATGGAACATTTCAGCACACCATTTTATATCAAGAATTCTAGATACAAATTCGCCTTCGTTTCTGACTATTGTATGTATAGTCGCCCATACCCGAAAAAAGAAGGATATCCGTACCAAGTCGCCGGAATTAATAATACTGTAATGCCTCCATTTTTCAGAATGGGAGAGCATTACAAATTGAGCGATATAACTACTTTCCTCGCTGAACATCCCGATTACACGCTAGAGCTTCTTTCACAAACTGCGTTATTCTAGCCTATCATAGAAATTATATTTAGAGATTTCTCCTCTCATATTAAATGGAAAATATTAACACACCATTTAATATCACAAACCACACTTACAATTTCACCTTTGTATCCGATGATTGTATGTACTCTCGTCCGTACCCGAAAAAACCAGGATATCCGTACCAACTTATCGGTGTAAACTTTATGGAAATGCCTCCATTTTTCAGAATGGGAGAACATTACAAATGGAACGATATCTCCGCCTTTCTGAACGAACATCCGGAATACAGAATAGAACTTCTTCCTCAATCTGTTATGAAATTATCAGATTACGATTCAGATTATTCTGAAGACTCTGACCTATAAAAAGTCATCCCTACTATATTTTCAGATGAACATCGTTCAAGAGCATTCTTATTATCCTTATCCGGTATTCGTTTCACATCACGCTCCTCACTTCCAGTTCTCAATCTCACATAATTCCAGACTTGAGAAACCCCATTAAGATAGCATATACAAGCTGAAATATAATTTGTCGAAAGTATACCTATTGACACTTTCTTATATCCTAAGTAATACATTGCTAACGAAGCCCAGTATACTACAGCTTTACAAGCTCCACTTTTGGAAAATAGCGGATTCACATCAACTTCGCCAATTATCTCAGGTTCACAAGAACACATGCCAACTATAATCTCGTTTTTCTTGACTTTTTGAGATATATACACATTAAAATTCCCTTCAAATGGAAAACTATCCTTAGAAAGTATATATTTCCACCATCTGGTCTTTTTTGTCGCACGATCGTACGTGGAAATATACGAAGTCTCCTTATCAATATCTGCTTCAGAAAGCTGACTATTGTATTGCTGACTATCAAGAATAAGATTTTTCACCTTATCGTATATTCTATCTTTCTTCTCAAATAATATATAAACATTGTAAGGATTTTTTCCTTCCACATTCAGCGCCATGAAATTCTCTCTATTCTTAATAACGTTCTCCATCTCTATTTATATTTTCGAAAATATAAATTATTCGTTCCAAGCATCTCTAATTATCTCCGCATTCGCAAGATTCTCTTTCACAACTTCCTCATCAGTCTTCTCCCAGGATGCCAACTCAGAACCGGTTATCACCTCCTCAGCAAGATATTTTCGAGTCTCCAAATAAGGTTGTGTCGCTATCCATTCTTTAGCTACATTATGAGACTGAATTATATGCTTCAAATCCGGAGCATCGCTAGTAGCTTTACAGATCATAAGGAAAAATAGAGCAGATAGTTCACTCATATCTACCTCTTTTAAAAATTTCAGAATTCGAGTAATTCTAGGATAGTTTACAGGATTAAATAGCCCTATAACAACATTTCCTTCTTGACGATAAATAGGTTTAATCTGTACAATCTCAAGATTGCTAGGATCTTCAGCACTAACCGAATACCCGAATAGCGACATCATTCGCAGGGTAGCTTTTATAACCTTCAAACGCAGATACGGATTTGTCCGAAACTTATACAACAACCCTTTCGATAACTTTGTATTCTCATCTGATTCACTAGGAAATAACCAATTAATATAGTTTTCTCTAATTTGTAACTTGAGATCTGTCCAACGAGTAGTAATATCATCAAATAAATAGAAAATTCTATCATTTGCAGAATAGTTGTTTTCGTAAAACCGAACAAGACGTCTCATTTATTTGAGAAATAATTTTTTATTTTGCTCTTACTATCAAACTAAAAGTTTCATCATCCAACGTTTCCACATAATGAAGCCACCCATACGGAATATACAACCACATTCCAGGCTCTAATATTGCCTCAAATCCATGAATACGACTATCCAAACTCTTTACAACTTTCTCATTCAATTTTCCATCTACCATCGATCTCCTATATAGCCTATGTGTTTGTGGATACATCTTAAAATAAGCTTCTTGTTCCCTTGGGAAAATATATACTCTTTTTCTCCCTTTCAACTGTACTATAACTCCAGATCTCGAATCGTAATGCAGATTTGTTATCGTCCCCTTTCTACTTATATAGAAACTGACACCCCCAATCTCATCGAAACAAGGAGGTATAACATCTTTATAATTATTAGGATTACTTCCTAGCGTCCTTATATAATACCTCTCTGTAGGTGTTATCACATAGTTGCTCACCTCTATATCACCATCGCTTTGATACTGCTTGAGTTCGAATTTGACGGAGTCCTCGCGAACCGCAGGTGAGCCCTTGACGGAGTTTTTCGGTTTTCCCCATATCCGTCCATCTTGTATAGTTATCTCCAAATCCCGTCCATCGTACCAATCGAAAATTCCACTTGGAGATATCATCAGCCTCGTCACCTCACTATTCTCCTTGAAAAGCTTCTTAACATCGCCTATCGACATTTTCAGAAAGCGCTTACTTATTCTGTCATCCTTTTCAAAAATATATTTTTCAGGATTTATCTTTGTAGGTTTCGTGGAAGTCGGAACGATGCGGGTCACAATAGATAAAGTTTTTCTGCTACGCATTATCCCTAATACTAGAATACCTAAGATAACAACTAGGATAATCAGTATCCCCGCCTTTTTCTCCATTTATCTCAAAAAAATGAAAAAAAGTTAAAGTCCACAAAAAAAATCGAAATGTCCGTTCCTATTGCTCCGCCAGCCCCTACAGCTGACAAGAAAGCGAAAAAAATCATTATTCACGAAGATAAAATAATTGAACTGTTTTCTACCGAACTTATTGAATATCCAGAAAATATCTTCAGCATCAAGGAAATCGACATGAAAATCGACCATATCAGTTCTAACCTCCTCAAGTCCAATATCCCGCGATTTGTTGCGATTCCGAAGACTGTGTACGTTCTTCAACCTTGTGAAGCCCCTGGGGAAGAAAAATCTCATAATCTCCCTCACTACAAATACTCAAAGACGAAAAAATCCGGCTCTTACGGCGACGTACAACTCTTCCCCACACACAAAGTCGCCGTGAAAACCTACAAAAATTTGGACTCTGACGAAATTGGTCTTCCTACAGACTTTCTTAAAGAACTCGGTATCTACAAATATTTTTCGCAAGACGCAAAATCGCACATTCCACACCTTTACGATTTCACAACTAACACAAATATTCAAATCCAACTTGAACTCGGCATCTCCCTTCACAAAAAACTTAAAAATCGATCGCTTCCTATCGATACTACTGTCAAGTTCATGTTTACACTTTTGAAATCAATGAGAAATGTATCCTCTCAAGGTATTATTCACTGCGATCTCAAACCGGAAAATTGTATCATTGTTAACGATACTATCAAAATTATCGATTGGGGGTTAGCAGAAATTGACCACACTCTAAATCAGAAAAGAGGAAAAGATACTCATAAACACACTATTTCTTACGCTTCTCCGGAAATTCTCTACTGTCAACTTTACGGGATTCCCAGAAAAGCCTACAACTACAAAATAGACATATTTTCTCTCGGTCTCATGTTCGTGTCAATGTATACTTACATCACCCTTTTCAAAGAACAAATTGTCGAACTCCAACTCGAAAAAATAATCCGAACATTTACAGATATTGACAATCCCTCCAAAGATGAAGTTAAGCGCCTCATTCACCACGGAAAAAGTAATTTTGAGACCACCAAGAAATTTCTCATGAAGTTAACACGGAATTCCATCCCTATGCCCGAAGACATGGCAGATACTATCGCTCACATGCTAGAAATTAACCAGGAACATAGATGGAGCTATGATGACCTTATTCTCTCCCCTATGTTTCAACATATCAACCGCGTATCCATTCCGAAGCCCCGTCAGTTCTATAATTCAATGCCCGTCATCGACGACATTTACGACGTGTGGAAACCCGCAGACCGCAAAACAACCCTTGAAAACCTGAAAAATATTTCCTTTTGTAACGAACTGGGTCTCGCAGTCCTCTGTTCCGCTATTCAACTCCTAGATTTATACACTATTCTTAATAAGGATCTACTCCAATACACCAATGTCGATATTGCATGTCTAAATATCGCAATGAAACTTTTCTCAACCGATAAAGACCTTTCTATAGAACAGGAAGATGTTTTTACCATTGTAGAAGCTGAGAAATCTATCTTGAGCACCCTCAGGGGAGCTATTCTCATCCCATCTCTCTACTCGTACGTCGCAAGGCACGGAATCCCAAACTACGAGAAGGTTTTTAAGAAATACCTGAAGAGAGGAATCTACAAGAAACCATTTTCCGATATCGAAATTTCCAAATTGATTTGAATTCCCATTTCTAAAAAATATAAATGGGAATCAAAGACCTCAGCAAATTTTTACACGATAAATATCCTACCGTATTCGAGACCATTCACATCTCTGAATACTCTTTCAAGAAGATAGCCATCGATATCAGTCTATATTTATATCAATATAAAATTCTCTTTAATGATGAAGAGAAATACGGAAAATACGGTTGGCTCGGAGCCTTTATAAAACTCGTCGCCTGCCTTCGAGAAAACGAAATTCACTGCGTCTTTATCTACGATACAGGAGCTCCCCCAGAAAAAGAAGCTGAACGCAAAGAACGATCTGAAGCGAAAGCAAAGACGGAAAAGAAGGTCTTTCTGCTAGAAAACGCTATTGAAACCTATCACCTTACAGGAGAAGTTGACCCTATCCTTATCGAATTCCAAACAAAACGGAAACTAGAGCAACCGAGAATGTTAGGATGTGCTTCTTCTTCACTCAACATAAAAGGAATCGAAGTTGCAGTCAAGAACATGCGTCGCCAACTTGTTCATCTTACCAAAGAAGATTTCGAGCTTACTAAGAAACTTTTTGATATTCTTCAAGTCCCGTATTTCGACGCTCCCATGGAATCGGAAACAACATGTTCCGATCTCTGTCTACAAGGGAAAGTCGATGCTGTCTTATCGGAAGACACAGACGTCCTCGCTTACGGAGCTCCAGTATTTCTCACAAAAATAAACACAGGGAGAGGGACTTGTATTCGTATAAAACACGCTGATGTCCTTGAGCAGATGAAACTCGATTCTGAGGAATTTCTAGACTTTTGTATTATGTGTGGAACCGACTACAATAAAAATATTTTCAAAGTCGGTCCCGTAAAGGCTCTCAAACTTATAGAAACTCATCGGAACATCGAGGAAGTCGCAAATACCGGTCTCGACGTCTCCATCCTCAACCACAAGCGAGTCCGGCAACTATTCAGGGGATACGACAGATTTATGCAACCAATTCCGTACTGTGGGGCTCCCAATTTCCCCGAATTAGAACACTTTGTTGTTAGACGTAATCTGAAATTAGATATTGATAGTCTGCGAAAAAGTTTTGTACACAATATTGTTATCTTTGAAGACGATGAAGAAGAGAAAGGGGAAGAGAAAGGGGAAGAGAAAGGGGAAGAGAAAGATGTAGAAGAAGATGTAGAAGATGTAGAAGATGTAGAAGGGGAAGAGAAAGAAATTAAAAACAGCACTGCCAAAATAGACGTCAGCGATGACGATATAGAAATTCTCGATTCTGAAGATGAATAAAAAAAATATAGAAATAAATGTACGTTACAGCAAAACAATATCTAGGTCTACATAGATTTCCTGAGTCATCTATGCCTGAACGAGTATCGACAGGCTGTGGCGGGTATTACAGACCCGTAGAATCTAGCCGGAACTCTGTTCGGGAGAACTCTGTTCAAGAAAATTATGTTGCTGAATCCTCCGATACAACTCCAATTTCCGACCTCCTCGAATCTCCTGCACTTTCCATGAAATGGGCTACAGATACCGTTTCCACTACAAATCCGAAAGTTTGGGGGCCGGCATTCTGGTTTAGTCTACATGTGAGCGCCGCACACTACCCTGAAAATCCTTCTCAAATAGTTAGAGAAAGAATGAAACAACGTATTCTCGCCATCCCCTACGAAGTTCCTTGTGGAACATGTAGACCTCACGCAAGCGCTTTCATAGAATCTAATAGGGATAAACTAGACAAGATAGTAAGTAACAAACACGAGCTAGGAAAATTCTACGTGGATTTCCACAACAAGGTCAACAAGCGATACGGAAAACCCGAATGGACTTATGATCAAGCATACAAGGTCTATTCGGGAAAAGCAAAAATAACTTATTTACAATAAATTAGGTATTATAAAATGGAGGACATTTTACAATATGCAAACTACCTTTTACCTGTAAAATTTGGTAACACAACAGTGTGTCATTCTAAAGGATTTGAGGATCTGATATCTAACGATCATATAGTATTTAATTATCTTCACGATGATAATAAATTTTTATACATATTTAAATGTGAAAAAAATAAATATCGTTTATTGTATGGTAAAGACGACTCTAAATTTTTTTCAATAAGTGACCCTATAAATTATCCTACATTGTTATATTTTATCGAAACTGACAAAGAAATAAAGACAGATCACACATATGTATCGATTCGGGATGAAGAATTTATACTTCCTAATGGTCAATATGCTCTTGACGAATATATTGAAGAAGAAGATCTAAAATATAGAGCTGAAACGAGCGGTATTGATATTGATTACACGTTTCCGAAAAAATTCTTAGATAAAATAAAACATTGTGAGCTATATCAAACGAGATCTATGTATGAAAAACGATATGATAACATTCGTGGACATGAACAGTTATTGAAATTAATAGCAAGGGCAGAGAAATTAGGAGTAGAAGATTTAATTAATACTAAAAAAGATACTATTGAAGAGTTGAAACTTTTAAGAACTAAAAAGAAACAACATGAACGTAGATATAATATAGTTAATGAACAAATAGTAAGAAAGACTAGTCCTGAATATAAAAAAATATCTTTGAAGACTAGAGAATCTCCAGAAGAAAAAATCCTTTCCACGCTGGTAAAGGCGCCTGCCGATGAGCTCTCAAGTAAAGATTATGAGCATTATCAATCGTTATGGAACAATCCTAGATTCGGTCCAATTATTGCAACTCTGATTTATATAGGCTCTTTTAAGAATAATATCCCAATGAGAGCACTAGAAAACACCTGGGATCGGATGCGTTTAGATATTCTGGATGTGAGTAAACGCGTCACAGGTAAAGAACCAATGTTTGCGAAAATATACAAGAAGATGGTAACCAAAAGCTATAAATGTTATTATGAAAATGATAGATACAATTTTCTTATTGATTTCTACGAACGTGGAGCTTGTAACTGCGAATGTGGAAGTTTTTTCGCTTTCGTGCTTTGGAAAATGTTCCCCGAGCCGGAAAAGTACATCGTGTTCGCTACTTTAATTCCAGGACATATTTATATAAATTGGTATGAGAAAAAGAGCGGAAATTTTTTCAATCTTGAGACAACAGAAATAGCACTATTTTATAGAAAAGTAAATATTACAACTCTATTAAAAGATGTTGAATATATGATATTTAACGAACAATTATTAGGTGTGTACATAATATTAAATTCAAGCTCACGAGGTGGATATTCTGCTGAGCTTGAAAAACGTATGTTTGATATAGATTTTTCTAAGATTGAACCAGGCTCAATAAAAGATTTTTCAAAAAAATGTATGAACATGGTTCATGATCTTGTGAATAACTTTAAAAATCTATGTACGAATTGTTCAGATATTATTTCTATATATAAGCTGTTTTTGTTAAGAATAAATCGCGTTGTTGTGTCCGATGATATAATATTAATCGATATAGATAAAATTGACCTTGAAAAATGCATAGAATCTATAATACATGCTAACCCCTTCGATAAAGCTCAATATAATACAAAAATTAGAGATCTCTTTCTGAGGGAGATTGATAATATCAGATCGTAATTTTTGATTTCCTGTTAAGAACTCATACAAATACCCGAGAAAAATTTAAAAATCGAAAGAAGAAAATACGATTTTTAAAGCTGAAAAGAAAGGTGAAAAAGTCACGATTGAGAAGTGAACAAGGATTTATCCTTGCTGAAATTTTGCGACAATAATTTCCTGATCTTTTTCTGAATTACGTGAGAAAATCGGAATTTTTTTCCACGCTCTGCTTTCCACCTTTTCAGAATTTTCAACTTTTTGTAAAAATAAAAATTTAGATTTTAGAAAATGGAAATTGGCGCCAAGATGTAGATGTCCGAAGGGAGATGGATTATTTTTTCACACATCAATACTCAGAGCATACTGTCCAAATTTGTACACTTCGCAATTATTCTTGTGTTGCGATGCGAAAGTACCAGGTCCACAACTGCAACGTGGAGGATTTCTCAATATCCGTTCCTTATTCTTGCGAAAGAAATCCACAGATATCATGTCTCTTCTCGTATTAATATTTCCAGGATTTCCGTACAACTGTGTAACATATGGCCCGATATGATGTGCCCCGGTATTTCCACCAACCCATCTCCAAAACACAGCCCACTCTCTCCTATCTATATTATTCTCCATATTTCTTCTCTTCTAATTCTCCTTTAGATTAAATACTCCTATCTTGTGGAACCACGGAGTCGTATCCAAAATTACCTTTGACGGACAATTCCTAATTTTCCCCTCATGTACATACTTATCATACTCGTTCTTTATACACTGTATATTCGTATCATCCACCGCTATGTACGACTTTCCCCAAGCTAATCTATAACACTGTGCCAAATCCGACTCAATCCCTTCCAAAGTATGAAGCCCATCTACGTGAAAAATACCGATACTCTTCCCAAACTCTTTCTTCAACTTTGGAAGCGTTTCCAAACTATCCCCTTCCATCAAAATCACCCTATTTCCGAAATGCCGATTAAGATAATCTACACAAGGCTTAACATAAGAATGTATACAAATATCGAATGCGTACACACGAAGTTTCGGATTCGCCATCAGAAATATCAAAGCCGAGTTTCCGGCATTAAACCCTATTTCTAGCACGTCCCCCTCACATTCTTGAGCAAGATAGAAAAGATGCTTCATTTTATTCACCATACTGGGAACATGATCTACGCCATTATAACTGTATATATTTCCTTCTATTCCAACTATGTCGTGTTGGCAAAGATCTATAGATAACTGCTTCAGATTTTCATGATGGAAAAATAGAGTATTCTGAATATCTTCAAATTCCATTTATACCCTTTATAACGAGTTTTTAAGACATGTTTCTAAAAATGAAATGTTCAGTTTTTCCATAGAAGAATTTAAAATGTCGAAGACTTTTACTCCACTTCAGGATATCGCTTACAAAGCCATCCTCGAAGGGAAAAACGTATTTCTTACAGGCCCCGCAGGAACCGGAAAATCCCTCGTTATCGACACTTTTAAACAACTCTACGGAAAAAATAAGAAAATCGCAATCACCAGCACTACCGGCGTATCCGCTATTGTCATTGGAGGCGTCACCCTTCACTCCTACCTCGGTATCGGACTAGGAGTCGGATCCGTTGAAGATCTCGTCGCGAAAATTAAGAAAAATAGCAAAGCCAGACAAAGGTGGCTCGATCTCGATATTCTCGTTATTGATGAAGTCTCTATGCTCCCTGCCGAACTTCTTGAAAAACTTGAACAGATAGCACGCATCATTAGAGCTAGACCCATAAGAATGATTCAAGAAAATCTCCCCGAACAAGCTTTCGGTGGCATTCAACTAGTCCTCTCCGGCGATTTTCTACAACTTCCAGTCGTAGGAGACTCAAATAACTTCTGTTTCGAATCGAAAGCATGGCAGAAGTGCATTGATTGCTCTATAGAGCTCAAGGAGAATATGAGACAGATGGACAAGGATTTCCAAAGCATTCTTGCAGAAATTCGCTACGGTATCCTTTCAAAAAAGGGGAGAAAACTCCTTGAATCACGAATTGGAGTTGAACTTAAGAACGATTTAGGAATTAAACCTACACGTATTTACACTACAAACTCATCTGTAGATGAAATGAATGAAAAAGAACTCGATAAGCTTGCCAAAGACAACGATTTCTACCAGTACGATATGGAAATCTACTTCTACGAATTTGTACAAGATCGCGAACAAGCTATAGAAAAATATAGAAAAAATTCCCTAGCCCCAGAAAAACTTGAACTCTGTGTCGGTGCCCAAGTCATGTTACTTTTCAATATGGACGTCGAAGCCGGACTAGCTAACGGAAGTAGAGGTATCGTAGTCTCTTTCACCGAAGGAATTCCTAATGTACGATTTCTTAACGGAATCGAGGTTCCTATCGACTTTCACTCCTGGGAAATCGAAGAAGGGAAAAAGAAAATCGTTCGAATCACACAGCTTCCCTTAAAACTGGCATGGGCTGTAACTGTGCACAAATGCGTCTCCGGAAACACTATTATCTACACAGAAAATGGTATGAAACGGATATACACACTATCTCTGCTAAATCAAAAACAGAACGAATCCAGAGATGTAAATATTCGTATTCATGGTGAAAACGGTCTTGAACAATGTTCTCAAATTTTTAAAGGACAAGTTGAGAACAGTATAATTATTACCACAAGCTCCGGATTTCAACTTGAAGGCTCTCACCGACATCCTGTAGCAACTTCAACCGGGTGGAAAAAGATGCCTGAACTCAAAATCGGCGATAGCGTTCTAATGAAGAAAACCTTCTGTTTCGGAAACTACGTGAGCACCGAAAAATATTGTAACCGCAACCTACTCCCCTTTTCTAAAATAGATGAATACATGTGTTATCTACTAGGGTATTTTATCGGTGTAGATTTTGATAAGGATAATGTAGGTGTACAGAGTCACTTTAGAAAGTTGTTCGGTACCCTATACAACGAGAAAATCAAACATTTCCTCTCCTGGTGCGGTCTCTATTTCTTTCAGATAAATGTACCATGGGTAGTACTTGAAAATACATATTCTTCGCAAGTAAACTTCATTAAAGGGCTATTCGACACGTGTGGAACTATTCAAGATAATAAGCTGTATCTTCAGCTTTCAAATGCAAGATTCGTTTCCGATGTTCAAATTATGTTGTTAAATATGGGGATAAAATCGCATGTTTTTTCGAATAGAATTGAGATAGAGGATATTCTACTATTTTTCACAAATGTAGGATTTAGTTGCGAACGAAAACAATCGCAGTTGGAGAAAATTGCAAATATTTCTCTTCCGACAACGCAAGGAGATCAATTCACCTTTTACGAAGAGATTACTCACATCAGTTCCTTTATCTGCCAATTCTACGATGTATATGTTCCACAGAGTCACACTTTCGTAGGGAACGGAATTATTAATCACAATTCTCAAGGAATGACTTTAGATTACGCAGAAGTCGATTTGTCTAACATCTTCGCTTACGGACAGGCTTACGTAGCACTATCTAGAGTTAAGGATTCTTCTGGTTTGTCGATCATAGATATTAATTTTGACGGAATCAAAGCTCATCCAAAGGCAATAGAGTTCTATAAGAAATTGTGAGCTTGGTGAACCCCTACTCATATATATCCCTATTATCCCACATCTTTGAATATACGTTCCCGGACTTGAAATCTGATGTAAATTCCGCTTGTGCCGGTTTTGTCCTTATAATAGGAATATCGTCCTTTGAAATTATTTTCCCATCGAACTGTAATATTCTACATGTCCCGTGTCTCCCAGGAATCCACTCCCCGTTCGCAGAAACTCCTCCATTTGCCCCTTTCAAAAATATCCGAGACGCATATCCGAAAACATTCGGACCCGTAACATCTAGCGGAGAAGAACCGTATCTCCGCTTCTTCACATTTTCCACAATAAGATCTATATATTTTCTCATTATCGCATGTCTAGGAATACATGCAATAAAACTATTCAGTATCGGATAATTCATCTGTCGCTTCACAAGAAGATCCTTTCCAAAAATTATTTCCGCATCCGGATCTATAATCTCAGAAAGAGGCTCATATAAAGTCTGTCGAATATCCTTATACACTCCCCCATTCACATATAACCAACAGATTCTCATCAAATCACATTTATATGCGTACGGTTTAAGAGTATTGTAAGCTTCTAAGACATCCGGTTCAAAGTTATCTTTTATAAACTCTATACAATCATGTTTATCCAATATTATAATTTCGTATTCTGGACTTTTTTCCCTCCACGAATTCAGACAATCGATTAGATAAGGCGACATTGGCGGTAATATATCATCATTCAGAATAAGAACACTCGCTATCTTTTTGGGTATTTTTTGAGATACGAGACCTGATTGTGGAATAGCCGGTAAATATCTAGGTGGCGCACGTCGTCTCTCTCCAAAATTAAGAAAGGATAGCAACTCTCCTAAGCTCATTCTCGATATGAAACAATTTCTATCTTGATATCCACCTGTAATATATACCGTATCTCCTTCCAGTAATATTCCTGTCAACATTTGGGTTTTATGCTTACAAGAATTCTGTCCCACCTTTACACAAAATCGCTCCGATACCGCCACGATATTGAACGGATATGTATCCCGAAAAGCATAAAACAAATGAGAATAAGAAGTTAATCCATACCTATAGTGAACTATTCCTATATAACAATCTTCCACATGAATATACCCTGCTGATCCTCTCATATATTCTTCTGTGAACGGATTATGGGTTTCTGCTACAATTCTACACTTCCCCGTACCCAAGTCCGGTTCCACAATTCGGTGAGGGGTCGTATCCGTGACAATATACAACTTATCTCCTATCACCAATGGTAACCAATTCTTTTGGGGTTTATCGGAGTTTACAGGAGATTCTAAACTCAAAATTTTCTCAGTTTCCAGATCTACTAGAACAACCCCAGGAACACAAATTTTACCGATATCTCTATATTCCATACACAACGCATAGTCCTTTCCACCATAGGTAAATCCTCGAGGGTCTTCTCCTCCATATATTTTTCCACATATTCGTGATACAGATCTCATTGTTTTTACATGTTCCTTCCTGTAAGATGGTAACTCAATAGAATCTATGTTTATAAAATTCTCATCTCCAACAGTAGTCTTAAACATTTTTTCTATACTCTTATTAACCGGATTATCGAAAGGACAACTTGCTAACCCTATTCTACTTAACAATAAAAATCCACCTCTAGAACTCTTAAAGATACTAGGATTGTAGTAGTAGTATCCTTTACTTCCTGAAGAAACTACACCATCGTACAATATATCTAGCGCTAGATTCTTATCTGGAGAATATTCTACACGAGCGGAATACTTTGCGATTTCTTTGGATAACCCAACATTGAATAGAGCCAAACAAATTATACAAAATAAGACTATGAGAAGCACAATAATGGTAAGTAATTCCATTTATTATCTAAAAATGAAAAAAAAATTGAAACCGAAACAAGTTTCAAATGGTCGACATTAACGATATTTCGTGTATAGAATTTGGGATTTACTCCCCAGAAGAGATTAGGCAAATGTCGGTCTGTAAAGTCGATAGCTCCAAGTTAACAGGACCCGGAACCGTCTACGACGAGCGGATGGGCTGTTTCACAGATACAAACAAAAAATGCGTTACATGCGGTCTAAAAACAGAATGCTGGGGACATTTTGGTTATATTGATCTTGCCGAACCCGTTATGCACCCCATGTACTACAAAATGATCGCCACCTTTCTCAAATGCTTTTGTAAACAATGCCATCGCCTTCTTCTCACAGAAGAACAGATAGAACTTGAAGGGCTACTGAAACTGAAAAATGAAAGACGTTTTAACAAGATGCTAGAAAAGGTTGAGAAAATCGATATGTGCCTACATTGTTCTGCTCCTCAACCTAAAATTCTTTACAAAGCCAAAGACATGACTATCAGTATGGAGTATAAGCAGAAAAAAGGGGAAGGGAAAATCTCAATTGTTATGGAAGTCGAAGACATTAAGAAAATCTTCGACAATATTTCCAATCAAGACGTAGAAATGCTAGGCTTCGATTACACACGAATACACCCCAAAAACCTTATTCTTACCGTTCTTCCAGTAATTCCACCATGTTCTCGTCCCTACGTCATCGCAGATGGGAATATTTGTGACGATGACCTTACATACCAGTATCTGGAAATTGTGAAGAACAATAACCAACTTTTGGATCCCGATGGCTTAGAAAAAATGAAGAAACGAAAAATAAAAAATCCCACAAAAACTGTGAAGGATGAGCTTCAACAAAGACAGAAGCTCATCAATACTCTTCGATTTCGCATTTCAACTATTTTCAACAATAGTAAGGGGAAAGCCAAACATCCTACCGATAGTAGACCGTTGAAAGGTCTGAAAGAGCGATTGGCTGGCAAGAAAGGGCGACTGAGAGACAATCTGATGGGTGATGAAGTCGGTAGGGTCGACTTCTAATTGCTCACAACAGGTGGACGCCCACAGAGATGAGAAAACTCTTTGTGGGGAAAACGTTGTAAGTTTCTCCTCGGTTCGAGTTCGAATTAGAGATATAACCACCTAGTGAAATGTTTGAGACATTTTGCGACACCTCCAAACTGCGGGAATCCCTCTTATCTTAACATACGATCCTACGTGTGCGAAAGCCCGTAGCGAAACCCCGTCGAAAAACGGTGGGCATTGTAGAAAATTGATTTTCAGCCTAATATTCATAATAGCGCATAAATTTTCTCAGATAGTAACCTATCTATGGAGAGAAAATTTGAACTTGCTATAAATTGGCTGAAAAATATAACTACTACCGTAAAAACTGTTAAGAGCATCTCCGAAAGGAGATAGAGACAATCCGCATCCAAGTTCCTCTGTTTCGATGAATACCAACGTATATAGCTAGAAACGTGGAAAAGGTTCAGAGACTAGATGGAGGTGGGTGAACGATGAAGACTTAGCTAGTCCGAGTTTGCTTAAGGTATAGTCCTGTCCAAAGTGATTTGGACGTTGTAAGTGTCGCCCTGATCTAAATTATACGTACGTGTAACACGATCGAAGACACTGATCCGAAAAGAGTCGACTACTCTGCTAGAACGGTCATTGGAGCCGATCGAACTCTGAAGCTCAATCAGCTAGGTATTCCTCGTGAGGTGGCTCAGATCCATACAAAGCCCGAGACCGTAACCGAATTTAATATAAAATGGCTCACAGAGCTAGTAAATACCGGAAAAGCGAATTTCTACACCACTATGAAGAAAAAGCGAGATAAAGATACAGGAGAGGAGATTGAGGTGAAGAAAAAGACAAATTTACAATACGGATCGATTGTAAAGGGAACCGACCTGATTCATGGAGATTTTATTGTAAGGGGAAATATCGAATTGAAGAAGGACAAGAAAGGGAAATTAATCATTCCCGAAGATTGTGAAGGAATAATCGAGGTGAAAACAGGGAAGGAGCTGTTAAAGAAAGGAGACAAGTTGGTTCGAGATGGAAAATATGTGGAAGATCTGAAATATCCGGAAAAGAAACTTGTGACCCTGAAGATAGGTGATGTGGTGGATCGACAGTTACAGAAGGGAGATATCGTCCTTTTGAATCGCCAACCTACGCTTCATAAAGGATCTATGTTAGCCATGGAAGTGGTTCCAATGTATTATCGAAGTTTCAGGTTCAATTTAGCTGCGACAAAATCTTTCAACGCAGATTTCGATGGAGATGAGATTGGCATAACTGTTTAGTCTCAAACAGGCAGTCGCCTACCAGGTTGAGCAAGAGACCTGGCGGGGAAAACGATGTAACTTGCTCTCGGGTAAAGTATGCCCGAATATAACTGCCTAGTCTACTTACCTCTGTTAGGAAGTAGGCGAGATGACTCAATTGCGGGAAACCCCTTAGAGCTTCTGAATACTACCTACACCGGGAAACCGAGTGTGTGGAACATCGCGTAACGGCGTTGGCATAGTAAAAACTTCAGAGGATTGGGGCATCCGCATCGGATTTCTAAGGACTGTATGTGACTGGTCTATGAAGTTCGTTCAACGACTTGTACAAAATGAATTTAAATCTTGAAAAAATCGCAAAGCAAAATGGACAGAAGACTCGGAGAAATATACTTGATTACGAATAAAGTAAACGGAAAACAATATGTGGGACAAGCAGTATGTTATAGTGGGAAGTTGAAAAAACAGAAACATGGCACCTATGGAAGATGGAAAATGCATGTTAGAAATGCTCTAAATAATGTCCGTGATTCTCTACTTCTTGATCGTGCTATTAGGAAGTATGGAGAAGATAATTTTCTTGTGGAAGATATACTAACATGCTACCTCGATGTGATAGATAGCCAAGAGATTTCAAAAATTTCCCAGTATAATACACTGCATCCGAACGGGTATAATATCCGCAATGGCGGAAATCATGGAGGAAAACACGCCGAATCGACAAAAGAGAAAATCGGGAATGCACATTTGGGTCGAATAGTGAAAGAAAACACTAGAGAAAAAATTAGCAAGACCAGTAAATACCGTAATATTTCTGAAGAAAACAAAAAAAGCATAGAAGAAGCTTTAAAACTTCTGAATATGGATGAACTTCCAATGTATATTGGACTACAAATAGATAGAAGAAATGGCAGAAATGTTCATTATATCCGAGTTAACATTCCCAACATAAAGCCAAAGAAGTTTGCGAAAAAAGATATGAAATTGACTGAAAAAATTAAACTTGCGATTGAATATAAGAATTTTGTACTACAACGGTCATCGGTCGGAGAGGTCGTCACAACCTCTATGAAGGCTTAAGGTATAGTCTAGCCCCTACGGGAAACCTAGGGTATCAGCGGAATATTCACGCGCCACAATCGTACGAGACAGAGGCTGAATTGAGAATGAATTCGCTCACGTCTCTGAATATTATTACTCCTCAAGAGAGTAAACCTATTATTACTATCACTCAGGATTCTCTTATCGCTTCCTTTCTCATGACCTCACGTGACTTTGAACTCACACAAGACCAGTTCTTCAATATCTGTATGAAAGGTGAACGACACGATGGGAGCGACCTCTTCCAACCCTCTCGCGTAAAAACTATTCAGAGAGTCCTTAAACAGAAAGGGAAGAAACCGAAAATCTACAATGGGCGAGGTCTTATTTCCCTTATTCTTCCAGAGAATTTCAACTATGAAGTCAAGAATAACGCCCATCCAACTGAACCCTCTGTAAAAATCACTCAGGGAGTCTTCCTCGAAGGTGCTTTCGATAAAACTACCCTGGGAAGCGAACATGGTTCAATTATTCAGCTTCTAAATAAAGAGTATGGAACGGTAATCACAGCCAACTTCATAGACAATATGCAGTTCATCGGGGGTGCTTGGCTAGCTATCTACGGATTTTCTATCGGTCTTGAAGATTGTATGATTACCTCGGAGGAAAGTGTTCTCGCTATTAAGAATAAGTTGGTTGAATGTTATACTAAGGCGGAAGGTATTGAGGAGACCACGAAGAACCCTGGTATCAAGGAGGTTCGCGTTACTGCAGCGCTTTCTCAAGCAAAGGATGTCGGAATGAAGATTGCAAAGGAGGCGATGCGTAAGGATAATAATTTCCTGGTGACAACAAAGTCTGGAGCGAAGGGCGATTATTTTAATATCTCGCAAATTACTGGGCTATTGGGACAACAAAATCTGGAGGGGAAGCGAGTAACCCCAGCGTTAAGCCATGGAAAGAGAACACTACCTCACTACCCGTTCGGAGATGTTACGAAAGATAGGGAGTATGAATCGAGGGGCTTTATTCGGAATTCTTTTATTCATGGACTCACACCTCATGAATTCTTTTTTCACAGCCTTAGCGGTAGGGAAGGAATATGCGATACAGCTATGGGCACAGCCCAATCTGGTTATATTCAGAGGAAAATTGTGAAGGTATGCGAAGATATCCGTGTACAATATGACAATACGGTGAGAGATGCCATCGGGAAAATCTATCAATTCAACTACGGAGATACAGGGTACGAACCAACAAAGACCGTAAGAGTGGGTGGAGAACCGGTGATTTGCGATGTTGGGCGTCTTATCGATAGGCTGAATATGTCCCACGAACTCGGTATTGATGACGAAAAGCTCGTTCCTTCCGCAGAGAGCGAACCCCAGCTCTGTATGGAAACTATTAGAGAGCGAAGTGTGTCTACCGATGATAAGAAGAGGAAACTCATCACGAAAATCCACAAGAAGTGTCCAAAATCTATCGCGGATGCTGAATGGAGTGTAGAAGAGCTCACTCAACGAGTACAGAGCCTAGATCTTGACGAAGATGAAGACGAGGATGCTGAAGAGCTCGAAGATATTGTAGAAGAGGAAGAAGATGAAGAAGTGAAAGAAGAAGTTGATGGAGAAGAGGTAGATGAAAAAGATGAAGAAGACGAAAAGGATATTGCTGAAGGAGATGAAGAAGAGATTGAAGACGATGGAGATAGCATAGGATATGAGGAAGAGGAAAATGACGATTTCGGAGAAGACGGAAATTTTTCGGAATGAATAGGATCAATATTTATACAAAATTTTGTATAAATATTAGAGAAGGGTGAATTTATATTTTCATCGCAAAGTCGCGAAGAAGTTGATCCGATTCTTCTTAATCCGCTCTTGTAGTTTCGATACTTTTACGGCATGAATCGATTTTGAAAAATGTTCTACAACCGAATCCGGAACGGCTTTTTTCGAGATTTCGGCGAGGATGCTTCGAAGCTGTTCTGTCTCGTCGTTCGGTTTTCTCATTCCGAACCGAGAGAAAGAGAATTCAGCTTCATCCCCCATCTCATCGCCGTAGTCTCCAACACCGATATCTTCGTCATCATCTACCGCCATGTCATCGTTGAATTCTTCAGAAACGAGATCCACATTATCGTTGCGCTCTTCCATGGCTTCGACTTCATCTACCTCCCCTTCTTGAATATCGGTTCCAAGAATGATAGCAACAGCGAGATCGATATCGTGATTTCCGAACGGAATATCTTCAGCATACTGGAATTTGAAGGCTTGTATCCCAACGAGAATATTTGCGAGAGCTGACGCGATACAGTTCTCAAAGGGGTCTTTCAGGTTCTCAACGATATTTTCACAAGCGTGGTCTCGAGAATTGAGGAGTTCGGCGTTTACAATAATTTCGCGTACGGACTGCTGAGAGACATCTTTAACATAGCGAGAAATTATGATAATCATTGAGGCGATCCGATCCCAATAGACTCTAGCAATATCGATAATGTTAAAGTTGAAGTGATTCTCTTCGTCTTTCCTCTGTCTACTGATGAAAGCGATGCGTTCGCGGAACTCCTTAACATCTTGTTGCCGTTTAGCGAGTTCATCAGTGGTTTTCTCCTCTACAGCAACACCGAGATGCTCCCGTTGTTCCTGGTCTTGTTTCTTGGAGAATTCAGCGATGCGATTGTTTCGAGCTTCTTGGGAGAGTTCGGGACGAGTGAGTTCACGCCATAGTTCTTGTTCTTTCTTATTGTGAGATTCTTGAAGAGCTCTAATATCTGATTCCTTAACATCAGTTATTTTTTGAACAGCTTCAAATTCTTTTCTGTTCTTCTTTTTCAGTTTGTACATTTTTCTGGTAATTTCTTCCCAAGGTTTAACAGGCTTATTAATTTCGGAGAGAAAATTGAGCCATTCACGGCGTTGTTTCGCGTCGAAGCTGATGAAGGATTTTTTCTTGTTTTCGAATTCTCTGATGAGTTCCCGTTCATAATTGGCGAGTTCCTCATCTGTAGGGGGTGGAGTTTTATTTTTAAAGGCTTCGATAGACTTTGCGAATTTCTGAGGAGATAGAGGTTTATTAGAAGAAGGTTCTTGGGGTTTTACGGAGTAGCCCCAGAAGTTTTCCTCGTAGTCTTGGAGTTCGTCTTGTATGGCTTTTATTTCAGATGCATAATCGCGTGTGAGTTTATCGGGCATTCCTTGGCATTCTTTGACCATACTGATGAAACTGTCAGGCATCGGGATGCTAACATTCTCATTGGTGACAATAGAGGTATTACAAGGTTGATAAATGATGTTGAGAACAAAGGTGACAAAACGAGCGTCAATAGTCTCTTCCTGTTTTCCGAAGAATTTCAGGTATTGTTTCATCTTGTAAACAGCAGAGCACATATCTGACAATCTCATTTTGAGCCAGGAGTTGAGGAAATTATCGGATGCGATGGCGGTAGCTACGTTAAGGGGGAGGGGTTTATCGAGTTGATAGCGAGAAGAATTTTCTTTAATTTCTTGGCGCAGTTCCATAAGAATAGTTCCACCGATATTTTGGCCTTTATTTCCGCTGGTTCCAGTACCTAAAATAACATCGTCGGGGTCGTTCCACACAAGGTAAGCGTTTGAAGTGAGAAGAAGAAGTTGTCCGAGACCGATATCTTCAAACTTCTTTCGCATAGCAATTCTGGCATAGGTCTGAATGAGTTCAGTGTGGGATTCTACGTTTCGTTGAAAATAGATTTCGTTGGCTTGATCTGAGTCTACAAAAGTGTTATCATCTATAAGAAGTAGTTTCCTGGCTTCCGAAACGGGGGTTCCCCGTTTGAATATTTTAGTGTCGCGAATGTCTTTAGTTACTCCTGTTTGGGTTATGAGCATAGTGGTAATGAAAATGCTAACACTGGGGTACTTGAGATTATCAACTGTGAAAATATTGGGGAATAGAGGGGAGAACTCTGCGAGGTCTGGGGGGTTCTCAGCGATGATAGGTCTAATTTCTACGGGATCTCCAACGTATTTGAAGATGGGGGAAGCTTTCTTAGTTTCTTCTTGGAATCGAATGCGTCTTTCGGGTTCAACTGTAGTTTCCCATCTTATAAAGATTTGAGAGGGGGAGATTTGAGTGGAGTGATTCCTGTTATATTTTTCGGCAATTTTCTCAATATATTCTTGAGAGGGTTTAACACCTGTGATGCGTTTGAGGAGTTCCACTTTATTATTTTTGTGTTTGAGTTTAATGTGCCATTGACCTGTATTATCTTTTGGGGATTTGGTAGAAGAGTATTTAGCGATTTCGTTTTTGATATCTTGAATATCCCAATTTCTGTATTTCTTGTAGGCTTTCCCAGTGAAATTCTGAAGTTGTTGAATGAGGACAGATTTCTCATTCTTCTCCTGAAGTAGCTGTTTTATGGGATCGTCGCCAACAGAAGAAGAGGAGGAGCTTTTTTCGAGGAGTGGAACGATATCTTGAACCATCTTCTCAGCTTGCGCAACGTCTTCGTCGGTGATTTCTGGGAGTTTAGAAAGTTCAGATTCGATTTCGGAGTTGAGTTCAGGGCTAAATTTGCCTTTCATATAGGCACCAACGACTTTTTGGCGCAGTCGGAAATATTCTTCTCTGGAAGGCGCGGAGAGAACTAGTTGATCAGTGGCTTCCTTGAGTTGTTTTTTGGATAGTTTCGGATAGGCATGAGAGATGGTGTATTTTGTGTATTGGGAGAGAATGAGGTCGAATTTCTTGTTTTCTAGTCGCTTTTGGAGTTCTCTGAGGTTGTCACGTCGTGCTGCAAGGACAATGTAACCTGGGGACTCGAGTTCTTTCTTGATAATGGGGAGTTGGTCTCGTTTATAGAGTTCTATGATAGATTCTCTGCCATTTTCGAAATCTGGGAGGGAATCGAGAATATTTTCTTCGGAATAGAAGAGGAGAATTTCTTCGGGAGATTTTCCTATATATTGTTTGAGATCGTTTCCTGCTCCGAGTTCTTTGCGAAGTACGGAGATGGCTTTATAGATGGTGATAATTTTCTCTTCGAGTTCGTGGTCTATTTCGGATTTTAGGGTGTCGGAAATTCCCATGCGGATATTGTGGCGGATTTGGGCTAGGGTTTTTCCGATAAGATTGAGACCTTTTCCGTCTGAGCCAACGCCTAGAATGTTATTGTTACTGATGTAGTGAATGGGTCTGTCTTCGGTTTGAAGAAGGGTGTCAGCGAGGGTTTTGTTTTCAACGACTTTAGAGTTGTAGGCTTTCTCAACAGCGGTGCGGATGGTGTGAATGTATTCCTGACCGAGAAAGTAGTCGTAGAGTTGGTGAATATTCATCTTCTGAAGGGAAACTTCTTGAAGGACAAATTGGGTTATACGGTCTATTTCGGAGGGGGAAAGTTTGTATCGCTGACGAGCTTCCGTATTGGCGATAATTTGCTTAACTTTGTCTTCAATATTAGTTTTTTTGATGTTCCCTTTTATTTGGGCGTGTTGAAGGGATAGTTTATAAATGGGAGTGATAATCATGTTAGAGAAGATATAGTTTGTAACAGTGCTCCATCGTTTTCCGTCGATAATCATGTCATTTCGGTAGTTGTTGCTGAGTGGACCGAAAGGGAAATCGCGGGGATTATAGATTTTGATGGTGTCTAAATTAGATTGGACAATTTTTTCTTCCATTTTATTTGGTCTAATATTTTTTAAATGTGTGGAATAATAAAATGTCAGGAGTCTGTTTTTCTGCGATTCTGATGGCTGGGTGGTTTTCTCTGCTTGGGGCATTGGGGTGTCTGAGTTGTTGGATGAAAAGCGGATATCGGAGATATGAAGAAGATAACTAAATTTAAATAATAGGCTTTATCAAATAAATATGAGTGGACCGATTCTGTTTCTAACTCACGAAGATTTCACTGTTCAACAAGGTACAAATGGTACCATTATGTGTCATAATATTCCTGGGTTTTCTCTGATACTGTTCTATTCTACACATTGTACCCATTGTCAGACTTTGATTCCTATCTTTAAGAAGTTGCCAGGGAGTATTAACGGGTGTCAGTTTGGGATGATAAATGTGAGTACAAATAAGAGTATAGTGGAAATGTCAAGAGAAACTATAGCACCGGTGAAGTATGTTCCTTACATAGTGTTGTATATAAATGGGAAGCCTTTCATGGTGTATAAGGGGCCGTACGATGAGGGGGAGATTCGGAATTTCGTTGTTGAGGTTGCTAACAATGTTCAGAAGAAACAGCAATTTTCCAAAGAGAAAGTGAAGGAGGATAAACCTGGAGAGCTACCAGCCTACTGTATAGGACAACCTTTGTGTGGAAATGATAAGGTATGTTATCTTACGTTTACAGGAGCTTATACGGAAGGGAAAAAATAAAAATTGTTTTTTGTATTCAAATAGAATATAAAAATTATGTGTATCGTGTGTAGATGGAGCTCTGGAGAGGAGAAGCTGGATCTGAATATAGAAATACTAGATTGTATACATTGTACAGTTGTTACAAGTATACCTATTCTGCATAAACTGGTGAAACTAGATTGTTCATATTGTACAGCTCTGGTAAGTATACCTATGCTACCAGAACTGAGAGAACTAGATTGTTCAGGTTGTACAGCACTTACAAGTATACCTATGTTACCAGAACTGAAAAAATTAACTTGTCATCAATGTACAGCCCTTACAACTATACCGGTCATGCCAGAGTTAAACATTCTATATTGTGATGATTGTACAGCTCTTACAATTATATCTGTTATGGATAAGCTAAAAATACTATATTGTTTAAGGTGTACAAGTCTTACAGATATTTCTGTAATGAAAGAATTGGAAAAGTTAAATTGTGCATATTGTACAAGTCTTATAGCTATACCTATAATGCCGGAGCTGAAAGAACTATTTTGCTGGTGTTGTACAAGTCTTACAGCTATACCTGTCATGTTAAATCTGAAAGAATTAGGTTGTAACGGATGTACAAGACTTACAACTGTGCCTATTATGGCGAAATTGGAAAAAATAAATTTTTCGAATTGTACAGCTCTCACAAACATACCTACAATGCCAAAACTTAAAGACCTTAATTGTTACGGTTGTTCAGCTCTTACAAGTATACCTGAAATATCGGAGCTGAAACAATTAAATTGTTCTAGTTGTACAAGTCTTACAACTATATCTGTCTCACCAGAATTAATACTTTTTTGTATAGGGTGTAAATGGTTAAGAGAATGTGACAACTTTGATAGTAATCTCCAGATGCTAAAACGCTGTCAGTCTATCTTCAAGAGGAAGTTAACCGCTAAGAAGCTGGAGAAAATTATACCTTCAATTACAGAGATTTACTACTCTCCAGGATGTAAAGGAGAATATGACACGCATCGCGCGTTTCTTGCGAAGGTCACCGAGATGGCGTGACAACCGCTTTGCAGAAATGATAAGGTATGTTATAGCTATACGGAAGGGAAAAAAAATGATTTTTATATTGAAGAGAAATATAAAATCGATGTGTATCGTATGTAAATGGAATTCCGGGGAAGAGAAGCTGGACGAGAATATAAAACTGCTAGATTGTTACGATTGTAAAGTTCTTACAAGTATACCTGTATTGGCGAAACTCAAAGAGCTATATTGTGGAGGTTGTACACGACTTACAAATATACCTGTATTACCAGAGTTGGAAAATCTGGACTGTTCGGAATGTCCAGCTCTTACAAGTATACCGCTACTTCCTAAATTGGAGTGGTTAGATTGCTATGACTGTACATCTCTTACAAATATACATGTATTGCCACAGTTGAAAAGGATGGATTGTTCGCATTGTCCAGCTCTTACAAGTATACCTACAATTCCAGAGTTAAAAGAACTATTTTGTTGGTTTTGTACAGCCCTTACAAACATACCTGTCATGGTGGAACTAAAAAAATTAGGTTGTAGAGGTTGTAAAACCCTTACAAGCATACCTGTGTTACCAAAGTTGGAAATACTAAATTGTACGCGTTGTCCAGCTCTTACAAGTATACCTGTATTGGCGAAACTCAAAGAGGTATATTGTTACGATTGTAAATGGTTAAGCGGATATAATGATTTTGATATTAATCTCCAAATGTTAAAACGCTGTCAAGCTATCTTCAAGAGGAAGTTGACCGCTAAGAAATTGGAGAAAATTATCCCTTCAATTACAGAGATCTATTACTCCCCAGGATGTAAAGGAGAATACAACACACACCGCGCATTTCTTGCGAAGGCGTCTTTAATTCCCTCTTAAATACTATAGCAGTATTTGAGAGTATAAGCACGTATGGGTCTCTGTGTGACTAAAAATGACGATAACAAGGTTGACGACAACAAGATTGATCTCTTTTCGGCAACGATGGAAAACACCCCGGAATTTACTCTGAAAGGACACTCCTGTAACGGGAAAATTGTGGAGGTTTACGATGGCGATACAATTACTGTCGCTTTCGATTTCGGAGGGGCTATTTACAGGAAACGATGTAGGGTAGATGGGGTAGACTGTGCTGAGATTCGAACCAAAAATTCGGAGGAGAAGAAGTTCGGTCTTGAAACTAAGGAATACGTTACAAATCTGATTCTGAATAAGATTGTGTGGGTTGAATTCAACGAGAAGAAGAACGATAAGTATAATCGGCTACTAGGGAAAATATTTCTTGAGAAAGGCGGAGAAACCCTCGATAAAATTCTTATTCGTTGTGGAATGGGATACGAGTATCACGGAGGGAAGAAAAAGGCGTTTTCAGAGTGGAAACAGAGCTAATTATATATAAAAATAGTTTGTTTAACCTGAAAACGTGGTGCTAAATTAAATCCTGGAGTTTGGTTGGATAAATTCTGTACACCATCATTAAAGAAAAAATTAATATTTCCTGTATCATCTGAACAATGATACCGATTTGTACCGTACGGTACAAAATTTCTATAGGAAGACATAAACTTGGTTTCGTCAAATTTACCTGTAGAATCATAAGGAATAGAACTTAATGCTCCTACAGGAATATTTACCTGAGCGAAAGGCATTATTCCTTGTATTGTGGTTTTAATATAGTTACTAGTACTTGGTTGTACTGTAGAGATAAATAGCTTGTCTCCTACTGACAAAGAGCTGATCCATGCTGGTGGATTTTTTACATCTAATTCTTCCATGCTCACAGAATTCATTACAATCTGTAAACCAGTTTTCTTAATATTCTCATCTATAGTGAAAAATTTTATATTATCATTGAAGCTACTTGCACTAGTAATTTTCTTTTTATTCTCTGTTTTCTTACATATGATAAGCGATAGTGGAATAACTAAAATTAGTAGTATAATTAATACGATTAGTATTTTCTCCATTTATTATACAGAAAAATGAAATTTATATTAATTTATATATAAATTCGATGTGTATCGTCTGTTTCGGTTTGGCTAGTGCTCCTGAGATTATTTGTGAAAACTGTGAATGGCTAGAAGCTATTCCGGAAATACCTGGGGTGAAGAAAATCGTTGTGCGGGATTGTCCTTCGCTTACATCGATTCCGGCTATTCCTGGATTGGAAGTTCTTGAGCTCTACTATTGTTCAGGATTGCGGAAACTTCCACACATTCCCGGTCTGAAGGTTGTGGTGTGTAACTTTTGCGACAATGTTGAAGGGACTCCCAAAAAAGCTAAGAAATTTATCTATAGTTGAAAATCTTTCTGTTGTCCCCAAGTCTGTCCTAGATTAAGGTAGGCAGTGGGCTTCGTCCACGGCGGTTGGGTACCTTGAGCGAAGCGCTCCCGAACGTAGTGTTCCTGTGTAGCGTTTCCACCTCCGCAAGTAGATTTCGGCTGACTGGGCTGTTGACTCGGTGCAATTCGCATTTGAGGATTACCGCAACTCATTTATTATAACAAAATAATTTTTCTATCTATTCGTATATAGATAGGAAAATTGGAAAAGGAGATCGGATGAAGATGGCGTGGAATTTCTAAAATCTAAATTTTTAGAAATTTCGTTTTTACAGAAAGTTGGAAATCCGAAAAAAATGGCGATCCGCATTTTCAGAATTCAGAAAAATGTGTTAGAAAAAATGTGATTGGGAAGATGAAAATGATACTGAGAAAGTTGCGATTGGGAAGCGTATAAGCATTAATCCTTGCTACGCAAAATGTGTAATCTTACCCGAATTTCGCGATGAGGTTTTCCTGATGTTGATCTCGCTATCACACGTGGAATATTTTGGATTTTCCCCTCTATATTGGACAGAAAAAGGCGATTTTCACCATCTCCGCTTTGTGGATCGCCAAGATGGCAATCTTTTCCACTTTTCTAAATTCTAAAATTTTAGAAAATTTAGAATCTTGAAATTTGGCGATCCGGAAAATTGTGGAATTCCGAATCGGATTCGATGGCGACTTTCTCGATTTTTGTATTCCACACTTTTCCACTTTTCTAAATATTATTACCTCTATAATAAAATGAATAAATGGATTGTACCTATACTCGCGGTTCTCCTCTGTATTGGTGCAATGGTAGGCTCCGTGTTTGCCCTGAAAAAAGACTCGTTCTCTGATGTGAAGAACGAAAGCGATTGTAACAACAGAGCTAAGCTCCCCAAATCGTGCCAAACGGATCCGAACTGTTGCACCATTTGGCAAAGTGGAATGTGCAGAAAAGCGAAGATGAACGGAAAGGGGGAATGCGTAGCGAAAGGGGACGTGGTTCCACTTCTCCTATTCTCTCTTTCACTTATCGCACTGGTGGTTTTCATTGTCACCCTCGTCAAGGCTGTGAGAAAGCAGTAAATTTATATTTTTAGAATATATAAATTATAGTAACTTGCTATTGAAATAAGTATCGAATGTTTGTAAAGTAAAAGACGGATCTGTCCAATCTAAATAATCTGGAATATACGGCCCCAAATTGGAAGATACACTCCCATTAGGAGGTTTTTCCAGAACGTAGCCGGAAGTTGCGTAATCGTTGTAGTGAATATTGTCTGTACTACATAGGTCACATAGTACAGGAAGTTTTCCAGATGTATTTCCAGTACACAGCTGTAGATTTGTACAACTTTTACAGTTTCCTATTTGTGAAGAAGTGGAAGAAGGACAGTTAATTAATATAGTTCCGGCATCTTTAACCCTCTGTGCTAATTTATAGCCGGATAAAACAGAAACGGAAGCAGTTTGACACGCGTTTGAGCCATCCAAATCCGCGAAATAAGAGGTATAGTAATCTGAGTAGGGTGGTGCGGACTCGGATATTAATGGTAAAGTAGGATTTTGCGAATATATAGTGTTCTGAAGGGCATAGATAATTTCGCCATCTACAGGAAAAATATTTATACCGTAAGCTTCTTTATTATCTTTCCACAAAAGAGGTAGTGTGTGAGTTATAGGGTTTCCCTGAGAATCGTAATTGAAGTTATTTACGAATTGGGTGAGCATACTAGATATAATATTCTCAAAAATATTTTGTAGCGGTTTTTTAACGTAGCTGGACATATCTACTCCGAAGGGATTAAGTTTATTCCAATCGAAAGAACCTAGCTGGAAATTTACAGATACCCAGGTATTCCAGATCTTCATATTACTCACAGTAGTTTTTCCATCGCTACTCTCTTCAATATCTATAGATAACCGCACAGTTGTAAGCAGATCTATTTCACCTCCAGAATCTTGGGTAGTTGTTCCGGCAAGTATTAGGAAAAAATAGATATCTATATCTATCTCTACGCAATTGTGTAGCGCTAGTACAAGCCATAAAGTTCCTTTATTGTCCGAATAAGGCTGTCCTACTTGACCTGTACGTTGTATTTCCACCAAATCGGCTTGCAGATTCGATATCAGACCGTAAATTCCATTCATATAAAAATGTGTTATGTATATACCACCAGATTGTTCTGCATCTATTTCGAATATGCAATACTTCCCATCACAAAAAATAATATTATTTGGATTTTCTGTACAAGTTAAATAGGAAGAAGAATTACATGAGTGGTTCTTATTCTGTATAGAAATAGATTGTATCTTCGGATACAGGGCATCAGTCCACAGAACGTTCCATATTGCCATAAGACTTGTTCCTAGAGTTCCTGAGAATGTGGAATATATAGTATTCTGACCGAGTGATACTATTTTGTTGTATGCTATATTATTAGGAGAAGAAGCACAGGAACTGTCATTATTTGTTGACTTCAAATTTCTAGTTTTTTTTACACCACATAACAGTAGCCCGATACCCGGATCCGGTATGGAAACACTATTCAGGGCACTTTGAATCGCATTTTGAAAACCGCCAACTAGAGCTAGAGTGAAACCGCTGTCGGATGTTATATTTATTGCCTCTGCGAGGGCGTTCTGGTCGGGCGTGGAACTATCTACATGCCAATTAAAACTATTTATTATAAATTGTGAGATAGTTAGCGATTTCTTTTCGCAATCCAGAAGAAGAACAAGTTGAATATTCATAGTTATGGTTGAATTTTGTAGAATAGGGGAGGAATTACTTAAATTCACTGTTAGGTTATTATTGCTGAATGTAAGATTCTGTATACTTAGAACAGCACCAGCATTGTTTAGGTTAACCGGGGAGCTCACGTATCCGCAACATAAGCTATTACAAGGGTAAAAGTTGCCGGAAATAGCAGAAAAATCCAAGATAGTGTTATTAAGACCTTGAATAGATATTATTGTTAATATTCCTGGAATGAGGTCTTCATTTATGTTAAGAGTTTTCAGCGATTCTTTAGCTGAAAGAATCATCGGATTCATAATTAGATTTAGTATGACGTTCTTCAGACAGGAATCAACAGGCTGTTTGAAAATATCTACACAGAAGCCGTTAGCATCGATCCCTTGACTTGTACAAGGAGCGGAAAGCGATAAATTCTCTTTTCGCATTCCCTTTCTCAAGAAGAGAATTACAGCAAGAGTAATTATGGCAACTACTATTATCACCAATATAGTTTTCATTTATTATGAAAAAAATGAAAAATAAAATAGTTGACGAAAAGGTAACATGTCGATGCCATCCTCTGCAAAAAATATTCTCATTATTGGAGCTCCAAAAGTGGGGAAATCCACGTTTATTTACAACTTTCCGCAAAACCAGGCAGAACGTTCTTTTGAATTTTTTGAGTTTCAGGGTACCGAACCGATCATTGAATCTTATTATCGTATTTCTAACGGATTTCTGCTTATGTACGATCTTACAAATCAAGCATCGTATAATACCGTAGTTCTTTTGTACAAGAAGCTACAGAAACGATTTCCGACAATTCCGGTGGTAGTGTGTGGAAACAAATCGGATTCTCCCGTATCGGTAATTCGCGATACCTTCTTTCTGCACGAATACATGATTTCTGGAAGGTATAAATTTAATTTAACAGTTCCTGTCGAAACGCTCTTTAAGGAAAAGAACGATTTCCCTATCCAACTTGACCTTCCGGCATCGGCTATTATCGACATGCTTAAGCTTAAGTATCCGAAACGGAAGATATTTACGGCTATCTGCGATGTGGAATCGAAAAACTATATTTACGAAGATGAAAATCATATTGAATGTAGTATTGTAGGTAGTTCGCTGATGGTTTTTGCTGTAGAGCGAGAGACTAGTATGAAGCTGTTGGTGGAATTTCTGAAAATGAATAAGGATACGATTGTAGTTGTGCGAGATTTTTATTGAGAGGTTCCACAGAACGTCACGAACTTTGTGAGTTTCGTAAAAAAATGAATTTTTGTAGTCAAATAGACTACAAAATATGTGTATATTATGTGATCACGTCTCAGATATTGATTATGTTGTTAATTCTAAACATAGATATCTCAATATTTCAGGCTGTAAAATAATTACAAGTATTCCAATGTTGCCAAATGTGAAGATTCTGATGTGTTGTGGGTGTACAGCTCTCACAAGTATTTCAAACGCGCCTAATGTGGAAAAATTATGTTGTAGCGGGTGTACAAGTCTTACAAAAATCCCGAAGATGCCAAAGTTACGAGAACTATTTTGTGATGGTTGTACAAGCCTTACAAAAATTTCCAATATACCTAACTTGACTATATTAATTTGTGAATATTGTACAGCTCTTACAGAAATTTCCGGTATTCCTAATCTTACCTCTTTAATCTGTAAAGGATGTACAAGTCTTACAGAAATACCCACGGGGACGTATTTCTGTTATGCGAAAAATTGTAGGTGGTTAAAACATAAAAATCCGTATTTTGAGAAGAATATTCAGATTCTTCGTATATGTCAAGAGATCTGGAAACGAAAATTAACCGTAAAGCGATTAGAAAAGGTGATACCAGTCGTGTTGGAGATTTATTATTCGCCAGGGTATAAAGGGGAAATGATAGCGAAACGAGCGTTTCACAGAGTTTCGCAGAGTTTCGTAAGGGTTCCGTAGGACGTCACAAAACTTAAATTGATTTTGTATTCAGTTTTGAAAAATACAAAATGAGCCTTTTACCAACTGCGGAAGAACTCGCTTTCCTAAAAGAGAAGTGGTCGGTTTATCGTCCTGGAATGACTTACGGAGATAAGAATATAAAACAGGTTATTATAGATAAGCTTGAAAAAGGTTGGGATGTTAAAGAATTCTATAGCAAGTCTATTCATCACGTGTACAAGCACCTTGTAGCTCCTATCTGTATCTATTCTATATGTCTGGCGATAACAGGAATAGTTCTCTCCCGTTACGATTGTACAGAAGAATACTGTTACAACGTGAACCAATTTCTGTGGATTTTTTTCGGAGCTATCATTAACGGGTATTTCATCCTTACTATTGTCGAGTCGAGTTTTAGGAGCTACGATAGTGAGTTTATTACTTATTTTTCGCTATCGTTCGGAAACTTTTCTCACCTTTTCTTCACCATGCAAAATTCTATTTCTCTTCTGTTAATGGGAACTATAGTTAATTTTATTTACATTTTTAAGACATCTTATCTTCGGGTTCCACTGGTGATATTTTGTCTGATACAAATTACCGGTATATTTCACACACATAAAATTATTGTAACGGTACAAAAAGAGATTCACAAACCGATTCAACCGCTAGAATCTGAATCTTCTACTATCCAAGAGAATGTATAGCTCTACTTATCCGAATAGCTCTTGCCGAAACTTATCCACAGAACATAACAGACAAGAACGCCCACACCTGCCCCTAATAAGGCGTACGGGACTTTCTTGTCTTTTGATAGGACGTATACAGAGATGGAGATGGCAACTATCAGAACAAGATAGAATGCGAAAACTTTGGTTTCCCGATTCATGTTTATCTTGAGAAATATTTTGGAAAAAAGAAATATATTTATAGCTTGAAAACTTTATATAAATGTTTTACGAAGATTTCAAACCAAATCCGAAGCTATCACTCACTGATGTTAAGAAAACTTTTTTGCGGGATTCTGAACAATATAGAGATGGATGTGTCAGATATACATCTTCTTGTGGAACTATACAAGTTGTCTACAATATGTTCTACAAAACTTTAAGTTTTACACGCAGAATTTATCCTGAAAAAGATTCCGATGGAAAATATGTTATAGATTGCGATAAGCACTCTGTAAATAGAGATGTACAACTTTCCACAAAAGAACTTCAGTTTTGTTCCCAGTGTGGAAAACATAAAATGTACCATTCGCTACTATCGCCTTGTAAATTCACGGAGCCGAACGGTAGAAACTCTTTTCGACAAGTTGATCTTCCGGAGTGGCTTCCTGAAGATGCTGTCGTATTCAAGAATAGAAGAAACACGGATAGAGTAGTTTTTGCGTCGCCGAATGTCGTGTCGATTCCCGATGCGAAACCCGTACGAACTTGTCATGAATCTACCCCCTCTTTAGAATTGAATTGTGTAGTGAAAGAAAGCGATTATCACGCGTGAAAAGTGGTATGGTTAATTGCCTCTAAAAATGTTAGAGAAAAGTGATTATACTCAAATACGTGTAAAAATGTTAGAGAAAAGTGATTATACTCAAATACGTGTAAAATGTTAGAGAAAAGTGATTATACTCAAATACGTGTAAAATGTTAGAGAAAAGTGATTATACTCAAATACGTGTAAAATGTTAGAGAAAAGTAGGAATACTTAATCATACAATTAAGTATTATTTCTGAATAGTGAGAAAAATAAAAATGATTATCAGCTCTATCACAGTTTGTATATAAAATGTCGGATTACATATACATGATTATGTTAAGAGAGTTTATAAAGACTGGTGAGAATATTGTGAAAATAGGGAAGACACACCAGGAAAACCTTAAAAGATTCGTATCATACCCTAAAGGGAGCGTTATACATGTACATTACAAATGTATGTATATGTTGTGTGATGCAATGGAGAAAATTATTATGAATCTGTTCAAAGAAAAATATAAACAGAGAACAGATATTGGTACCGAATATTTTGAAGGCAATGTTAATAACATGAAGAGAACTTTCATAGAGATTATACAGAAATATGATGTGGAATATAGTGAGAGTGAAATAAACCATAATGAAAGGGGAGAATGTGAACGAGAAAAAGAACTTATTGAAAAAGAGAGAGAAGAACGGGAGAGAGAAGCTATTGAAGAAGAAAGAGAAGAACAGAAACGGGAAAAAGAGGCTATTGAAGAATATGAAAATACACTAGTCCATAATATGGAAGAATTTTTCTCAAATTCTAGAATTAAGGATATTGTAATAACAAACAGAGATGAAGCTCAAGGTATTTTAAATTTTGGGGGAAATAGTTGGTTTAGATTTTCTGACGATTCTGATGAATCTCTTGAAGGTTGGTTAGAAAATTATTGCGAATTTGAAATTCAAGATTTGGAAGCTGTTAAAAAAGAAATTGTTACAAAAAAATATAAGAACATTGTTCCATATATTCCTAGTTATAATATAACTTATGTACGTCATGGATTTCTTGTATATGAATTCGATTTTTTGAATCGAAAAATATCATTGTTAATGGATATACAAAAAAATGACAAGAAAGATATGTATATTATAATGTATTCTACTATATATCACTTTCCAATCCGGGAAATTAATAGTTATATGGATAATGATATAAATAGTTATAAACTTTCTTTGGTAAATAAGCTTATAAAATCTTATATTACAGATGAAAAATATATTGAAGATTTCAAACGTGTATGTAAAGCTATATTCTGTCATAAAGAAAAATGTTCTATTATTGATATTGGATGGAAAAATGTGTCATCTTATACATTTTCTAGCCTTATTTGTGGGTTGTGTAATATCTTTTTTAAGGGCTCTATATGTTATGTACACAAAGATAATCCAAAGGTACCTAAAAAAGATATGGATAAACTTATACTTGTAGTAGTAGAAGATATTTCAAGAAAATCTTATATATCAAAACTAAATCTGAATTGTCCTGTAATATATCATGAAGAAAAATATAGGAATATATATAATTATCCTAGATTATTATCTACTATTAACGAAAATTTGGATGCTTTTCCAAAATATAAAGAAAATCAAACAACTATTGATGTGAAAAGAATATTTGAAAATGATCTTCGATTAGATGTGTTATGGTGGGCAACAAGTTGAATAGGTACAAATAGAAGTAGTTGTTGTCACGAACGTCTATTATATTTTTTCATGTATAAATTACATGAAAAAGTGAGGGTACTTAATTGTCTATAAAAATGTTAAGGAAAAGTAGGGGTACTCAAATACACGTGTATTTGAGTAGTAAGAAAAATGAAATTTAAGTTTGGTGAAAAGAAGGTGTAAAATGATTATTCGCAGATGTTTCGTATGTGGGTGGACAGGATGCTCGGAAAAGCACGAGATAGATGCGAAAACGAGGATTTTTATAGAGAAAGCTAGAAAGAAACACGGATATAGATACGATTATAGTCTAGTGAAATATAAGACTAATAAGGGGAAAATTCCTATTATATGCTGTATTCATGGTAAATTCGAACAAAGCGCGTCGCATCACTATAATAGGGAACAGAATTGTCCTAAATGTGTTAATCAATCTCCGGAACAAGCTAAAGAAAATTTTTATAACAGAATAAAAGAATTAGGAGGTGAAGTTATAGGTGAATATAAAAGAGCTGATACTCCTGTAGAATGTAAATGTAGTAAGGGGCATATTTGCTATCCTAGACCAGGTGGATTACAACAAGGTGAAGGTATGTGCATAAAATGTTCTGGAAATTGTCCAGAACAGGCAGAAAATAATTTTCGTAGTAAAATCAAAGAGTTAGGAGGTAAAGTAATAGGTAAATACATTAACAATAAAGTTCACGTAGAATGTATATGTATCGAAGGTCATATATGTAATATTAGACCCGATGGAATACAATGTGGTCGAGGTATGTGTTTAAAATGTGTTAATTTATGTCCAAAACAAGCTAAAGATAATTTTTATAATAACATCAAGGAATTAGGAGGTAAAGTAATAGGTGAATATATTGGGTCAGATATTCCTATAGAATGTAAATGTGGCAATGATCACATATGTTATCCAACTCCTCATAGTATCAAAAGTGGTCGAGGTATGTGTTTAAAATGTGTTAATTTATGTCCAAAACAAGCTAAAGATAATTTTTACAATAATATTAAAAAACTAGGAGGAAAAGTAATTGGAGAATATGTGAATTCAGGTAAATCTATAGAGTGTGAATGTGACAAGGGACATAAATGCTATCCGACTCCCGATAATATTAAAAGTGGACAAGGTATGTGTTCTAATTGCCGTTCAGAACAATCTAAAGATAATTTTTACAATAATATCAAAAAACTAGGAGGAAAAGTAATAGGGGAATATGTCAATTCAAGTAAATCTGTAGAATGCGAATGTGAAAAGGGACATAAATGTTATCCTATTCCCAGCAGTATTCAACAAGGTTGTGGTATGTGTCCTAAATGTTCTAGAAAAGGGTTTTCCAAAGTTCAAATAGATTGGCTTAACCACGTTTCCGAAGAAGAAAAAATAGCTATTCAACACGCCGAAAATGAAGGTGAATATAGAATAGGTAGATACAAGATAGACGGATACTGTAAAGAAACTAATACGGTATACGAGTTTCACGGAGATTTTTGGCACGGGAATCCAAAGTTCTACGACAACAATGAAATTAATCCTGTAAACAAAAAATCGTTTGGAAAGCTGTTCAAGGCTACTTTACACAAGGAGCTATATATTAAAAATAGAGGGTACAACTACGTGTGTATATGGGAACACGAGTGGAATCTGGCGAACTCAAATTGAAAAATAATATAAAAATATTATTTTCTTCTAAAATGATTCGGCAATACGATAATTGCGTTATTCTTCTTTTCGAGGAGAAGGAACGCGATTACGGAATATGTATGACGCGAAACGAATATGAGACTCTCGTCAAGTCTTCTTCAACACCACTACAAATACCGTATTTTTCTCATCCAATTCTCGTTAAAAATCCTTCTGTAGTACTTGAACACCCGAAGCGTACAGTTTTCTATCTTGGCGACGAACTGAGAGGGGAACGATACATTCTGAAACCTGTGGATTCTCCTTTTTACGATAAGTATACACTTGAACACATTCTAAGGTCGGAAAGTGAAGAATTTATTCTTCAACGTGAAATTCGCTCTATTTTGGAATTTATCCATCAGAAAGCCGAAAAGAAACGATGTGAAAGTTATAGAGATACTTACAACGAAGAATTGTTCAAGGAGAAACTAGCTTCTCTCTCCACAAAGAAATTATTCGATACAATTTTCCCATTTTCTCTTCACCTGAGATACATTGCTATACAAGGCTTAATTCTTCTTGTACAAGAAAATAAGTTCATACCGTACAGAAATCTCGAACAAGGATTTTATGACGGTTTCACAAAAGGATGGAATCGTTACAAATTTATCGTAGACAATTACGATAGCATAGAGCCGGAAGCACTGAAATCTCAGAACTACAGTAACTTGAAGAATTTATGCTTGGAAATCTCTAACGAAACGGGTATACCCCTTCCTTCTCAGTTTAGAACACACGATACACCAGAGTATATGGTACAATACACCAATTACATGCTAGATAAGCAATGTGGAAAAAAGCTCCTTAATGATATCTACAAGAACGGCTATATTATTTTCCGCATAGGAGAACAGTATGAAAATGTCGCAAAATCGTTTGGAGAACTTACTCATACCCGATTTGAGGAAACGAAGTGCTCTCCTACTTTCTGTTTACACGACGAGGGACTATGCGAAAAAAACAGAGAATGGACTATCATTAACAAGGGGTATAGGCAACTCCTAGTTCATCCTTACATTATTTCTATTGTGGAAGAATTGTACGGGAAAAATAAATGCCATCTCACATCTTTCTCAACGAATACTATTCCCGCACATGCCAGTGATATTTACTGGCATGTTGATCACCCCTACAAAGCAGAAACACGAGATACGCGACATCACGTTCCGCTATCCCTACAGATTAACATCTCTCTGGATGAGTTTACAGAAGATAATGGAGCAACTATGTTTGTTCCAGGAAGTCACAGAATGACTTCTGAACAGCGAGAACGCGCACAGAAAGCAGGTAACGTGAAAACCTTTTTGTGTCCTACTGGTACCGTTCTCATGTATTTCGGAAACCTTTGGCATAGTGCTGGAGAAAATAAGACCGATAATCTTCGGAGCATTCTTCTCGCAAATTTTTCGAAGCTTCAGTACGATGGATTGAAAATGAAAAATCCTAGAGATATTCCTATAGCTGAACAGATTAGAGAAGACGATCCAGATTTCAAAGTGGTCGATGGGAAAGTTTTGCTACGCTGAAGAATAAATAAAATGAATTTTCTATAATTAAATAATCTGGAAAAATGCCGGAACCGAAAAAAGAAGTTATCACTGTTACTATTCGTCAAGCCTCTCAACATGACATAAACAAAGTGATGAAAGCCAGAAAGAAAGCTGAAGAACAGCGAATCAAGAAAATAATAGAAGAATGTGGATGCGGAGGTCGTTGCGACGATTGTGAACGACTACTATAAATTTTCATGTAATTTATACATGAAAAAGCGAGGGTACTCAAATACGTGTATTCATATTAGAAAATTAGTCCATGGCTTTTCATTCGTTGAAGATTTGCTAATAATGAACGCCAACATTCCTTGCAAAAAATTCCTTTGCTGTCGATAACACACTTACTAGCCTTTATCTGTACTTGGCAAGTGTGACATTCGTAAATCGTATTACCCCAACAGTGTTCACATACCCGTTCTCCGTAAGGAGCTATCGCAAGGTGAAGAAGACAGCATGTTTTCTTACAGCTCTTACATTCTCTTATCGTGGATTTTCCGCATTCCACACACTTTCGTTCCATTTTGAAGAAAGGAGAGCATAATTTTAAATGGCGGTAAGGAGCGAGTTGTGGAAATCCGCTTTTGCCATTTTCCTTTTTTTTTGGATTTCTAACTTTCTATAAAAATTATTTTTTCAAAATTCTAAAATTTTGAAAAAAAGTGGAAATTCCAACTTGGCGATCGGCACGAAATTGCGGAATTCTTCTTTCCACGATTTCCACACCATCTTGACGATTTTCGCGACGATATCGTAAACACATCGCAAAAATAACGTCACAAAATTTCGCGCAGACCTACGCAAAATGCGTAGCAAGGATTTATATCCTTGCAAACCTCCCATTCGCACCACTTTCACCTTCTTTTTCACCTTCCAAAACACGATTTTCCCTTCGTCCAGAAAAATGAAATTTCAACTTTTAGAATAATATTTTCAAATGTGTATCTGTGCATACTGTACCGCTGAGAATCTAAACGAGGTGGAATATCTGGATATTTCGTGCAAAAAGGTCAGACGTATCTCTTCGCTTCCTAAGCTGAAGGAACTAGTGTGTAAAAATTGTCCAAATCTTGTAGAAATCTCAAATCTTCCCGAACTTGAGAATCTCACAGTTAATTTCTGTAAGAAACTGAGTAGTATTCACACACTTCCGAAGGTGAAATTTGCTGATGTATCTGGCAACGAGGCGATTACTATTATTCAGAATTTTCCGGAGCTGGAAACGCTTTGGTGTAGTTGCTGCCCAAGTCTGACACATATTGTTGCCCTTCCGAGCGTAAAAGATATTAAGAGTCAACAGTGTGAGAAACTATATCAAATCGCTGGACTCCCAGAACTACAAAAAATTATGTGTGGAAGATGTTCTCAATTAAAGGAGATATACAACTTCCCAAAACTAGAAGTTCTGCGCTGTGAATTGTCAGGAGTAGGGTTGATTAAAGCAGTTCCCAATCTACAAAAACTAGTTAGTTCGCTTTGTTATTCTCTTGTTTGGATTGATAAGCTTCCAAATCTGAAAGAGCTGTATTGTGGCGGATGTCGGAATCTCAAGACGATTCCAGACTGTGAGAAAATGCATTTTCCGTACTGTGATAGCTTAGTTCTTACCGAATCGCAACGAAACAGAATGAAGCCTATTTACATAACAGTAAAACATAAGACGCCAGATGAGTTGTTTGGTAGACATCAAGACGTTATCGCAAATATGAATATGTTTAACCGGATTCTGTATGATGGTGAAACCGTAAGATTCGAGTACATCTACCGAACCGATAATAACATGTACGTGTGCCAAAATGCTGATCATATCCGGGAGTTCGGAGCTTCTCCTGCAGAGCTATGTATTTTCTTGAAGAATATTTTCCGGGACAATCTTCTTGAGATTTCGTGGGAACAATTCGGTGTTGAACAGCACGAAGGGGAACCTAACATGGAGGTGTTCTCTCCAGAAATTCCGGAAGAGGTTCGACAAGCTTGAAGGAGTATCAAAAAAAAAATGAAAATTATGTTTACTTTGAATAATTTTCAACATGGCTTCTCAATCGGATGTTGAAATTATTATTGATGGAAAGTACAGGATGTTTTCTGATGATAAATCCACACAAGAGTGTAAGGATGGACTTGCTAAGAATCGCTACATGGTAGTGACTTATTGTACTCATAATGGATTTTTCTTCTACTTCTTCCGTGGTATTGACGAGGCGCGTCGCTACCTAATGGAAGAAGTGTGTCACTCCTCTGCTACTTTGGCAGACATTGAAAACGATAATGGTTGCAAACTGTTTGTTCGCGAACAGAACGGACAGCTTGTGGAAAGCTGGAAGGGGGATAAGATTAACGACACTCCTCTGTTTCGGAACTACACTGAAGACAAGCCTCGTACACTATCACAATTTGAAAAATATCTTCTCGATGGGCATCCTATCTGTCTGGGATGGTCTGATCGAGCTCCTGTTACCTACAAACTAGTAGAAACGTCTCGTGTACAAATTTTCGAAGGGGAAGAGGAAACAGACGACGAGCAAGATAGGGATGTTTGTGAGTTTCTGAATGTATGAATTCAGTGTGGAATATAAATAAATTATAGATAATTTATTTTTTCAAGGGAAGTTCCACGATTTTCCTTTTTTCCAAATTCTAAATTTTTGGAAAATTTTTTTTAGAAATCTGAAAAGTTCAAAATCGCGATCGTGGAATTCCAAGTTGGCGATGGTGGAAAAAAATTCTGATTTTGTTACATAGTTCAGAAAAATATCGTCGCGAAAATCGTGCAAGGATTTACCCTTACTCCCCTCCCAATCACGACTTTTTCAGTATGATTTTCACCTTACAAAACCCAATTTTTTCGGTTTCAAAATTCTATTTCCCCCTTCAGAATTTCCGATAACTATTTTTTTCTAAATAATTTCTTTAGAAAAATAAATGGGATTCGATTGCAAAGAAGAACTCACTATTCCACGTTTCGGTCTGTTACTAGCAGGATGTTATGTAACTCTTAAAGGCTCCGTAAACCAGACTAAAGGTCAAAATAGACCATTCGCGATGCCAGGCGTCCCGATGGCGAATTCCACACTTTCTGCATACACACTTTCAGGTCAGTACAGCATATATGCCAATAAAGACGCACCGGAACCCCTATTTCAGGAATATATACAGATGGGACTCGATGAAGCTCCCACAGATCCGTTAAATCAACTGTATCAGTACTTAAAAAGTCAGAAATTCTCAGGAAAGACTCTGACAGATAACTAAGTTATCTAGATTGTCTCACTTCACGAATAGTCGCAGTAGCTTCTGTACGTTCTACACTCATAAACCATAATCTAGATACACTGACAAGGTCGATTTCAGTATCTCTTTTATCTAGATAGTAAACTCTTTCTGGTATTACCATCGAAAGATTATTCAGATATTTTACAGCTTGTTCATAAGCGGTATCGAATGTTTTGGCGTAGAACATCACTTCATGATCAAGTCCTTCAATTTGAACCAGGAATATCTCAGTCCCCTCGACTTCATCTTCGTGAACGTCTTCTTCCTCATCTTCGTTCTCGTCTTCATGAACTTCTTCTTCCTCATCTTCGTTCTCGTCTTCATGAACTTCTTCAGTTTCTTCTTCATCTTCGTGAACTTCCTCGTCTTCCTGATTATCTTCCCAATCAGTTTGTTTCACAGTTTGTTCTGTAGACATTATTTAAAATATCAGTTTTATATTTTAAATTGGTTTTAAGGTTATTTTCCTCCGTAAAAATGAATAGACTTTGTGAGCTCAACAAACATTACGTAATCATCGCCGATAAACTCGTAAAGAAGGCTTGTTTCAAACAGAAATGTCTTCACGACGTGGAACACCTTGCTAGATCCGCTGTGATAGTAAAAATCGTACCACACATTTCGGATCCTTATTTCAGGAAACTTAATCCTGTTTTCAAGGTTCAATATTACGACGAAAAATTCACATTCAATACAGAAGAAACGTATAAAGATATTATGTCCATCTCAGAACCGTTTTGCGAATGTTACAAAGAGCATATACAGTTCAAAGAAACAAAAGAGTAGTTTAGCCTTGTGTATTCCTGTGTAGAAATCAAAAATTAAAAATGATAATTTTAATTTTAATACATTCAATAATAAGCAAGATGGATCCAACGATTAAGAAAATACTTAAATCGACACATGTTGATGGAATTTTCCATACTCATGTGTCTCTAATTCGTCCCAAGGGTAAATTTCAGTTTAATCGTCAAACTCTTGAAGAATTTTGGGAAGCGTACTGTAATTTTATTAGCACAGATCCCGACCCTATCATCGGCATCGCCGAAAAACCCCAACAATATCTTCCCGTTATCGTGGATATCGATCTCAAAGTCAGGGACGAAGAACAAGAAATCGGAGAATCTCTATATACAAACGAACAACTCGAAACTGTTGTACAAATATACCAATCAACTCTAAGACAAATTGTTGACAACTGCACCGATGATGACCTTATCTGTGCCGTCCTCGAAAAGAAAATGTACCAACAGAATAAAAACGACAACGTCTACTTTAAACACGGTTTTCACCTTCATTTTCCCAATATTTTTCTCAACAAAGTAGACCAGGAAATTCAGCTTATTCCACGTGTTCAACAAGCTCTTAAAGATCTTAAACTCTTTTCTGAACTCGGATACGAGGATTCTGGAGCTGTTGTGGACAAAGTTTGTTGTAAGGTTCCGTGGCTTCTCTACTCTTCCAGAAAAACTGAAGAAAGTCAACCTTATAAACTAACTCGCATTTATAATTCTGGTCTAAACAAAATTAGCACAGAAAAAGCCTTCAAAAATTATCAACTCTTTGACCACAAAGAACAGCTAATAAATGTTAAGGGGAAAGTCGAGTACTATCTTCCTAGAATATTTTCCATTGTACCGTATGGTCGTTCCACAAAAGAGATTAAACGAGGTATTATCTCACCTCTAAAAGAAAAACTTAAGAAAGAACGGAAATCTAGTGCGAATTTCAGGCGGATGAACGTTGATGAAGCTCTCGCCATCGCGAGACAGCTTCTCCCTATGTTAGCCGATTTCCGTGCTTCTGACCGAAACGAATGGATGACTATTGGTTGGCTTCTCTACAACATTACAGATGGTCATCCGGACGGCTTGGATCTCTGGTGCGAGTTTTCCGCACGATGCGAAGAACAATACGATGAGAACGTGTGCATCTACCAATGGGAACGAATGGTAAAGAAAGATCTCACTATAGGCACTCTAAAACATTATGCTAGTATCGATAACCCTGTAGAATACCGCAAATTTAAGGATGAGAACGCAAACAAACACGTTATGGCTTCTCTCGAAGGCTCGCATAACGATATAGCGAAAGTTATGTTTGCCGAGTACAGCGATGAGTTCGTATGTGCTAGTATCTCCAATAAGATCTGGTTCCAATTTGTAAATCACAAGTGGGAACAAATAGAAGAAGGCGTATTCCTTCGAGAAAAAATTTCGGGAAAGATTGTATCCAAATACATCGATGCAGTTAGGAAACTCTACGATGACCTCAAGAATCCGAAAGACAAAGGGACAGAAGCCATGACAAACGCTCGCATAAAACAGATAAATAAAATTATTATGAACTTGAAGTCTGCCCCATACAAAACAAATATCATGAAAGAAGCCCAAGAAGTCTTCTATGACCCTCGTTTCCGAGAGAAACTAGACGCTGACCCTTATCTTATCGCTTTCAAGAACGGAGTTTACGATTTGAAACTGAACGTGTTCCGACCTGGCAGACCCGAAGATTTCCTTTCTAAAAATATGCCTATCAACTACGTGAACTACAGTTCGGAAGACGAACAGATAGGAGACGTTATGACCTTTCTTGAACAGGTATTTCCGGATAAGTCGATTAGGAAATATTTTCTTGATGTTTCTTCAGATATCTTTGTAGGTGGAAATCACGAGAAGATTGTTGTCTTCTGGACTGGTGAAGGTGATAACGGAAAGTCTATTACACAACTCTTTTTCGAACTCATGTTAGGGAAACTCGCTATCAAAATGAACACAAACATCATTACCGGGAAAAAGCCTTCTGCCGGTTCCGCTTTTGCAGATTTAGCCAGAGCTGGAGGAGGCATTCGATGGGCTGTGCTGGAAGAACCTGACGCAGACGAAATGATTAACGCTGGTATCTTCAAGCATCTTTCAGGTAACGATTCTTTTTACGCTCGTGACCTCTTCGAAAAGGGGAAAGACGGACGAGAAATTACACCTCTGTTTAAGCTTATCTTTGTATGTAATAAATTGCCGAGAATCAAAGCTGCAGATAAAGCTGTGTGGAATAGAGCGAGAGTGTTGCCGTTCGAGTCTACGTTTTGTCGAACAGGGTATCCTGAGACTTACGAGGAGCAACTGAGACAGAAAAAGTTCCCTATGGATAAACAATTCGCAAAGAAAATCCCGAACCTTGTTGAAGCTTTCGCGTGGGTACTTCTACAACACAGACTGAAAATTTTAGGACAGCCGAGAATAGAGCCTGAGAAAGTACGATCAGCTACAGAAGTATATAGAAAGCAGAATGATATCCTTCTTCAGTTTGTGGATGAGTGTATTATTGAAGATAGTTCGAAGATGATGTCTCTTGCGGAACTTTACAATCTCTTTAAGGAATGGTTTAAGGAGAGCTTACCAGGACATACTGTACCTGTGAAGAATGAGATTGAAGAGTATTTCTGTAAGATATGGGGTCTTCCAGATAAAGGAAAGTCGTGGAGCGGATATCGTCAGAAGACGCTGAAAGACGATTTGGACTCCGGAGATATAGTTATTCTCGAAGAGGATGATCTCGTTAACTACGAAGACGAAAAGAAGACTGAATAGATATTATATTTTTTTAACTCTAAAGAAGAGTTAAAAAGTGAATTAACATATTACACACCACTCAGATTCGTTTTCTTGATTTATACGTTCGTATGTCTCTCTGACATGAGTTTGTATTTCTCTCGGAACATTGGACATTAACCTACTCATGTATTCTCTTGTCAATTCACCTCGATTTTTCTTATTCAATAGGTGATTTTCCAAATCATTAATTAAGACTTGTCGTGCGTCATGTTTTCTTACATCAGGAATATGAGGAAATAATTTACACAGATTATCGTAATCCATGTCTTGAATAGTCTCCAAGAATTTTACAGTAGATATACGCTTTAATATTTGCTCGATATCTGTATATTGATATTTAACAAGCATCCAGCTAAAAATATCAACAAGTTCTAAATCACGGAGCTCTTCATCCGTGACAAGATTCGCATCTAACCTCTGTTTCAGAAGTTTAGCCAATATTTCGTATCTGAAACTATCCTCCTTTCGTAAATAAGCAGAAAGAACAGATGTATCGTAATATAGGAGCGGTTCCATATTATCCGTTAATTCAAGCTGAAATGCACAGTTTTTGTAATCGTCGTCGGTCAAAGTAGAACTAGGGTTTTCTTTCGAATCGGACATTTTATAAACCAAATTTAGTTTTTAAATCTAGACTTAAAAAATTAGGTTGCATATAGAAATGAGCAAACGCGAAATTCTTGTATCGGTAGACATTGAAAAAGCCGGCCCGTACCTTGAACAAAATCCGGTGATCTCTGTTGGATTTTGCGTCGGGAATACAGAAGGGAAAGTCCTCGAACAAAAACGATTTAACATCAAAATAAACTGGCCTGGAGAATATACTTCGCTCTTCCACAGTATAATCAATACCATTTCCAACTTCTTTTATCCTCGGAATTTCGACGAGGAATGCTGGACTTCTTTCTGGAGCAAATTACCTACTAACGTAATTGAAGACTGTAAAAAGAATGCTAAAGATGAGGAGACAACATGGATAGAGATTGCATTGTATCTTGACGAATTGGAGAATAAATATCCTGAAGACACTCATAAAATTAAGTTCTTAACAGATAATGCTTCTTTCGATATTGGAAATATTGATTACTACCTTGAACAATATACAGGGCGGAAACCTATGCGATATTCCAAATCTGGAAAATACCGAAGTATAATTGGAAGTGATGATATGTTCTCTATGATTCCGGAACGCATTCGGAAAGAATACAGCGATAAAATCGACTCTAAAGTAAAACATGATCATAATCCCGTTAACGATGCACATCACATTTATCTACAATATGTGTATGCTAGAGAATACGCAAATAAGAAGAGTGAATAGATTTTTAAGTATAGCTATACTTAAAAATTAAAGATACTTGAGGCTACTTTAGAAATATCCTACACGATCTAGTGTCCATACCGCTTGATTTACGGTGTAAGTGGCTGCTGAACTACTTCCTTTATAATATAAATCCACAGTATTGCTCGGATCTAGTGCTATATATTCTATTATCTCAAATCGTGTATTCACACCAGAAGTCAAACTCGCGTAGTAATTTGAACCATCTGTAACGTTATTATATCTGAATAAGAATCCCAAGGTAGAAGAAGCTCCACCAGCCGAAAAAGATAATTCTGCTGTGAATACTATCTTAAAAACACCTCCGGCTGAAGGGGCACGCCCGGTTCCTATCGTCATTCTATTAGAAGATAGCGTTACTATTCTTGAGAATGAAGTTGCTCCTGTTGATATCGTGCCGAACGGTAACCAAGTCGCTGTCGAACCTCCGGGAACTCCGAAATTAACGGGCCCTGGTAGCCAATAGCATCCGTACACAGATTGTGGAATACCTCCACCATTTGCATAAACATTGTTAGAACTATCTATCGTAAACGCTCCCGACGTATTTGAAGAATCGGTTGCTGACGGTCCATTAAATATAGCAAACGTGTTCGTATTGTACAAGTACCCCATTCCCCAAGAATAAGTTCCTTCTCTAATCATTGCCATATGTACAGCTGTATTAGAAGCTGGTCTCACTGTTTGGATACATTGACCTTTATTCGAGGCTTCTGCTGCACTACTAGTAACTACTTGAAGAACAGAAGCAGGTGCTGTTGTTCCGATACCTACATTTCCACCAAAAGGTTGAAGTAAAAGATTTCCCTTAGTATTCGCTTGATTTGCAGCTTCAATTCCCATAACATTAGTAGCATTTTGAAATATTGTACAACGAGACCAATTCGTTCCTCCAGAATTATTTGTTACGACGAAATTTCCTACCTGAGTATACACTGCTGAATTCGCATTATTCCAAACGTCAAGCTGATTTGTAGCAGAACTTGTCCCAATACCAACATACGTATTCGTTCTATCTAGTGATAAAATCGGTACTGTTTCCGCCCCAAAATTGACTCCTACAATCGATAACTTCCCAGAAGAAGACGAATCAAGATTAAATGAGTAGCCGTAATCATTGGTTTGTTTCAGATAAAGTAGCGCGTCCCTTGTAGCTCCGGTGCCTTGTATTACTAATCGTCTATCGGGTGCCGTGGTTGCTATTCCTACATTACCCGCTCCTGTTATGTAGGCATAGTTTGTATTATTCGCCCCGAGTATGAGCGGTACATTTGCCACGCTTCTGAAGACTGTCTGTGTAGAATCTGCGAAAAGGGAATTTGCCAACGTAGAACCCACATATTGACGCATCTCTGCCGTCGTGCCTCCTGTTGAAGCGATAATGAACTGTGGAGCTACTGTATTTTGAACGTGAAGTTGAGATTGTGGATTCGTTTGATTTATTCCCACATAACCGGTTCCTGGCGCTAATGTCCTAACGGTAAACGGTGTAGAGACATATATTAAATTCCCAGTTATTCCAATACCAGTGGAACCCGAATAGGATGGTCCACTTGCTCCTGTAGCTCCTGTAGCTCCTGTAGCTCCTGTGTACCCTGTATAACCTGTGTAGCCTGTGTACCCTGTGTACCCTGTGTACCCTGTATACCCTGTATAACCTGTATAACCTGTATAACCTGTATAACCTGTATATCCTGTATACCCTGTATAACCTGTATAACCTGTTGCTCCTGTTACACCTGTGTACCCTGTATAACCTGTATAACCTGTATAACCTGTGTACCCTGTATAACCTGTGTACCCTGTATATCCTGTGTACCCTGTGTACCCTGTGTACC